TATTTAAAATAAGTTATATGACACAATTAGAACAAAAACAAGAAGAATTAATTGAATTATTAAAATTCCAAGCAATAGATCTCTCTATGATGTCTAAAATTGAATTTGGAGATGATGTGATTAAGAAATGGAATAAACTAAATAAAGAAATTAGTGACCTAAAACAAAATTACGTACCATTCGTATCAGAGGTTGAAGAGTTTAATGCTGTAATGGGAAAACCTAATAATTATAACCCGGCCATCCCTGATGAGAAGGAGTGGATGTTCGTTTATAATTTCATTTTAGAAGAATTGGAGGAATATAAACATGCGTGTGAAACAGGAAATATTGTTGAAGTTCTTGATGCTTTATGTGACATCACGTATGTTTCCCTTGGGAACGGTGCTATGTTACATGGTCTTAAGGATAAAGTATGGCCGGCGTATCAAGAAGTTCAAGCCTCGAATCTTAGCAAAGCTTGTACAAGTGAAGAGGACGCACAAACTACAGTTGAAGTACGCTCCAAAGAACAAGGCGAACCATGTCACTATGAGAAGATTGGGTCATATTATATCGTCTATAGAACACGTGATAAAAAAGTGATGAAAAATATTAATTACTTCAGACCTGACTTAAGTAAATTTTTCTAATAAATTAAATAAAAGTTATGTATCAATCAGTTTTTTATAATAGATTACCTGGAGAAGATCAATGGCATTACTATCTTAGGGACGATAAAAAAGGAATACATAAATTCCAATATTGGCCTACTCTATATAAACTAGACAACGAAGGAGAACATACGACACTCTTTGGTGAAAGATGTTCTCCTGTTTCTGGTAAAGTAGATAAAAAAGATCCTACAATATACGAAAAAGATATTGACCGTGAATTAGTAATTCTAAGGGATTTATATTACCAAACAGATGAAATGCCCTCTTATCATAATACAATTTATTTAGATATTGAGATTGAGATTTTAGGAGCACTTACACCACAAACTATTAAAGAGGCAAACGCAGAAATAACCGCCATTGCTTTAATTGACACTACAACTAAAGAAAAAATATGTTTTATCTTAGATAAAGCAGGTAAAATTGAGGAAATAAATCAAGATGGTAAAGTAGTTGTACCTTGTCCTGATGAAAATACTTTGTTACGTAAATTCTTAAACAAATGGGAACAAATGGATCCTACAATTGTTGTAGGATATAACAGTGATTTCTTTGATATCCCATACTTATACTACAGAATTAAAAAACGTTTAGGAGACGAGGTAAATCGTTTGTCTCCTGTGGGTAAAGTTGAGGAAATACCATCTCAACCAAATTCGCCGATTCGTATCGGGTTAGTTAATTGTCTCGACTTTATGCATTTACTTCGCAAGTACATCATGAAGGAGGAATCATCATATAAACTAGGTGATATTGGAACTAAATATGCTAAGTTAGGTAAAATTGAATACAACGGTAATCTAGATACTTTATTTAGAGAAGACCCAATCAAATTTATAGATTATAACATTCGAGATGTTGAGATTATAGAGGCATTAGAGGAAAAACTAAAGTTTATTGAATTAACAGTCTTAATTTCCCACTTATGCCATACCCCATATGAATCTATTTACTACAATACAGCATTAAATGAAGGCGCTATTTTAACTTACCTAAAACGTAAAGGTATTATAGCACCAAATAAACCAACTACAACAAACCCCTCAATTAGAGAACTAGAATTAGGCGACCCAGTTCAACATCAACGAGGTACACCAACAATTGAAGGTATCATTTATAGTTTTGAAGATAATCAAGTCATAGTTAAAACAGCAGCTGGAAAATATATTCAACGTAATCCTAAAACGATAAAGAAAAAAGATAGTTACGCTGGAGGATACCTACTAGATCCTATACCCGGATTATACTCAGATGTAAGTGACTTGGATTTTACCTCACTATATCCTTCAATTATTAAATCACTTAATTTAGGTATTGAAACACTAATGGGTAGAATTGTTACAAAGAATAATTACGAACAATATAACTCATTAGAACAACTTAAGAAACTTGACCCAGAACAAAATATCCATATACAAAAATTAAATCGTAAAACATATAAGTTGAAAGATGCAGAAATACCTGTTGGTCAACTTATTAAACTTATTGAAAAAAATGAATGGTCAATTTCTGCTAGTGGAGCATTTTTTAGAACCGACACTAAAAGTATTGCTTGTGAGGTATTAGAGGATTGGTTTGATAAACGAGAACATTATCGAGCATTAAAGAAAACAGCAGGTAAACAAGAAGATTGGGCAAATTATAAGTTGTATGATTTGTACCAAATGGCATTTAAGATCTTACAAAACGCATTATATGGTACATACGCTATCAACTCATGGCGTTTTACAGATGGATTTAAAATTTGTTCATCCGCTATTACAAACAGTGGGCAACGATTAACCAAAGAATCTATTACATACGTAAACCAATACATCTCAGATCAATTAGATATAGATCCAAGACAATTTGTAATCGCCTCAGACACAGATTCCTTATATATGGAATTAACAGATCTACTTAAACATCGTAATCCCGATTTAGATTATAATGACCGTAAAGAAAAAATTAAACGGTTATTAAGTTTAACAAGTGAATTACAAACTGTAGCAAATAATAACTTAAACAGTATTACTAAAGATTTATTCAATATGAATGGAAAACATTATTTTGAATTAAAGCAAGAAGTGATCGCTGAGAAAGCATATTGGTCTGGTAAACGTCGTTACGCAATGTATATTGTAAACAAAGAAGGTGTTGAAATTGAAGAGCTAGAGATGAAAGGTTTGGATATCATGAAATCAAATTTCCCCGATTTGTTTAGAAACTTTGGAGAAGATTTGATCAAAAATATCCTATTTGGAAAATCTAAAACTGAAATAGACAAAGACGTAATGGAGTTCAAGAAAATGGTAAATACAATAGATTGGATCAAATTACTCAAACCAACTGGTTTAAAGAAAATAGGCGAATATATTGAGCGTAAACCAATGGCTGGAGAAATATTCTCGAAACTCAAATTAAAATGTCCTGTAAACACAAAAGCAGCAATTGCAACAAACGATATATTACGTTTTAAAGGTTTAACTAAAAAATATACAGAGTTTACAATTGGAGATAAAATGTATGTAGCAATTTTAAAACCAAACCCATATCAACTTACAGTTGTTGGATTAAACGGATATAATGATTCACCTGAAATTATTGAAATTGTAGAAAAATATATTGATAGAGAGGGGTTATTTGATAGTATTATGCGAAACAAATTAGAGACATTATATAATGACATAGGTTGGGAATTAACTTTAAATGAACATATATCAAAGTTTTTTAGCTTTGGCTAGGAAATTTTGCAACCTTACTATTTCTTCATATATTTATTAATATAAAAAAAAATGAAAAAAGTAAACAAAGAAATCCTTAGAATGCAAATGTTGGCTGGTATCATTACTGAAAGCAAATATAAAGCAAAATTAAATGAAGCTGAAGATCTTTCATCTCCTGAAGCTTTCCAAAAATTTATGAATAGTATCCCTAATGAAAAGTATTTTCCAATAGCTGATGAAGAATCTGATTGGTTCATGGATGAAGAAAGACTTCCTAAATCATTTAATTGGGAAGCTTTTGATGATGAATGGGATGGTGATTTAGTAGATTATTTCTATGATCCTATTTTTGACAATGAATTAAAAGGTAAACCTGGAATAGAAGCAAATGATTTTAGTGAATTTCAAGATATAGACCGAGAAAAAGATAATGAAGAAGAAGGATATTTTGGAAGGAGAACAATTATGTTAGTTGATAAAATTAGAGACATTATTACAGCATATAAGGAAAAAAATTCTTCATCTGATAAAATTCCTTTAACTCCGAGAGTCAAAAAATATATAGATGAAGTTATTCAAGATGCTAAAAATGATGGTGAAATTGAAAATTTACTTAATGCTGGTTTTTTTGATACTGATTTAGCAGATAATATATTAACAAAATTTATGGACCCATTTCCAAATGCTCTTGATTTAAGTCAAGAAGTTGAAAATTATATTGATTCTCAACTTTAATTAAAAATATAAACTTTAAAAGAAAAGCTTGTCTACCGACAAGCTTTTTTTTATATTTAAAACATGGTAAATAAATTAGTTCTACAATCGGTTATAAACAAATACTACTTGGGCGAAAACGAATCCGTCAAGTGGAAAATCAAAGACAAAACACTTACAATTGACTTTATGTCGGTTTCAAAAGAAGTGATTGGAAACATCACACACACAAACTTTGATATGGAAGATAGTGAGTTAGCTATTTTTGATACAAAGAAATTTTTGAACCTGTTAAGTATTACACAAGGTGATTTGATCTTTACTTTAGAAAAAGGTAAAAGTGTTTATACAAAACTGCATTTTGCTGATGCTTCATTTAATTTAACCTACGCACTCGCAGACCCACTACTTATATCTAAAGTAGCCACAGTAACAGAACCTGAATGGGATGTATGTTTACATTTAGAAAAAGAACACGTTGATAATTTAGTTAAAGCAAAATCTGCTTTAGCAGGAGTTGGTTTATTAACAGTTTCTACTGATAAAGACTTAAATGGAGACGATATGTGTGTATTTACATTTGGAGATGAACAAGGCCATAACAACAAAATCACATATCAGATGTATGGCAAAATCAAACAACAAAAAGTAAATATACCGTTTAACTCAGATATGTTTAGGAACATTCTTAAAGAAAATAAAGATTTAGGAGAAGGTTTTATATTTTTGAGTTACCAAGGTTTAATGAAACTTGAGTTTAAATCTGAAGACACTGTTAGTACTTATTATGTTGTTCGTAAAGAAGAAAGTGCTTTCTAATATGTATTAAGGAATTTGGGAATTCAAAATAGTTTTCGTATATTATAGTTATAAATTTAAAGTAAGTTATGGCAGAAACAAAAAGCAAAGGTCGTCCTGCTAAGGACGAAAATGACACACAATCCAATTATTGTACAATTAAAGATCCTTTGATGGAACCTTTTTACATTGTAAAAGATTCATCTAACTTTACAGTGATGGAAATGAAAATCGCTGAAAAAGGATTTAGAGGAGCTGAAGCATCTGGTAAAGAAAGGGAAATTACTCTTGGGTATTACACAAGTTTTAAAAATGCTTTAAATCGTATTGCAAAAGAAAAGTTTTATCAAAATCAAAATGAATACCATTCCATTAAGGAGTACATCAACACTTGGAATACAGTCAAAGAAGGAATTGAATCAATGTTAAATAAAGTCAAAATATGAGTAAATTAGAAGCACTGTTTGATGCAGTTATCGTTAAACCAGTTGAAGTTGAAGAAACACAATATGGTTCTATTATTGTACCTGATATGGGTAAAGATAGAAATGTTCACGGAGTAGTAATCGCGATTGGTCCTGGCACATATACTGTAGCTGGAGAATTTATTGGAACCGTAATTAAAGAAGGTGACATGGTAGTATTACCTACAATGGGTTTTACAAAAGTAGAACATGAAGGTGTAGAATACTTCATCGGGAATGAAAAACAAGTTTTAGCAAAAGTAATAGAAGAGTAAAATGAGTAAACAAATTGAATTTGGAGCAGAAGCTCGTAAAAAATTAGTAAAAGGTATTGATAAACTAGCAGATGCTGTTGTTTCAACATTAGGACCAAACGGACGTAATGTTGTTTATACAAAAGATGGTCAAGTTTATAGTACAAAAGATGGTGTAACTGTCGCGAAAGAAATTAATTCACTCGAAGATCCAATTGAAGATCTTGGAATTAATATGATTAAGCAAGCCTCAATCAAAACCGCAGATAACGCGGGAGATGGAACAACTACCTCAACTTTATTAGCACGTGAGATTGTTAAGCAAGGTTTGAACCGTTTAAATGATGGAGCAAATGCAGTTGAAATTAAACGCGGAATTGACTCAGCAGTAGAAGTTGTTCTCATGGGATTGAAAAAAACACACGAAAAAATTTCATCTGAAGAACAATTAGAACAAATCGCAACAATTTCTGCAAATAACGATCCTGAAGTAGGAAAACTTATCTCAACAGCAATGAGTAAAGTAGGTCGTGAGGGTGTAGTTTATATCGAAGAATCAAGAACAGGTGAAACATATCTAGAAACAGTAGAAGGTATGCAATTTGATCGTGGTTACAAATCACCGTATTTTGTTACTAACAACGCAAACATGTCTACAGTTTTAAATGATGTATATGTGTTTATTGCAGACTATAGATTCTCAGCTGTAAAAGATTTATTGCCTATTTTAGAGGGTGTATCTCAAGCAAACAAATCACTTTTAATTATCTGTGAAGATATTGATGGTGAAGCACTTTCAACATTAGTTGTAAATAAAATGAGAGGTACATTAAAAGTAGCAGCTGTTCGCGCTCCTGAATTTGGTGACCGTAGAAAATTACTTCTAGAAGACATCGCAATCTTAACAGGTGGGACTGTATTTGACAAAGACAAAGGAATGAAATTAGAAAAATTTCAATGGGATTGGTTTGGACAAGCACGTACAGTTACTATTACTAAAGATAAAACAACAATTATCGATGGTAAAGGAAATGAAGAAAAAATTGAACAACGAGTTGAAGACCTAGAAGCTCAGATCGATAAAGCAGAAACACCATTTGAAATGGAAAAATTGCAAGAACGTTTATCTAAATTTGTAGGTGGAGTAGCAATCGTTCATGTAGGTGGAAACACAGAAACCGAAATGAAAGAGAAAAAAGATCGAGTTGATGATGCTCTTCAAGCAACTAAAGCAGCACTTATAGATGGTATTGTACCTGGTGGAGGTATTGCTTTATTAAATGCTCGTGAGTCACTTAAAGATGTTGAAAATAAAGATGCGTCTGAAGACTTTAAATTTGGATATAAAGTAGTATATAATGCTTGTGGAAAACCATTCGAACAAATTCTAGCAAACGCTGGTTACTCAGAAGCAGATGCTCGTATGATTGCTCAACATGACTTGAAAATTGCAGATAGTGAGTGGGCAGGATATAACATCAAAACTTGTGAAGTAGTTAATATGAAAGAAGCAGGTATCTTAGATCCACATAAAGTAACTAGACAAGCACTTTCAAACGCATCATCAATTGCAGGTACTATTTTATTAACTGAGTGTGTTGTATTTGACAAACCAGAAGATAAAAAAGAAAATACGTTTGATCCATCTATGATGGCGGGAATGATGTAATATGGAAACACAAGAGATAGAATATAACCATCTAATCGCAGAACGAGTTCCACCTGGTGACAGGTGGAGACTTGTTTCTGAGTTTAAAGATAAAACAGTATATGAGTCTTTAACAGATACTTTAGAAGCATATTTTCAAGTAGCTGGGGAACCATGTCATTTTAGACTTGAACCTTTAAATTCTAAATTGTTTGCTATTAAAAAAGAAGTTGAAGAAGTGCGCCCTGAGCCTCCTAAACGTTTTAATATCTATGGGGATTATTAATATGTATAAACATGAAGTTAACAGATATACTATACGAAATTGATGACCAAAGTGGTTCTTCTGATTATAAAGAAGCTAGAGAGATTGTTTTAAGACCTAAAACAACACCAATAGCAGATGTAGAAGCTGCCCTAAATGATATACGCAACTATGGTAAATATGCCTCTAATAAACAAAATACTAGTTCTGATGTTAGAAAAATAAAAGATGCGTATTTTGGCCCTAGCGGTATGGGCCCTAAAGCTAAAAATAAAGTTACAAGAGAAATTTGGGACGCAGCAGATGCAGCTTGGAGAAAATTCAAACTTGAAGATATTAAATCTAGACACCCAGAAGTAGACATTACCGGACTAGAAAACTCATCATTCAATAAATTGCCAGAAGAAATTAGAGACCCACGAGTATATTTTATTTCTCCTTATACTAAAGATAAACTTGATGCTTTGATAGCATCTATGGCAGGTAATGCTGATATTTTATATTGGTATGAAGATAATGGTGCTTTAATCTTCCCTAAAGATAAAAATGAAAATATGGCTGGGGGTAATGCTGTAATGAACATCATTAAAACTGTAATGGATAATGCAGGTATAACAGATGCTAAACCGCAATTAGAAAAAGATACAGGCGAAGTATCAAGTATTTCTAAAACCACCCAATTGCAAGTACCTGTTGAGTCTAAAGCCGCAGCAGCAATACTAAGAAGAGAACTTCAAGATAAATTTGTAATACCATCTGCTGGATATAAAATTAAAGAAGGTGAAGATGGTTTTTCATTATCTATAACAGGTATAACTTTAACTCAAAAAGCAAATATTGTTAATTATCTTAAAAATAGACCTAAACCTAAAGATAAGAATAAAGGCCAAAGTGAAGAAGAGTTAAATGAAATAGAATTCGAAAGAAAGAAAATGCTTAGATTAGCAGGAATTATAAAATAAATTAAGAAGCTTGTCTATGACAAGCTTTTTTCTTATATTAAGGTTATGAAAGAAAATACGTTATATGTAGAGCGTTTTCGCCCTACTGAACTTAAATATTATGTTGGAAACGAAAACGTTAAAGACACAATCCAAAAATACCTTGATCAAGGTGATATTCAAAACTTTATCTTTTACGGCCCCGCAGGCACAGGTAAAACTACATTAGCAAAAATTATCGTTAAAAATCTTGATTGTGATTATCTTTATATTAACGCATCTGATGAAAACGGAATTGATACTATTAGAGAGAAAGTAAAGGGATTTGCAAGTGCTGCATCTTGGAAAGGTATCAAAGTAGTAATATTAGATGAAGCAGATTTTATTACAATTCAAGGACAAGCAGCTCTACGAAACGTAATTGAAACATTTTCTCGCTCAACACGCTTTATTTTAACTTGCAATTTCATAGAGCGAATTATTGATCCTTTACAATCTAGATGCCAGGTACTTAAAATTGTTCCTCCAACTAAAACAGATGTATATCATCATTTAACTTGGATTTTAACAAACCAATTAGAATTATCTTACACACCTGAAGATATTAAAACATTAATTGTACAACATTATCCCGATATGAGAAAAATGTTGAATGTGATACAAATGTCTGTAAAAGATGATTATGTTCAACTAGATAAAACAGTTTTAATATCAAATAATTATATTAAAGAAGTATTAAAGGAGTTGATGGGTAATAAAAAATGGCTTACTATTCGACAAATTATAGCAGACTCAAATACAAAAGATTTTGAAGAATTGTATCGCTCATTATTTGAACATAGTTCAAAATATGCACCTGGAAAAGAAGGTATAGTTGCAATTATATTGAACGAACATTTATACCAAGCAAATTTTAGAATTGATAAAGAAATTAATATAATGTCTGCAATAGCAAAGATTATAGATGCAATATGAAATATTTCTTAAAATATACATTATCTTGGGTATCACAGAATTTATCTATACCATTTTGGATGGTAGGACATATCCACCTAAGCACAAATGTGTATGAAGATATATATGAAATATTAGCCTCAGTTGGAATGAATTTAATAGTTGCAGCAGGATTTATACATGATTTTATAGAATATAAAAAAGAGAAAACAAATAAATAATAAATAAACAATGGAAAAACCACAATTAAGTATCGATTTCACTCAAACAACTCCGGTTGTAGGATTTGATGGGAATCATTTGTTTGGACAAGCAGTCCTAATTCGTAAAATTTCTAAGTTTCTAGTTGGAGCTGAAGAAGATGCTATGATTCCAATCCCTGTATTTTATGATTTGGAAACAAAGAAAATCTTGATCGACTCGCTTCCACCGGAATTAAGAGAAGAATATAAAGATATTGCTCTGTGAATAAAAAACAAATAAAGGATTTATGGGGGTGGTTAAATGAAATCACCCTCCATAAAACCCCTATTGAAGACATCTCGGAAGAATCGTGGGATAAATGGAACTCTTATATAATAAATCGATACGTATCGATGGATATACGTTATATTGAGCTTGTAAATTATGTCCAAACTACCCCATACGATAACAAACAACAACTATATCAAATTTATAGAGAGATGATTCCTAAAACTAAAACCTTTTTAAAGTATCTTAAAAGTAAAAAAGACAAAAAACCAACCGCTTTAGTAGAATATGTAGCTAAACATTTTGAATGTGGTTTAGGTGAAGCAGAAGAATATATTGACATTTTAAGAGAAGTAGGTACAAGAAGAGTACTATACGATATGGGGATAGAAGAAAAAGAAATTAAAAAGTTATTGAAATAATGGAACACGATAATGCTCAAAGAACTGTACTAACAGAGTACAGGCACATCCAAAAAACAGACTCAGTTGTAGATTCAATTATTGACCAATTTGTTGAAAGAGCATCATTTGGCAAAACAAAATATGGAGTAGATTTAGACCGTGAAGATTTAAGCGTTTTAGAATGGATCGAACATGCTAAACAAGAACATATGGACGCTATATTATACTTGGAAAAATTAAAGAAAATTATAGAGACAAAAGGAATATAATATTTATAATAAAACACTAAAATGAACGAAACATACAAATCATTAGTAGATTGGTACTATATCCAAGATTGGAGCGACTACCCAGGCCTAAAAGGAAGAGTAGTCCCGGATGCTGAAGGATATGATAACCCAGGCAACTATGAAGGGGCAGAACTTTATATTCCTCAAGGAACTATAGGAGATAAAGAAGGCAATTCATTTGTAGATGAAGAAGGAAATGATGTCCCTTTTGATATGCAATATTTTGAAAAAACTAACTCAATAAAAGAAAACAAAATGAACAAAGAAACTTTACGCATGCAAATGCTTTCCGGCGTAATCACAGAAAGCGAATACAAGGCGAAATTAGAAGAAATTACTAAAAAACCACTAAACGAAAATTTCGTTGGTATGGGAATGGTTGGAAATATCTTTGACCGTGAAAAATCAGATTATGAGCTTGCATTTGAACATTATGCAAAAGGTACTTCATTAACTGAAGAAATGGAAGATGAAAAAGATTTAGAAGAAATAGCATTAGAAAAGACTCCGTTAGATGAAAATACAGTAGGAACTACTGTAGATAAAATACTCCAAACATTTGAATTCTCCCAAAAAGGAAATGATGAAATGATTGAATTTGGTGAGTATTTACTTTCACCTGAGGGTCCAAAGAATATTGCTATGTCTATTAAAAGCAGACTTAAAGGAGAAGGCGGAGAAAAATACTTCACTAGCAACCCAGAAAAATTACAAGCTTTCTTAAGCAAATTAAGATAAAAATAATGAACCCAAAAGACATAATCACCGTAGACGTCCCTTTATTTATTCGCCTTCTAGAATATGCTAGAGAAGACGCAACTGGTGATATGGATCTACATGACATAGCAGAAAACATTATATCATTATCAACATCTGGTAAAATATTAACTATGGACGATTATAACGCTATAATCGGAAGCACACAAGAAGAGTTAGCTGAGCGTAGAATAATGTTAGTTCGAGCAGGAATCATAAAATAAATTAAAATGGATAAAGAAACTCTTAGAATGCAAATGTTAGCAGGTATTATTACTGAAAGTCAATATGCTGTTAAACTAAAAGAAATGGAAGGCGACCCTGAAGATTATTATGGTTACCAAGAACCAATCGACCCAAATGACTATGCTGAACCAGGTGAAGCTGAAACAGCTGAAGAATTATTTCAAATGTTTAAAGATGAAGATTTATTAGGTGATAGACGTGGATATGATGTAGAAGATTTAATGTCTGCTTACCCTGGTCTTTCTCAAGAAGAGGCAATGAAATTAGAACAAATGCTTCAAAACATTTAAGAATATTTAGGACCGTTACAAAACTGTAACGGCGAAGCCCCCAACGTCGCTATCGTGGGGGTTTCTTTTTCCTTGGAAAATTAATAAGATTTTCATATATTAAGGTTATGGCAAAGAAAAAGGTTATTCCTCAAATTGTGAAAGATATTCGCAATAAAATTAAACGTGACATAGATTGGGCAAGTGAAAAATCTGTTTCGTATTCTCAATTCTCAATGTATAGTGAATGCCCTAAAAAATGGTCTCTACAATATGTTGAAGGACATAAACAATTCACATCAACTATCCATACAGTATTCGGAACCGCACTCCATGAAGTAATACAACATTATTTAACTGTAATGTATGAGCAAAGTGGAACTAAAGCAGATCAAATCAATACATCTGAAATGTTTGAAGACGTATTACGAGGAGAATACACTAAACAATACGCTGCTAATAATAAGCAGCATTTTAGTTCACCAGATGAGTTAAGAGAATTTTATGATGATGGGATTGAAATCATAAGAGATTTTGCAAAGAATAAAACAAAACATTTTTCTAAACGAGGTTGGTATTTAGTAGGAGTAGAAGTACCTATTGTACTTTCTCCACATTCTAAATTACAAAATGTAGTTTATCAAGGGTACTTAGATATAGTAATGTACCATGAACCTACAAACACGATTAAAATCTTAGATTTAAAAACATCTACTAGAGGATGGAATGATAAACAAAAGAAAGACGAAATCAAACAATTCCAACTTATATTTTATAAAAAATATTTTTCCCAATATTTTAACTTCCCCGAAGAAAATATCAACGTAGAATTCTTTATTGTAAAAAGAAAATTATATGAAAGTGAAGATTTTGTAATCAAACGAATCCAAATCTTTAAACCTGCGGCCGGGAAAATTAAAATAAAGAAAGCAGCAGAAGCAATGAATAAATTCATAGAAGACGCGTTTGATGAGAATGGTTATAAAAAAATAGAGCATCAACCTAAAATAAATGATAATTGCAAATGGTGTCTATTTTTTAAAACTCATCTTTGCTCTGCGACCTACCCATAATCCCTACATACGTATATACGATAATACTAAATTAAATATTATGAGTGAAAAAAACCAAACATTAACAAGTGTCAAAATAGACAACGAGTTATTTGAAAATTTTAAAATTGAATGTATTAAACGCAAGTTCTCATTCCAAAAATTATCGGAGCGAGCAATCCATTTGTATCTAACAGATGAAGACTTTAGAAAAAAAGTTCACAATCATAGTGACTTAAGTTTGGAGTCCGAAGATTAAAACATTATATTGAACAAGTTATTGAAAATTAATTATGAAAGAAAAATTTAGTTATCTACCCAAAGAACAAAGAAAGAAAATCCTATTAATTTGTGACGACATTAGAGTACATTCAGGTGTAGCAACAGTAGCACGTGAACTAGTAATCAACACATGTCATCATTTTAATTGGGTAAACATTGCAGGAGCAATTCAACACCCAGAAAAAGGTAAACACCTTGATTTATCAGCAGACACTAATGCAAATGCAGGGATTGAAGATTCATCTGTATTTATGTATCCAACTGATGGTTATGGATCACCTGAGTTAATTAGACATATGATGCAACTGGAAAAACCAGATGCTATTATGTTGATTACGGATCCAAGATATTTTGAGTGGTTGTTTTCAATTGAAAATGAAATTAGAAAACAATGTCCAATTATTTATTTGAATATTTGGGATGATTATCCGGCGCCGTTGTATAACAAAGCGTTTTACGAATCATGTGATGCGTTATTAGCAATTTCGAAACAAACGAAACTTATTAATGAGTTGGTTTTGGGTGAGAAAGCAAAAAATAAAGTTATTGAGTATGTACCTCATGGATTGAATGAGCAACATTTTTATCCGATTAAAGAGGAAAATGAGTTAAAAGAATTAGAGCAATTTAGAGCTAATTTGTTTGGAAATGATGAGAAGGATTTTGTAGTGTTTTTTAATTCAAGAAACATTCGTAGAAAACAAATTCCGGATACAATGCTTGCGTTTCGTTACTTTTTAGATCGTTTACCAAAAGAAAAAGCTGATAAATGTGCTTTAGTACTTCATACAGAAGTAGTAAGTGATCATGGAACTGATTTAGAAGCAGTAAGAAAAATATTATTCCAAGACTACCCAGATGCAATTTATTTTTCAGTAAATAAACTTTCATCACAACAGTTAAATATGTTGTATAATATTGCTGATGCCCAAATTTTGTTAACATCAAATGAAGGATGGGGTCTATCGTTAACGGAAGCGATTTTGGCAGGAACTGTTATTATTGCAAATGTAACAGGTGGAATGCAAGATCAAATGCGTTTTGAAGATGAAGATGGTAATTGGTATAATCCAACACCTGAGATTCCTTCTAACCATACTGGTAAGTATACAAAACATGGTCAATGGGCGTTTCCGGTTTATCCAACTAATCGCTCGATTCAAGGTTCGCCTAAAACACCTTATATTTTTGATGACAGATGTCGACCTGAGGATGCTACTGAGCATTTGATTGAGTTATATACAAATTTTACTCGTGAAGAGAGAAAAGAGTGTGGTGAGAAAGGCAGAGAGTGGGCTTTGAATGAGGCAGGATTTACAGGAGAGGCTATGGGAAATAGAGCGATTAACGCGATAGATAAATTATTTAACACGTGGACTCCACGCGAAAAATATGAGTTAATCAACTGTAATGAGGTAAAAGAAGATACTATTAAACACGAATTGTTATATTAAGATGAGAGAGTATTTTACACAACAACTTACAGAGAATAAAATAGTTACCCAAGAAGCACTTAAAAAAGTAACTCTTAAAACATATACTTCTGGGAGAAATATTAGACCGGGAGAAATTATTTTATTTGCCTTTATAAAAAATGGACAAGATACTATTGAACTTATATGTTTACATGAAGATGAACTTGATCAATATGAATATGTACAAAATCCAACTGAATTTATACCTGAAATTAAATTAAAACAAGTTATATGAGTAAACCAACATTTGTAATTAGTTGCCCAATTGACACTTATAGTGGGTACGGAGCACGATCACGAGATATTGTTAAAGCAATTATTGAATTAGATAAATATGATGTAAAGATAATACCACAACGGTGGGGAAATACTCCATTTGGTTTTATTAAAGAGAATACTGAGTGGGAGTTTTTAAATAAACATTTTACCCAACAATTAACAGCACAACCTGAAATTTGGATGCAAATTACAGTACCAAATGAATTCCAACCAGTAGGAAAATATAATATTGGATGTACAGCAGGTATTGAATCAACAATTGCGCCTGCTGAATGGATTGAAGGTTGCAGTAGGATGAATTTAATTTTAGGTTCTTCTGAACATACTATTAAGGTATTAAAGGAAAGTAAATTTGAGAAACGTGATCAAAATACTAACCAAGTAGTAGGGCATATTGAATGGAAAGGTGATAGTGAGGTTATGTTTGAAGGTGCAAACACTGAAGTATATAAACCCGTAAAATCAGAATTTGATTTATCTAATATTAAAGAAGATTTTGCTTATTTGTTTGTAGGTCATTGGATGCAAGGTCAAATGGGTGAGGATAGAAAGAATGTAGGTTTATTAATTAAAGCGTTTTATGAAACGTTTAAAAATAAAAGTAAAAAACCTGCTTTAATTTTGAAGACTACTCAAGTAGGTGCTTCATATATGGATAGAGATGAGATCTTAAAGAAAATATCAATTATTAAATCCACTGTTAAATCAAACAACTTACCAAATGTTTATTTGCTGCATGGTGAATTTACAGATGTTGAAATGAATGAGATTTATAATCATTCTAAAGTTAAAGCAATGATTAATTTAACTAAAGGGGAAGGATTTGGTCGCCCATTACTTGAATTTTCACTCACGAATAAACCAATTATTACAACAAACTGGAGCGGCCATACAGATTATCTAAACCCAGAGTTTACAACATTGTTACAAGGTCAAATGACAAACATACATCCATCAGCTGCTAACAATATGTTGTTAAAAGAAGCACAATGGTTTAGTGTTGATTATGGTCATGTAGGACATTATTTGAAAGATATGTTTGAAAATTATAAACCATATTTTGAGAAAGCAAAACGTCAAGGGTATCATTCAAGAACTAATTTTTCATTTGAAGCGATGAAAGAAAAATTAGATGTTGTTTTAACTGAACGTATACCTGAATTTCCTAAACAAGTTGAATTAAAATTACCAACACTTAAAAAAGTAGAAGCATAATGCAAAACGAAGAAATAATTAACTGCCCTAAATCAGGAGGTGACTTGTGTTATAAAGTACAAGTTGCTCCTGAGATTTATAATTACATGAGTCTATCTTGTGGTTTTTGGACTAATTCATTAATGACAGAAGAACATGAATTTTTTCAACAACAGATGGAAACGTTGCCTGAGTTGTATAAAGATTTAGCTTGGACTGATTCTGAAACTGGTTTAATTTGGATTCCAAACACCATCAATCATCCTGAGCAAGGTATGGTATTTGCATATGGTCAAAATGCTCAAAACTGGGGGTGGGGAGCTGTTAAAGCTGTTGAAGTGCCTGAAGAAGATAGAAAAGAAGTTATGGGCAAATTACAAACTCATAAAATGGATATGCCTAATATGAAAATATTCCCTGAGCGTGACTATATTGAAGCTTTAAGTTATATAGGAGTACTCCCAGAATAACTTGTCCTTTAAAAAAATCCTTAATATATTAAAGTTATATGAAAATTAGTTACGCGGTTACAGTCTGTAATGAATTTATAGAGATTCAACGACTGTTAAATTTTTTACTTAAACATAAACGACCTCAAGATGAGATTGTAGTTCAAATGGATTTGACTGTGGATGATATGAAAAATCATCCTGAGGATAAAAGTCAAGTACATGTTTACCTTATGAAACATAATACACAAGGTAATATTCGAGTTGTATTTTATCCATTAAATAATGATTTTGGAGCGTTTAAAAACCATCTAACCAAAGCATGTACTGGTGATTATATTTTTCAAATTGATGCTGATGAGGTACCAAATGAAAATTTAATTAAGATACTACACTTAATGTTAGAAGACAATCCTGAATGTGAGGTGCTTCAAGTGCCGAGAGTTAATACAGTAGAAGGCTTGACTCAAGAACATATCCAAAAATGGGGATGGAGATTAAGTGAAGAAGAATGGGTTAATTGGCCTGATTACCAATGGCGTATTTGGAGAAATAAACCGGAGATAAAATGGGTAAATAAAGTTCATGAGCGTTTAGATGGATTTAAAACTTGGACTCAATTACCCGCTATAGAGGAATTTTCCCTATATCATCCTAAAACAATTGATAAACAAGAAAAACAAAACAGTTATTACGATACTATTTAATTATGGAAAATACTCCTATTCAATTATTTAAACCTAAATACCGTAAAGAAGAAATACTACAAGAAATAGAAGAATGTCTTGATTTAGGGTGGACTGGGTTAGGGTTTAAAACTAATAAGTTTGAGGAAGCATTTAAAAAATATGCTCATGTACCATACGCTCATTATGTAGCTTCAAATACTGTTGGTTTACAAATTGCTATTAAAATTTTAAAAGACACTAATAAATGGAAAAATGGAGATGAAATAATTACAACTCCATTAACATTTGTTTCTTCAAATCATTCTATAGTATATAATAACCTAAAACCAGTATTTGCTGATGTAGATGATCAATTATGTTTAGATCTAGAAAGTGTTAAATCTAAAATTACTAAGAAAACTAAAGCAGTATTATTTGTAGGTATAGGAGGAAACATAGGGCAATATTTTGAAATATTAGAATTTTGTAGAGAAAATGGCTTAAAGTTTATTCTTGACGCAGCTCACATGGCTGGCACAAAAGTAGACCAAATCTTTGATGGTATGGGTTCTTCCAAAATCCAAATAGGATGGGATGCAGATGTAACAGTTTATAGTTTCCAAGCGGTAAAGAATCTACCAACAGCAGATTCAGGAATGATATGCTTTCAAAACGGTGATTATGATGCTTTAGCTCGTAAATTATCTTGGTTAGGTATTGATAAAGATACTTTTAAACGTACTAATGAAAAAGGAAATTATAAGTGGGATTATGATGTTGTAGACTGTGGGTTTAAAGCACATAGTAATTCTATTATGGCTTCTATGGGGTTAGTTAGTTTAAAATACTTAGATGAAGATAATGAGCGTAGAAGAGAAATATGTGAGATGTATGATGAAGGATTCAAGAATAACTCTAAAATAAAAATAGTCCGTCACAATCTAAATTGCCAATCTTCAAGACATTTATACCAAATACGAGTAAATAACAGAGATAATGTATTAGAACATCTCAATAACCATAGTATATTCCCAGGAGTACATTATAAAGATAATACTCAATATGAAATGTATTCTTATGGTTTTGGTACATGCCCTAATGCTCATAAAGCAAGTGATGAATTAATTTCTTTACCTCTTCATTTGTTTTTGACAGAAAAAGATATTAAATTTATAATTAAAACAGTAAATAATATTATTAAAGCATGATATTAGTAGATTGTACTTCTAAATATTGGGAGTTTGTTCGTTTGTTAAGGACGCATCCTGAAAATGAAAACTGGTTTTTTACTCAAATTAAAATAACTCCTGAACAACAGGCAGAATACATGAGTAAAAATTCTAATAGATATAAAATATGTTTATTAGGTGAAGAACCTGTAGGTTATATAGGAGTTATTAAAGAAAATGAAATTACTTATTGTGTTGACCCTAATTTTAAAGGAAAAGGTATAGGCACATTTATGGTTTCTGAATTTATGGAACAACATGATGCTTTAACAGCATTTGTATTTCCTCAAAATATAGCAAGTAGTAAAGTATTTGAGAAATTAGGTTTTAAAAAGCAAAATTTTTATAGTTATGAAAAATGTTTATGATATTACAAATGAGTTTGAAAGACGTTTAGCAGAATATACAGGAGCACCTTATGTAGTGACTGTAGATAACCAATCAAACGGTTTATTTTTAGCTCTTTATTACGAATACCATATAAATAAGAGCATCACATCAGAATATATTACAATCCCTTCTAGAACATACCCATCAGTACCATGTGAAATTATTCATGCTGGGTTGAAAGTAAATTTTAAGAAGGTTAAAGGTAAGACATTAAAAGGAGCTTACCCACTTGAAGGAAGTAATGTCTGGGATGCAGCCTTATCTTTTACATCAGACATGTACCGACCTGAAACGCATATGTGTATTTCATTTACTGGTCCTTATAAACATTTTAAATTATCTAAAGGAGGAGCTATATTAACTGATAGTCATGAAGCTTATTTATGGTTTAAAAGAGCAAGATATAGTGGGAGACGTGAGTGTTCTTACCATGATGATAATTTTGATATGTTAGGGTGGAATTTTTATATGATGCCTGAATTAGCTGCTCGTGGTTTGCTTCTTATGAACCAATTTTATAATGGTGAGACACCAAAACATAATGCAGACTTAGAGATGCCATACCCAGATTTATCTAAATTTGAAATCTATACTAAATGAAATTAGCTATAATGCAGCCGTATTTCATGCCTTATATAGGGTATTTTCAATTAATAAATTCTGTTGATCAATTTGTTATATACGATAATATCCAATATACTAAAAAAGGATGGATAAATAGAAATCGTATTTTAGCAAATGGAAAAGACCAACTTATTACTCTTCCGATAAAAAAAGATTCTGATTATTTAGATGTAGTAGAAAGAGAGTTATCTGAGTCGTGGGAGAAAGATAAAAATAAAATGATTAACATAATTAAATCATCATATAATAAAGCTCCTTATTTTGAAGAAACATTTAAATTAATATCAAAATGTTTAAACAACCCAGAAGAAAATTTATTTAAATTTATATATGATAGTATTGTTTTAATAAATTCTTATTTAGAAATTAAAACACCTATTATAATTTCTTCTTCAATAAATGCAGATCATACTTTGAAATCCCAAGATAAAGTCTTATCTTTATGTAAAGCTCAAAATGCTGATGTTTATATAAATTCTATAGGGGGAGTAGAGTTGTATGATAAAGAAACATTTAAACAAAACAAGATTAAACTTAACTTTATTAAATCAAACCCAATTAAATATAAACAATTCAATAATGAATTTGTTTCTTGGCTCTCAATTATAGATGTTATGATGTTTAATTCAAAAGAACAAATACAAGAATATTTAAATGAATATACTTTAATATGAAATGGAATAAATTAGGACATATTTTTGACCCAACAGTATGGGATGACGGTATTGACAGACCATGGATGAAAACTCATTCACAATGCACTCATACTTTAGTTTTAGATGATGTTGTTAGAGTATATTTTTCTTGTAGACCTGAAAATGATGAGGATGGGTTTGCAAAATCTTATACAACATTTTTAGATTTAGACAAAAACGACCTTACTAAAATAATTAGAGTCTCAGATAAACCTATAATGCCTTTAGGGGAACTAGGTACGTTTGATGAGTTTGCTGTTTATCCTTCTAGTAATATTAGACTCAATGATAAAATATTATTTTACTACGCTGGGTGGACTCGTTGCCAATCAGTACCATTTAATACTTCTATTGGTTTAGCATATAGTGAAGATAATGGAGAAACATTCAGCAGAATAGGACCCGGCCCTATATTATCAGCAGATGCATTTGAGCCATTTGTTCTAAGTGGTCCTAAAATTAGAAAATTTAACAATACCTGGTATATGTTTTATTTAGCTGGGACCAAATGGATTAATCATAATGGCAAACCTGAAATAATCTATAAGAATAGGATGGCTATTTCTAAAGATGGGATCAAATGGGTTCGCCTAAATGTGAATATTATCCCTGATATATTAGATGAAAACGAATGTCAAGCAGGACCAGATGTATTTTATAAAGATGGATTATATCATATGTATTTTGTTTATAGAGAAGGCTTAGATTTTAGAACTACACCTGGAAGAGGGTATAAAATAGGGTACGCAACATCAATTGACTTAATTAATTGGGAACGTAAAGATAAAGAAGCAGGGATTAGATACTCTGAAACGGGATGGGACAGCACTATGCAACATTATCCACACGTCTTTGAAGTTGATGGGCAACATTATATGACTTATAATGGAAATGATTTTGGTAAATATGGATTTGGATTAGCAATATTAGAAAATGAATAAAATAACTATAAACAACAGCACTCAAGAACAGATATATAATCATTTAATATCTTGTTCTAAATCATTTACTCCTGAGTTATCATCGTATGTTGATATTAAGGGATACTCTAAAAAATTATATGAAAATTCTAGACGAATAGAATTAATAGTAGATGATATTTTGATAGGTTTAATAGCCTTCTATAACAATTCTGACCAGAAAAATTTATACATAACAAATATCAGTGTAGTACCTGAGTATCATAATCAAGGTGTAGCTCAAATATTATTAGATACTTGTAAGTCTAGATGTACTGATTTGCAATACAATAACATAACTTTAGAAGTTTTTAAAAATAACAAACCAGCTATAAATTTCTATGAAAAAAATGATTTTATATTACATGAAACTAAAGATAATGTTTTAATATTAAAATGGAACAACATGAACAGAAACTACAATAAAGAATTAAAAGACACCCCAGACCATAAGTACGCTTACAACTTTGATTTTGATGTAATACATCACTATATGATAGAATCATTTAAACATCATTTTGTTGAAGGTAATTGTCTTGAATTAGGAAGTTTTAAAGGTGATTTTACAAAACGTCTTATTCCTTATTTTAATGATATTACATGTGTAGAAGCATCTGATGAAGCGATTAAGACAGCTAAACAAAATTTAAATCATGATATTGAGTATTTTAATTCATTATTTGAAAATGTTCAACTTCCTAAAAAATATGATAATATTATCTTAACTCATGTTTTAGAGCATATTGATGATCCTGTAGGATTGTTATCTAGAATTAAAAATGAATGGTTGTCTGAAGATGGGAAATTGTTTTTAGTATGCCCTAATGCTAATGCTCCTTCAAGACAAATAGCAGTTAAAATGGGACTAATTACTCATAATGCAGCAATTACTCCAGCTGAAGCAGAACATGGCCATAGGATTACTTATACTTTAGATACTTTAGAAAGAGATGCTAGAAACGGAGGGTTAAATGTTATTAATCGCTCTGGAATATTCTTTAAAGCATTAGCTAATTTTCAATGGGACCAATTGCTCAATACTGATATTATTTCAAAAGAATATTTAGATGGTTGTTTTCAACTAGGTCATCAATACCCTGATTTATGTTCAAGTATAATGTTAATTTGTAAAAAACACTAATATGAAAATCCATATCTATTATCGCCACGCTGTAACTAACAGTCCTGGGAGATGGAGACCGTCATGGTTTAGTTATGAAAACTGTTTTAAAAATCTTCTTAAAACTATAGAAGGGTATGATAATATTGATCTAACTTTAGCTTTAGATGGAGATATAAATCAAGACTTTACTAAAAACTATCAAGATAAATTTACTTTATTTCCTACTGATTATAAATCAAGTTTATTATCTTATAGAGCTCTTTTAGAACATATTAAAGAGCAACCTATGGAACCTAATGAGTTAATTTATTTTTTAGAGAACGATTATTTACATACTGATAATTGGGTAGATGAAACTATGAATTTATTCTCTACATACGCAGACTTACATTATATCTCGTTGTATGACCATAATGACAAGTACTTCCCGGAGCATGTTAATAATATGATTTCAAGAGTTTATACCACTAGTACTCACCATTGGAGAACTATAGGTTCAACTTGTGGCAGTTTCATTATAACAAGGGATTTATTTGATAAAGACTATGACGTTTGGTCAACAACAGTAGGAGACCATAACACATTTATGCACCTTAATGAACATAGAGGCAGATTCGTAATGACACCAATACCAGGATTATCAACTCATTGTATGGAACAATTAATGTCACCTACAATTGATTGGGAATGTATAAACAATAAAACTATATGATAACAGTAATTATCCCCACTTACAAAACAACTCATGCTTTAGATTTATGCTTAAAATCAGCTATTGAAGGACAACAGAATGAAAATCAAATCATTGTAGTTGTAGATGGTCATTATGACTTAAATGAAGAAGTACTTAAAAAATACTCTAAACATATTGATGTTTTAAATTTAGAGCAAAATGTAGGTGCTTGCAAAGCATTAAACTTAGGAGTATACAATGCTCAATATGATAAAGTATTAATTGTAAATGATGATAATGTGTTTCCTCGTTTTTGGGATACTACATTAGAAGAAGATTGGAGTGAATGTACTAAACAATATCCAAATGGATTTGTTCTAACACCTAATCAAGTTGAACCTTTTCCTTCAATGTTTAAACAATTTATGATTGAAGATTTAGGACGTGACCCAAATACATTTGATTTAGAAAAGTTTTGGTTGTTTGATTATCATTACGCTTCTGGAGATAAAATAGAAGAAAACGGATCAACATTTCCTATTCTTATAAACAAGTATGATTATTTAAAGGTTGGTGGTTTTGCTGAAGATTATCCATCACAGGCGGGTTTTGTTACAGATTGGGAGTTCTTTATGAAATGCCAATTAAGCGGTTTAAAAATGCTTAGAACTTGGAATTGCCACTTCTATCATTTTGTTGCTCTAAGTAATAAATCTCCGGAACAAATTAATCAATCTAAACAAGAAGAAACAAGTTGTCACCAATATGCTAAATATAAATGGGGGAGTTATATTCACTCACACCCTGAAACAAACCAAAAATTTATTTTATAAAAATTAAATATTTATAGTAAATTTGGTTTTTTAATTATTTTTTCTTATATTCAATAAAATATGAAGGTATTTATTTATTACAACAAATTAGACCCTTCTAAGGAGCCATATGGTAAATTTGAAGCAATTGATTTAGAGGATGCAATTTTGATAGCATCACATATTAAACAAATGGCTATAGATGACTTCTTAAAGATATTTGAAGTAGAAGAAAAAAAATAAACATGGATGTACACATAAGGCACTTAAAAAATCTAGCAGGCAGTGGAGCAAGCATAACTGAGAGTCCTAAATCAGTAGCCAAACGAGATAAGAAGTTCTTTATGGGTATGGTTGAAGCATTATCTAGATTTGATGACCGTACCCAAATGTTAATGGAATTAGGAATTGACATAGTAAAATATGAAGACCCATACTTCCAAATAATAGAAGGGTTAATTATAAAATCGTATGGTGCTTTAAAAGGTGGGATTATATTATGGTGGTGTGGGGAAAGAAAACTACTAGATGTAGACAAATATAATATGATAGATGAAGATGGAAATGCCACTATGATATCAAATATTAACCAATTGTATAATTATTTAAATAAACTAAAATAATGGAATGTATTCATTGTAAAGAAGAAATAAATCCTCTAAGACTAAAAGCATTACCAAGAACTGTAACATGTGTTAATTGTTCAACAACAGGAGCTAAAAGAGGAATTATAGTAACTCTAGGAGAAAAAGATCACACTTGTAATGAAGTTGTGTTCTTAGAAGATGATAACCAGTATGAAAAATATCTAAAATCTCAACAAGCAACTAGTTTTGATGAAGTAAAAGACGAAGATGAAGATGAGGAAACGGATAATTTAGAAGATAAAGATGCCGAAAGCTCGCCCGTTATCTAAAACTGAAATTCTAAACGCTATGGCTAAGACTAAATCAGTTAAGGCCGCAGCTAGGTATTTGAATTGTTCTTACCAACATTTAAAACCTTGGATGAAACATTATAAAGATGAAGCTTCTGGTTTGTCTTTATTTGAGCTCCATAAAAACCAATGTGGTAAAGGTATTCCTAAATTTGTAACTCAATCAAACTTTAATAAAAAAGAACCTGCTATACTAGATATAGTTGAAGGCAGAGTAGATGCTTCTCATTGGAGCCCTGAAAAACTTAAATACAGAATGGTTGAAGCTGGGTTGTTAGAGGAGCAATGTTATGACTGTGGCTTTAATGAAAGACGTGTAACTGACTATAAAATGCCTTTAATACTGCATTTTAAAGACGGCAATACAAAACATTACAGCCTAGGTAATGTTCAATTACTCTGTTATAATTGTTATTTTATTTATTACGGCCAAGTGTTTACTGAAAGAGAAATAGAGAAACTTGAAGGGCATGGGGCAGTTACTATGAAAACAGAAGAAGAAAAATTACATTTGGATGAGTACCAAATGAAAATATTACGTGAATTAGGATTACAAGATAAAGACGACAATGAAGATCCTTATTCATTAGTATCCTATAAGTAATATTTATAACCAGAATGAAGAAGAAAAAACATACAAAAATAGTTAAAGATTACGACAAACAAAAAGAGAAGCATCTTGAAAAACTAGCATCTAAAATTCTAGACAAAGATGAAAAATCACAACGATTAAAAGGAAAAAATATTAACCCTGGTTTTTTAGATTTATTTTAATATGGCAACAAAAATGGAATCATTCGATGTAAATAATAGTGAGGAATTTGAAAGTATGATAGAGCATGGTGATATACGAGTTGCCCAAGCTTTAGTAGAAACTATTCTAAAAAACCTTAAAGGTAGAAAACGACATATCCCAGCTATGTCTGTATTTTTAAAAGATGAAGAATTAATCCTTGATGTTACTGTAGACCGTGAGGACTTCGCATATGTATTAGAGACTAATTTGCCTAAATATGAAGCTCATGAATTATATGAAAAATGTGCTGAAATAGTTAAAGCATTAGAGTTCTTAAAGAAAAAGAAAAAATAAATGGCATCATACACATACACCCAACTATACGGAACAGGATCAATAGGAGAAAACTTAGCAGGACTTAAAACTTTTGTCTTCACTAACCCATCAGCTTCTTCTTATTTTACAATGGAAACTATACCTGTTGTTAGTAAAGGATGGTTCGATACAACATCACCTAAAAACTTTATAGGAACATATAATGTATCTTCTTCTATGGGGTTAGTGACATCATCATATGTAGCCTCTGTTGTTGTACAACCAGGAGTGTCTTCATTCACATTTACACCAACAGCAGCTGTAACAGGTACGACATACCGTTTAAAAGGTACCGGAATGTATTCTTTAGTGATATCTTAAAATCCTTAAATTAAGGATAGGTTTTTAAAAAAATTTTACTTATATTTAAGTAAATAAAAAAATAAGAGTTATGATAAAGAAAAGTTTAACAAAATTCCCATTTACAAATAAGTTTGAGGCTCTTAAACAAATGTATAAGAGTAAAGATTTTAACATTGAGTTATTTGACGAAATGTCTACAAGTATGATTACTCTTTTGGGTGAATGTACTATGAGAGATATGACTGAAATTGAAGGAATATCTATTGAAAAATGGAAGGACAGAGTATGGAATCTAATTGAAAATGCTGGGCTGTTACCTGAGTATAGAGGTGAAGATGATTATATACTAGAAGAAATAGTTGACACATGGTATGATGAAGAAGACTAATATGGAGTTACTCTTAGATAGAAAACTAAAGAAACCTAAAGAACCAGAGTTCATCATATTAAATGAGTTTTGCCAGTGTTTCTCAGGATTAAGAAGAGGATACCCATCATTTAGTGATGATTTAGATAAGGCTAGACCTCTAACTAATATAGAACAATTTAAAAAAGTACAATATGGTACCTCTTATAAGCTTGAAATCGTCTATGTCTGAAATAATAAATGGTGTAGGTTGGATGTTTTCTTTAACTATAATGTTAGGGGCAATAGTAATGATATTAATAGATTATTTTAATAATAAACTCAAATAAATATGGCAATATCACCACAATCAATTAGAAAAAATATCACCATAACATTTGATGGTGTAATTGTAAGTAAAGAGTACATTTTAGAAGTAAGTAAATCTTGGGATGAAAAACAAGAAATCTTATTTAAGAAAATGATTAAACAAGGAGGCAAATTCAGAATTAATGGTGTTGTCATCAATACAGTTCCCCCTGAAACTATCTTAACATCTAGAGGTGAAAAAGATGGTGGAACACAGAAGACAGATCCTTTAGCTCGTTTTTAAATGAAACAGTTATATATTCATAGTGATAAAGCATACCTTATTATAAGGAAAGTACTTATAGGAAAATTTGAAATTGACCGTCATCCTGAAAATATGGAACGGGTTAAAATGTATAGAGATTGGGTTGGAGCAGATCATGTTTTAAGAGACCAAACCCATTTTTTGTTTTGTGAAACAATTCAAGATATTGAATGGGAGGATTTGGAAGAATAGGAATGATTTAATATATTAACATAAAAATAAAGGTCATGATAGTAGTAATTAGTTTAGTAGTATTAACAATAGCAATAATTGTTACACGAATCATCCAAACATATACGTTTCTTAAGTTAGTTAGTAAACTTTGCAATATTTATGATAGGAATTATATGAATGAACATAGTGATGAAAACATTCAATTAGTTCTAGATTTTATGCAAAAAGATTATCACCTAACAGCAGAATGGTCAGCTTACCAGTGGGTTTTCTTTAAAGGTCCTAACCCATATTTGATGGCGTTTTTATTTAAACCATTAACTATTGAAGGACAATATGGAGAATCAACTGTTAGAAAATTCATTGACTATTATGTGTTTGAAGACTACGAATTTGAAAAAGATTTAAAAGAAAATAAATGAATATATCAGAAATATACCTTAGAGAGGTTTACCTTAAAAAGTTTTGTGAAGATTTAGAAGAAAGTCTCCAACTATCAGAAAGTGATGGTAGTTCTACTTTAACAGGCCTACTTCAAAAAGCTGATGAGATTATATTTCCTAGGTTTGGAATTAAACCTACAGATAAAAATAAATACTTTATCGGAGGTTCAGCCCGCTTACATTTATACCCAGAAATCTCATCATTACTGAATGATAAACCAGGAGACTTAGATATTGTTATACCAGGACAAGCAGAGTGGGATTATTTAGTAAAGTATTTAGATCATAATAAAATTCCATATAATAAAGAAGAAGTAGCTCAAGGTATTTTTCGCCCTGAAGGGAAAGAAGGGCCAATTGAAGCTTTTAGAGAATGGGATCCTGCTAAAGCAGACCCTGAAAAATATAAAGACACTAAATTTACTCCAACTCAAGTTATTTTAAGAACTAGTAATAGGAAACCTGTTGGTGGTCATTATTTTATGACATTATATGATATTGTAGATTATAAATTAAAATTAAATAGGGATAAAGAAGCTGCAATTACCCAATTGTTAAGTCAATACATTGAGGCTAACAATGAGGACACAAAACAAGATCTTAGACAAAAAATTATAACATTATTTGCAGGAGATGAAGCGGCTGCTAGAAGTTTCTTAGCACCAGCTTTAGTAAAGCAAATAAAAAAAAGTTAGATATTTTAGAAATAGTTTTATATATTTAAAAAAAAAGTTATGACAGAAAAAGAAGTACAGTTATTGAATTTTGAACGAGAAGAGTATAGTGATTGGGATGGAGATCATCATTATTATTCTTATGAAATTACAAATGGAATGTCTTTTATCTCAAGCGGAAGTGATGAGCTTGGTGAAGATGGACAATGGTATGTAGATGTGTTTAACACACAAGAACCAATCCGTTTTTACAAGTTTGAGGAAGTCCAAAATCTTCTTAACATATTAGAGAAACATTTAATCAAATGAATATAGGGTTAATTCTAGTTTTAATTGGAGGTCTAATTTTAACTATTGGAGATATTTTTATGAAACAATGGTCTCTAAACAATGATGGATCTACATTTCTTATAGGAATGGGAGTATGGATTATAGGTTTAGTTTGTTTAGCTTTTAGTTTTAAAACAAAAAATATAGCAATAGCAAGTCTAATATTTTCTCTTTCAAATGTAATATTTTTAACCTTGGTAAGTTGGTTATACTATAAAGAACCCCTAACTACAACCCAAATTGTAGGGATGATTTTAGGAACCAGCGCCGTAATATTTTTAGAACAATAATATAAATTTAAAATCATGGAAAATAAAACACACGACTTACTTATTTTACTTTTAACACTTATTTTAATTATATGTTATTTTTTAGTATTAACTAGCTGCAAATCATCTAAAACAGATTGTGACGCATATGGATACATTACAGGAAAAGACACAGTCACAATTGTAACAGAACATGTCAATTATGACAATCAATGCTCTGAAAGTGCAACTATTAAAAACGTAATTATTGACACAATATATTTTAAATGAAATTTAAAGACTTTAATGAAAAATGGTACCTTATTGGTACTATGGTAGGAATACTTGCAGGGATTACTTTAGGATGGCTAATGTTTGGATAAGATATGGAAAATAGACACTACCCACAACCAGGAGAAAAATGGCAACACTACAAAGGTGGCCAATACGAAATTGTTTGTATGTGCAACCACACAGATACAAATGAAATACTTGTAATCTATAAATCACTTTCATTTGGAGGATGGCATGCTCGACCATATAGTGAGTGGCATGATACTATAAAAGTAGATAGTGGACCTAACGGAGAAAGATACACTGCAAATCGTTTTAGAAAAATATGAACAACCTAGATAAACAATACACAGACCTACTCCAAGATATTTTAGACAACGGAGTAACAAAACAAACCAGAAATGGAGAAGTACTTTCAGTATTTGGCAGACAGATCCGACACAAGATGTCAGAAGGGTTTCCTTTACTTACAACAAAGAAGATGCCATTCCGTGTTATAGCAACAGAGTTGTTGTGGTTCCTGCGTGGTGATACAAACATTAAATTCCTTGTTGATAATGATTGTCACATTTGGGATGGCGATGCCTATAAAGCATATGAAAAATGGTATGAACATATGAGCAAAACCACACCGTTTGATGTACCTAAAAAGTTTACACAGGAAGAGTTGATTAAGTCGATTAGTCTCGATAAATGGCATGCTGATCAGTTTGGTGAATTAGGTCCAATATATGGTAAACAATGGAGAGAATGGAAACAATTCATACCATACGATGTAACAGAAGAAAATTGTAAAGTTGCAGTTAAAGTAACAGACCAAATCGCAAACCTAATCAAAGACCTTAAAACAAATCCAGACTCAAGACGTTTAATGGTTAATGCTTGGAATGTTGGAGAATTAGATCAAATGACACTTCCACCTTGTCATTATGGATTTCAAGTTTATACAAGAGAGTTGAGTTTAGAAGAAAAAGAGTGGCAATTGGAAAAAACTAATTATATAAATGATATTGAAACTGATAGAATCATTTATGGACAAGAATGGGAAAAATACATTGAAGAACAATATGAAGGTATTGAATCAACTCAAGGTATAAAAATTCCAACCAGAGCAATCTCTTTAATGTGGAATCAACGTTCAGTGGATACATTCTTAGGTTTACCATTCAATATTGCATCTTACGGATTGTTATTAGAAATAATTGCAAAAGAAGTTAATATGGTTCCGGATGAATTGATTGGTAATTTGGGTGATTGCCACTTATATCTTTCAGACCATATAGAAGCAGCTAAAGAACAGATTAGTAGAGAACCATATCCATTACCTAAATTAAAAATGCCTGATTTTGATATGTTTGAAGGACAATTTTGTCCTGAGTATTGGCTTCCTGAAGATTTTATAATGGAAAACTACCAATCTCATTCAAAAATAAGTGCTACTTTGAGTAACTAATCTATAAATGGTACATATTTATAACCAGATAAATTATATTAAATATGAAACCAAAATTATTAAAACCATCAACAGATAAAACAGGATGGAAATCAGGGAGATTAACAGTACTTAAATTTAGTAGATATATAGACAACCCAGGAGTTAAAACAAGAACTGCTCTATGGTTATGTCAATGTGAATGTGGTAATACAATTGAAGTTAGAAATTCTAACCTAAATAGTAAAGCAACAAAATCATGTGGATGTATGTTAGTAGAGCATATAAAATCAGTTGGGCAAGCTAAAATAAGTGATAAATCATCTTTTAAACATTTATATAATGGATATAAAAGAGAAGCATTAAAAATGAATAGAGAATTTAAATTAAATGAAGATGAATTTAGAAAATTAACTAGTAGCAATTGTCACTACTGTGGGATAGAACCATCAAAAGAGATAAAAGGAAATGGTAGTAAAATTTTTAAAGGAGGGAGTTATAAATATAACGGAGTTGATAGATTTGATAATAGTAAAGGATATGAGTTAAATAATTGTGTTCCATGCTGTTGGAAATGTAATAACGCTAAAAATAATATGAATATTTCTGAATTTAAAGAATGGATAAACAAAATATATACTCATTACATACAAGCGCATCCACATATTAAAGCACCCCTATCAAATTAAGATTATGAAAAAAATATTATTAATAGCAGTATTAGCACTAACAAGTTGTGTTAATCAAATGGATCGTCTAAAGGACGCTCAAAAGAAATACCCTAAATGTATTGTGCAACCTTCAACTAGCCTATTAGCTCGAGAAGGATATGAAATTATGGTTGAAGACACAATCAACAACCAAATCTATGTATTAAGTTACTACCCATTTAGCTCAACTAAAATTTCTTCAATTAGAAACATTAAATAATGGAACTACTTAACTCACACCCGATTAAAAAATCAGATCTAGGTTTTCACGGCAATCTATTTGGAGGTAAACTCCTGGCTTGGATCGACGCATCAGCTGCAGGTTACGCGATGCAATTATGTGATACACCTCGTATGGTAACAGTATCAATTGAACAATGTAATTTTGAAAGACCAGCTCGTGAAGGCCAATTGGTTAAAATTTATGGTTGGCCTCAAACTATTGGAAACACCTCTATTAACTTGTATATGGAAGCAAGAGCACACAACGTTTATACAGGAAATCAAGCTATTGTTTTAAAAACACATATTAAGTTTGTTCATATTGATGAAGAAGGACATCCAATACCATTAGGTGAAAAAGCAAGAGGTAGAGTGAATAATCTTTTGATTGAAAAATCTAAAGGGGAGCTTGGAAAATAAATTATTTTTTCGTATATTAAAATAAATTAAAGATTATGAGTAAAACATCAAATAGGCAAAAAATTGAAGTATTACAAGGTTGGTTACTTCAAATTAACAGAGGGAAAAAAACAAAACCAAAAGTTCGTAGACCTCTAGAAGATTAAAAATATAGCTCCATAGTTGTTTAGGTCGCTCCGAAAGCAGTGAGTGGATATGTATTGGAAAGATAAACTTAGTGTGCGCATAAGTAGATTTAGTAAATATATTAAGATGGGTTCGATTCCCATTGGAGCTACAAAAACGTTCTTTGAAAATATTACCTGCTGAAGATAGACAAGTAATTCCCCTGATTAAATAAACTCAACAGTTATATGCAAGGGGAGAGTTGAGATTTACTAACACAAACCAAGTAACGTGTTATGTCTATTGGATGGTGAAGATTCCTTGAGTTACTTGTGTACTCTAATCACATTTAAAACAAGATTAGGTATTCATTCCGCTTGGGGACAGGTAAATTTGCTTGGGTGGTGAAATTGGTAGACACGACAGACTTAAGATCTGTTGACCAGCTGGTTGTGTGGGTTCGAGTCCCACCCCGAGTACTAAAATTAAAACAAATGTGTAAAAACAAATCTCCCGGCTGACATATTGATTTATCAATATGAAAGCGCAAGCACAATATCCACTTTGGAGAGTGGAATGGATCCATAGAAATGGATACCAAGCACCCTACAGGTTTGTAGAGGCTAAAACAAGGAGAGAGGCAACAAAATTAGCACCATCTACCTCTAGACTAGCAGATTTCCCTGATAGTTGGAGTTTCAGATTGGTGAAGTTATTTGAAGGCCGAGAGTATTAATTTTTAAAATGTGTTGTTCCCTTGAGAAAGGAATTGTTTGAGTAGATGCTAAAGGATATTGTTTACAATAGACGACTTACAACACAGAGGACTTCTCATCCTCAAATAGTCAGGTGGCGGAATGGTAAACGCTGAGTTAGAATTGGTATTGGGAGATGCAGTGTGGAAGCTGTACCGCCCGTCAACAAAGCCGCTAACAACCATTACAGGTTCGAATCCTGTCCTGACTACAGCAGTTACTTGACGTCCTGTAGTACAGTAACAACCATTGGCATGTAGGGCAGTGCACGAATGGTGGCGCAAGGTAAGAGATACTTGCAACGGTGGAGTGCCGAAAACATTAGAAACGCTCGCATGGGTGATCATGCGTTAGCCAGCAAATCTCCACCAATTTGGACCTGTAACTCAGTTGGTTAGAGTGCAACACTCATAATGTTGAAGTCCCTGGTTCGAACCCAGGCTGGTCCACACCTTAATACCGACTCGCGTTTGTCAGTTAAGAGAGATCGTGAACGTTGAAAGATACGAAAAAATGACATTAAATAACTCTCCACAGTAGGTGGCATCGGTGACCTACTTTTTAGATATTTATCAACAAGTACCTACCACGCTTCTGGACTGGGGTGTCCCCGATCGAGCGTACCAGGGTAGGTCTTTTACCCCACCGTTATGAAAATAACGGAACCCCATAGCGATACGTTTGCTACGGAATACCACCCCTGTAAATAGAATTTGCAGGTCAAGAACCAGTGGTGCATCCCGTAAGATCTGCCTTATTGGTCTTTTTCGATATTGGGAAATGGGATCTGCTGCAGCACCTGATCGACGGATCATAACTGCTCAACCCTATAACCAACTATCACCCCCTAGAAAGTGCCAAGGACGCTTGGAGTACTACTAGGGGTTTTTTATATTAAAATAAAAGTGTAGGAGTTCTTTGACATATTAAAATTAGAAAACATGGAAATAACATCATTTGTTTTAGGTATGCTTACGATTATAGCATTACTAATAGTAACCGCTATTGTTGTAGGTATGGTTAAGATTAATCAACTAACAAGCAAAACAGAAATTTTAACACAATTGTGTGTTACAATTGAATCTGACCTTCGAAAAGTAATCGAAGACGTATGTCGAGAAATGGATCGTAAAGATGAAAATCTCCGACGTATCATTGAAGATACAAATCGTGATATTACAATGGTTGAACGAACCATTATAAACCGAATTGATCAAGTCAATGAAGAACATAACAAACATGAAGAAGAAATCTATCGTCAAATCCAACATGATGTGGAACATATCCATCAACATGAAAATGAGATCTATAAAGTCCTTCAAAGTGAAATCGAGGATACAAGAAGCTATATTGATTCTCGAATTGATAAAGTAGTAGCAAAAGGAACTATAGAAGGTTCAAAAAAACAAGTAATTAACGGATAAAAATAACCGTCACAAGAACTCCTACATCTTTATAGTATTTATAACAAAATGCTATGAAAAAACTAATTTTATCTTTATTTTTGGCTCTTACGGGAATAGTAAACAGCCAAACAGTTATCGAATTTGATAACATGGAAACATCTTCACCCACTTACCTTACAGCAGGATGGTTTATACCTGCGACAACAGCAGGATGGTTTAATAACGCCTCAGTATCCCCAACGGTATCAGCAGTAATTTATGGAGCAGGAAATGGCTCATCAGGATTAGAACAAGATTGGTATTCAATGCCAACTGTAACTTTAGATCCAAACAAATTATATCAAATTAGATTTCGTGTAGCATCATATACATTCTCTTCCCCATCAGCGGCTACACGTGGATTAGATGCAGCTGATTATTTAAGTGTTCAAGTATCATCAAATGGTGGGACGTATGTGACTGAAATGCGTATAACTGGGAATTCAAATGCAACGTGGCCTTTCACTAACACTAACTTAGTCATCCATACAGCAAACGGCTCCTTTACAAACTCAGCAGCACCAGCAGGAGATGTTTATGCAGCTAACACTGGAGCATCAACATCAACTCCTTCAACTTATACTTTAAACTTAGCAGCTAACTTGAATTCAGTTGCTATAGATTTTTATTGCCGTATTAACTCCGCAGGAGAAGAATGGTGGTTAGATAATATTGAATTAATCCAAATTGACCCTTTACCTGTTGAATTAATATCATTTGAAGGAATGCCAACTGAAAAAGGAAACTTATTAGTTTGGGAAACAGCCTCAGAACATAATTCAGCTTATTATTGGGTTGAAAAATCAACAACTGGATATTTTACTGAGAATTCTATTGTTGGGCAAAAACCAGCTGCAGGTAATAGTACAACAATAATGACATATACATTTATTGATAATGATTTTGAACCAACATTTAATTATTATAGACTCACTCAGGTTGACAACGATGGAAAATTTAAAGTATATAGCCCAATTCTGGTAGACAACTCAGTAAAACAAAAGACAGTTGTTAAAACTATTAACATGATGGGTCAAGAATGTACTCCAAACACTCAACAAGGAATGTATATTGAAGTTTATGATGATGGTACTATGAAAAAAGTTTGGAAGAACTAAAAATCTTTAATATATTAAGGTTATAAAAAGGAAATTATGAGCAAGTTAAATCAAGTTAAAATTCCAATAACATTAGATGATCTAATTGAAATATTACCACCACCAGAACAACCTAAATGGAGACTAGTAAGGGAACGAGATGGTTTAATTAAACAATCAGCTGAGGTAATATGGATTGAGTTTGATGAAAATGGTTTTTTTAAAGCAAAACATGACACCCCAGATATAGGACGATCATTGATAATGTCTCCATTCAATGCTTTTTTTACATGGCAAACAACCACAATTACAGGCATACAAGAGCAAAGAGAAGACTATATTTGCTTTGATACAAAAAATAGCAGATATGAACTATTTAAAATCAAACCAAATGAACAAGCAATCATAGACATGATGCAACAAGATGAAGAATCAGGATTATATGAAGAAGATGAAACAAACAGTAGTATATGAAGGCAAAGCTAACTGGAGTAGAAAGGCAGTCCTAACACTTGAAGACGATATGGTTGAATTTGATTGTTCAGATGAAGAATATGGTCCAATCCGTTTCCCGTTACAAACGTTACTTGATGCTATAAAAACACATACAGAAGATGAATAAAGAAACTTTAGATATACTCATTGATGCTATAAGTGATACCGAATGGAATGAGTTACGATTACGTGCTGATTCTAAAAAGGCATTCAATGCATCAAACATATTCAGTGCAAAAAGATCTTCTGCAATTGAATTTGGTGATTGGATTTTAAAGCATAATCTTGTAAATGGATATGATGAAGATGGATCTGCATGTTGGGTTCTAGCAGATGGTAGTGGAACAACATACACTTCACTTGAATTATATAATGCATACATGAATGGTGACTTTGAACAAGATGAAGATGATATGTCAGTTTGGGATGTTACTTTGATGGATGGTTTAGAAGATTTATAAAATGGGAAAATTTAAAATTACTTTAATATCAGATACCCATACAAAGCATAACCAACTTTCAACAACAAAGTCGTTACGCAAGATGGATCAACCGCTAGATTTACCTGGAGGTGACATTTTGATACATGCTGGTGATTTTATGAATTCAGGTTACTATAAAACAGAAGCAATTGAATTTTTTAATTGGTTTGAAGCAATCACCAACTATGATACAAAAATATTCATTGCTGGTAATCATGACCGTATAATGGAAGATGATCCAACGTGGGCTCAAGGTTATTTAACAGGATATAAAACAATAGAATATCTACAAGATGGAGAGCTTGCTCTATATTTTGATGGACCAAACGGAGATATGCCTGAAGAAAATGTTCGCATATATGGTTCACCTTGGCAACCTGAATTTTGTAATTGGGCATTTAACTTGCCTCGCAACGGAGAGGAAATGAGAGCACGGTGGGATGCAATCCCAGACAATACAGACATTCTAGTTACACATGGACCAGCATATGGACATTTGGATTTTGTTCGATACAATGGAGTCAATGTTGGTTGTGAAATGTTACGACAACGAATAAATGAGATTCGTCCAAAAATTCATGTTTGTGGACATATACATCAAGGATATGGATACTATTTTGATGGGCATACACATTTCTTTAATGCAGCCGTTTTGAATGAACAGTATATGTATGCAAATTTACCATTTAATTTTGAATGGGATAATATTACAAATGAAATAATATGGTTATGAAAACAACCAAAGGAGATAAAGTACTAGTAAGCAATATATTCTTACCTGAATTTCATAAACAATACAAACCAGATCAATGGTATGAAGGAGAATTTATTGTTGAATGTCATCCATTGTCTGTATTCAAATATAGAGTAAGAGTAAATAATGTTATTTCGGATTGGAAAAATATGAAATCAATAGAAAAATAATATGGCAAAAAGATTAAGCAGACAAGAAAAAATTGACCAAGCAATAATTGACATCATTAATAAAATGTTTAAAATTGCTGGTCATGATGTCACTTACGAAGACATAAAAGATCGTAAAGACAGTTGGTTCAATGAATGGACAATAACTGAAGCACAATATGGTGAGTGGCAGGAATGGGGTAAAAAATATTTTCAAAAGAAACTTAACATGTATGCTAAACAAGCAGAAAAAGAAATGAATTGGGCTGGCTTAATGTGGGGTTTAAAATTTAGTGATTTTCCTAAAGTAGAGGAATAGATCTTTAAAAATAAGTTTCGTATATTCAAATAAAAATAAAAGTTATGACAAAGAAAAGATTAAAGTATCGGTTGTTTAGTTTCCTAAGAAACTTAGGTATGCTTTGTAAAAAGCCAGTTGAGCCTAAAAAACGACTAAGAGTAGCCCGTACAATATACCCTGAAAATAGAGTATCATCTATAGACGCTGAACGAGCAGTATGGGTAGAGAACAAAAAGAAAGCATTAAAAGGGTGTATGTTTAACACAGATACAAATACTTGCAAATGTGGAATATCATCTGTTGATGATTTTGCTTATAAAGGATGTGAAAAATAAGATATGTTTTATAAAATAAGATTATGGTGGAAGTATGAAGGTAGATATTACCATAAAGACTTCATTCAAGGTATGAAAAATCTATGGGAATGGTTCCCTACAATTTGGAAAGATAGAAACTGGGATAGTAATTATATCTATAAAATCCTCCAGTTTAAACTTGAACAGCAAGCATGTTGTATAGGAGGTAATGATCGTCACACTACTGCTCAACGCGATGCTGAAATGATGTTATTGTGTGCTCGCTTATGTTATATTCAACAAGAAGATGCATATGAAACTGAATACTTAGATTATCTACACCAGGAACATGAATTTATTCCAACGGATGAAACTAATAAATGGTACACAATGGAGTTTATCACTGTTGAAGATAATTTAGATGAATATTTTGCTTTATATCCTCGTCAATATAAACTTGCTTTAGAAGGGAAAATCGCTTGGTATGGAAAACCAACAGATGGGACTGATAGAAAAGAAATAGCAATGTGTATCGCATATAACAATCAAAAACGCTCACATGAATTATTATTCAAAATACTAGAACAACAAATAAAAAACTGGTGGGATTAATAAACAACATATGATAAAAATAGATTTCGACAACCCAAATACAGAACCAGAACCAGAAGATGCTATGGGTGCGGCTGTATCATTATTAATAATCATAATGATTGTACTTTATTGTCTGGCGGGGTAAAAGGAATAGGCTTTTAAAAATAGGTTACTTATATTTAAATAAATTAAAAAATAACAGTTATGGAAGTTAAAATTTATCGCGAACCTGAAAATGTAGGTTTGTTGCTAGACGAAAATGAGCTAGCAGAGTATCAAAAATTAGCAGAGGAATTAGGTATCCCTGAGGTAAAACAAGGTAAAACACCTAGTGTCTATCAAACATTAAACCAAGTACAAATTAGAGCATTAGAAGCGTTATGCCCTGCTAAAACTAGTCTAGAAGAATATAATCGAAGCACAGTACCAGTTGAAGTATTACGCGCCATTAAGTTTATTAAAGACAACGAAATGTTTGACTTTATTAAAGTATGGTTCGATAATAAAAATCCTGATCCTTTGATTGTGGGAGAAAGATATCGAACTCAAAGTGATAGAGAAAATGGTTATACCTGGAACACTGAAAAAGTATTAGTTGCTAGATGGGGCGATTGTGCTTATGAACTACCTGAATTAGTTGAGATGGGTAAGGAAAGACTAAAAAGAGAATTCACTGAGAAGGCTATTGATAAGCAACAGAAAATTGAATCATTTCTTCAACACCCTGAAGTGTATGTGAATAAGTACCTTAATGAAGGTTATATAAACTTTGAAAGGGATTAAATTTTTAAAATTATCTTTCGTATATTAAAATAAATTAAAAAGATAAGTGTTTAATTAAAAAAGAAAAGTTATGTTAGATCTAAGCAAAGACTCATTTTTGACAAATGAGCAAATCAAAAGAATCGCTCCGAGCGTATTCACAGCCACAGCGGCTAGTAATGTATCACAACATTACACTCACATCCCAACATCAGTAATTGTGGATGACATGAAACAATTAGGATGGCAAGTAGTAGATGCCAAGGAAGTTAAAGCACGTAAAGGTGTAGGATTCCAGAAACATCTGATTGTATTTAGAAACCCAGAAGTAGTAATTAATGGTACAGATGGTGATGATGTTTTTCCACAGATTCTATTAACAAATAGCCATGATGGTAAAAATGCATTTACATTTACAGCTGGTTTGTTTAGAATGGTATGTGAGAACGGACTAGTAATTTCAACTGAACAGTTTGAAGATGTCAAGATGAGACACTTAGGGTATACATTTGAAGAACTACAAGTAAAGATCCGGGAAATGGTTGAACGTCTACCATTGACTGTTGAGTCAATGAATAAAATGAAGAGTATACAACTGGATGAGAAACAAGCAGTTGAGTTTGCTTTGAAAGCATTAGCAACACGATTCAATGAAGATGAAATGAAACGGATTACAGTTGACGCTAAGGAACTATTGAAACCAGTTCGTAAGGAAGATGAAGGAAGTGACTTGTGGTCAATATTTAATGTGGTTCAAGAGAAGATTTTGGATGGAGACTTTAACTACGTAGCGGGAAATAGAAGTAGAAAGGCTCGTAGAATCAAGAACTTCAATCAAGACTTGAAAGTTAATAAAGAATTGTTTGCAGTGGCTGCTAAATATATAGCAGCCTAAGCAACAAATCGTCGCAAGTAGAACCGACGGCCGCGTAAAGGTGCCGCTACTATAAGATTCGGGGTAAGTCAGGTAAGCAATTATACGCTGGTAGGCACCCACAGGTTCGAATCCTGTCCTGACTACAAAACGCTTCATAACCGTTTCTTTTACCTGCCGTGTGGATACGAACGCACGGCAGGTTTTTTTATTAAAGGAATTGTTTAAGCAAAAGAAATTTCGTATATTAAAATAAAAAGTTATGGAAACAGTTAAATGTGAACACAAAAAGACTTATGTAGCAGTACGCCACATGAATGGTCTAACAATAGTTAAATGCAGTAATTGTGGTTGTATAGTATAAAATATGGTAAATATTGGAGCATTATTATTAGGAATGATTTTTGGATTATTAGCTCAAATAGCTACATTTTTTCAACTACAAGGCCCTATGAAGTATGAATGGTTTAAAACCCATTATTGGTTAACAGTATTAATGGGTATTCCAATATCAATGTTGTTTATGTACTCGGTTAAAAATATGATAACAGCATTTGATGGTCAAATGTGGCCATCACGTTTAATTGGATTTTCAATTGGTGCGATGGTGTTTAGTTGGTTGAGTTGGTCTGTATTTAATGAACCGTTAACAATGAAAACTATCATTTGCTTAATATTAGCCTTTGGAATATTATTAGTACAATTATTTGTTAAATAAAAGATTATGGAAATTAAATTAGATAAAGTTACATTTGAATTCATCCAAGAAGAAAATTGTTGTTCAAATGACATGGGTGGGTATGAACTACTAACAATCGAATGTATGTCAGATATGGGCATCTCAGATTCAGAAGGAGCATTTTATGTTTTAAAAACAGAGCAATGGGCTATAGATGGACCTGAAGATTTAGAAGCGTTGTTAGGTAAAGTTAAACAAGCAATAGATATTGTAAGATGAAACGAGTTACACTCCGTACACCACAAACACCTAAACTCAATGAAATGATTGGGCGGGTATTAACTAGTAATTTATTCTCAACATTACGAGGCCGTTTGCTTTATATTCAAAAAGATAAATGTTACTTTGAAATAATTGAAAACCCGGAGTATACAAAATACAATGAAAGCGCTGGCCAAGTAGAATACTTACCTGAACATATGGTTGTATGTATGGAGTTTGAGGAGGAATAGATTTTATAAAATAGGTTTCGTATATTAAAGTAAATTAAAAAATAAAGGTTATGATGAACGAGAAAAAATGTTGGCAACTAATTGAAGCAGCCCGATGGAAACTAGACCATAGTTACAAAAGAATATCAAACGAATGGTCAGAACTATCAGATGATGATTTTAAAACACTAAAAGAATTTATTCATAGTAAAGCAGGATTATTATCAAGAACATATCAAGATGCTTGGTTAGGACGAGATGGTGGACCTGGAATTGATGTGAGTGATGATAGTTGGAGTGATTTAGTTTATGATGTAGTTGGCCGGGGTGAAGAATTTTATAACACAGTTACAGTTGAACAGCTAAGAGAAATAGCTGACAATTATGATTATGAAGAAAGCTTCTGTTACTGCTGCCAGAAGTAAAGGAATAGGTTACCCCAAATGAGTTTCGTATATTAAAATAAAAAAGTTATGACAGAAAAATTGATTGAAAAGCTAAAAGAAATTACAGGTGTATCGTTTGTATCGGTTACATATGTTAATCAACAGAATGAGAAACATCAAACATTATTCAATGTTGGAGTTGATTATGAAAAAGCTAAACTGAAAGATATAGAGTATCTAAAAGGATTAGATGTATCTACTCTAAATAGTTCTGTAGATGTTGAATTATTAGAAGAAGCTAGAGTGGAATTGTTAAGTAGCTTTCAAACACCATCTAAAAATCGTTCTGAAGGGATTAAGAATGCTTATACTCATTTAGGTGCTGGTTTGAAAGTACATAATGAGAAAGGGACTTTGTTTGTATATGGAATGAAAGTGAAAAAAGTAGTATTAGAAGAAGGTGATAAAAAAGAAGATACTAGAAAGCCACTTACCAAAGCTAAAGACACAATTAGAAAGTACCTTAAAACATCTCAATATAGACAATATGAAATTGGAAGATCATTTCAATACTCATTAAGAGGAGATACAATTGTATTTGAATAAGGAATATTTTAAATAAGATATTTTACTTATATTTAAATAAAAAAATTATGAAAGGGTTTTGGAATGTTATTAGTGGAGTGTTGATGATTAGTTTTGTTATAATGGCTGTGAGTTTATTCTTCAAAGCATTATTCCACCCTAAATATTGGTTTTATACTTGGGGTCTATTATTATTAGGAATATACACTTATAATTTTGCCCCAAAGCAAAAATGTAATGTATGCCTTACAGATGAGTATATTGATGGAAAATAATCTTAAACATATCATTGATGGATGCGTTCAAAACAAACAAGCGAGTCAAACAACACTGTTCAATATGTTCTACAGTAAAATGTTGCATGTGAGCCTTAAATACACTCAAAACGAACACCAAGCACAAGACATAGTACAACTCAGTTTTATTAAAATATTTAACAGAATATCTCAATACTCATATAACAACTCAATAGAGGGGTGGATGCGTAGAATTGTAATTAATACAGCTATTGATGAAATAAGAAAAGATAAATTCAAAAACAATACTGTTGATGTTAATACTACTCATCTTAAATCTGAGGAAAAAAAGTATAGTGAGGATTTTTTAGATACAATACTATTAACAATAGAGAAACTACCTGATTCATATAGGAAAGTTTTTAAATTATATGTGTTAGAAGAACACCCACATAAAGAAGTAGCTGAAATATTAGGTATAAATGAAGGGACTTCTAAATCAAATCTATTCAAAGCAAAAGCTAAATTAAGAGATCTTCTTAAAGATAAATTAGTAGAGGAAGATTTTATTTAAAATAAGTTTCGTATATTTAGATAAATTAAAAAATAAAAAAGGTTATGGAAGAAATGAAAAGACGCGGTCGCCCCGCAAAGTACAGTAATGTAGCAGCAGTGCCTTCACTGATTGATTTTTCACAAATCACTAAGTTGGATCAACTAGATGTTAATCCAAGAATGTTAGAAGCAATGCCAAGTGGAATTAAAACTATTGATGGGTTCTTTTCCCACGAACAAGGCATACCATGTGCTTCTAATGTTATGATTATCGGAGATCCAGGTGTTGGAAAAACAACAGTAATGTTAGACATCCTATCGGCGGTTCAAAACAAAGGCTCAAAATGTTTGTTTGTGTCGGGTGAAATGGGTCGCAAACAGATGTTTAAATACACTGAACGATTTAAACAGTTTGGTGTTGTAGATACATTATTTGTGAGTGATTATACTCAATACAATACTAAGGATGTTATGGAACAAGCATTTGACTTAGGATATGATTGTATTTTGATAGATTCAATTGCGGAAGTACTAGACGGTGTTAGAGATGATAATGGATGGGATCGTAAAACAGCTGAATCATGGTTAGTTGATGTTTGTGTTAGACATAACAAAGGTGAGAATAAAGAAAATAAATTCACAGCATTCCTACTAATACAACAAGTAACTAAATCAGGAGAGTTTGTAGGTTCAAATAAATTGAAACATATGACTGATGCGCTCCTAGAAATGAGACGTAGATCAGAACGAGATGGAGGTGGAACATATATGTCATTTCAAAAGAACCGAAACGGGAATGTAGAACAAGAACTAACATATGAGTTGGCTCATAATAAGATTGTTTATGGATTAGTTACAGGTAAAGAAGAATAATAAAGGACGACCCCCATTAGGGGGTCTTACTTATATTTATATAAATTAAAAAAAAGAAAATTATGGGAAGTGTAATTAGTGATATTGAATGTCCAAATTGTAATCAAGAAGCATATGATGACTTTTATTACAAGACAGGAGAAGAGTATGTGAATTGTAGTCATTGTGGCTACCACTACTCAGCAACAATTAAGAATCGGGATAAAAAACTAAGTGAATTGACTGATGATGATTGGGAAATTAAAGAACTAAAGAATCCATATGGCGCATACCGAATTAGTGGTTATGGTTCAAAAGGATTTGCTTGTGGTGCTTTAGAAAATGAAGAACAATTAAATGAATTGAAGCAACAACTAGAAGAATCAATTCATGTAGGAGTTGAAGTAGAATACTTTACAATTAGTCGTTTTGTAGATGGTGAAATTAAAGTTGAAATTGTAATTGATAATGGTCCTAAATATGACTCAGCAGGATTTTCAATTGAAGACCGATTTGAAAGTGAAGCAGGTGGAGAAAGAGACTGTGGAAATAATGATGATGAAGGGGACTTTTTCAATTAAAAAATAAGAGTTATGAGTACAACATTTGGAGTTAAAATACCATCAACAGGAGAAATAGAACCTATAGCACGACGTGTAGGAGTGGGAAACGGAAAAGTAAGTGTTTATTTTACTAATGAAATTGCTGAATTGTTACCTGATGATACAGAAGTAGAAGCAATGGATAATTCACCACAAGGTATATTCACAATTGGTGACATTAAAGAAAAAATAGGGGAATAAATTTATTAAAATAAGTTTCGTATATTAAAATAAATTAAAAAGAAAATTATGGCTGGAAGAAATTATGGAACTATGTTCATGGGTTATTATTATGATGAAAGTTGGACTAATATTGGTTATGATATTTATATTGAAGGTGGAATTGCTTTTCACAATGTAGCATATCATTCAAAACGGCAACTCATAGTTCAACTTACTAGAGATGGACATAATAAAGATGAAATTAAAACTAGAAGAGTTAAATACTTAAAATAAGATGGCAATAGTACGATTTATAGCAGACTTACATTTAGGTCATATTAACATGGCTTTACATCGGGGCTTCTCAACAGTAGAAGAACATGATGAATATATTATTGAAAAATATAATAGTGTTGTTTCAAAACGAGACGTTACATATATTTTAGGTGATGTGACAATGGAGAAATCAGCTCCATACCCATTGCTTGATCGTTTAAATGGTATAAAACATGTTGTATTAGGTAATCATGACCGACGACAAGACGTTAAAAAATTACTTGAATATGTTGAAAGTGTAGCTGGTATGATACAATACAAAGGTGTTATGTTAACACATTGTCCAATTCATCCAATGGAACTTGATTATCGTTTCAACTATAACATTCATGGTCACATCCATGACAAACAAGTAATGAGAGATGTTTATCACCTTGGTACATACAAAATAACTCAATTAATAGATGAACGTTACATTTGTGTTTCATGTGAGCGGGTTGATTATACTCCAAAAACATTAGAGGAATTAGGTATTAAAAGATAATTTCATATATTAAATAAAAATAAGAGTTATGATATTTAAAACATTGTATAAACGTTCCACGACAGGAAAAATCAGTGAATGGACAATTGAAACTGAAACAAATAAATTCAGAACAATGTCAGGGTTCACTGATGGTCAAAAAGTTATATCTGAATGGACTGTATGTGAGGCTAAATCATATTGTACAGCAGAAGAACAAGCACAAAAGCAAGCTAAAGCGTTACATAAAAAGAAAATGGATTTAGGAGCATTTGAAGACATCAATGACATTGATAAACCTATATTCTTCAAACCAATGTTGGCTCATGATTACAATGACTATAAAGACAAAATCAAATATCCAGTAGCAACTCAACCTAAATTAGATGGTGTAAGATGTATTATTGATATTGATGGAATGAGAAGTCGCAACGGGAAAGAACTTATATCTGCCCCCCACATTCATGAAGCATTAAAACCACTATTTGAAAAATATCCTGATTTAGTATTTGATGGTGAGTTGTATGCTCATAAGAGTGATGGGGTTGATTTTAATAAGATTATCTCGTGTGTTAGAAAAACAAAACCAACTCCGAATGATATAATTGAAAGCAAACAATACATCCAATATTGGATCTATGACTTGCCATCACATACAGGTCAATTCCATGAACGAAGTTTTGCTATAAATGATTTAGATTTACCTGGATGCTGTATTGTAGTTGATACAACTATTATACATAATGAAGAAGATTTAATGGATATGTATCGTGTTTATATGGCTGATGGGTATGAAGGTCAAATGGTTAGAGTGTTAAGTAGTGAGTATGAGAATAAGCGTTCAAAACACTTACTTAAACATAAATCATTCATGGATGATGAGTTTGAAATTAAAGGCGTAGTTGAAGGTAAAGGAAAACTAACAGGTAAAATAGGCAAACTAGTATTTGATGGATTTGATTCAGCAGTGAATGGAGACCATGAGTATTTAGAAATGTTATTTAAACGAGGTGATTTAATAGGTAAAAAAGCAACTGTTAAATACTTTGAATTAACCACAGATGGCGTTCCACGATTCCCTAAAGTAATAGCAATAAGGGATTTTGAATAATAAAATTAGTTTCGTATATTAAAATAAATTAAAAGTGATATAATGAGTGATAAAAAAACAACAACAAGCGGAATTGGTATTGGAACAGTATTGTTTCTGATATTCTTAACCCTTAAATTAGCAGAAATAGGACCAGTAGCAAATTGGTCATGGTGGTGGGTAACAAGCCCGTTATGGATTCCATTAGCGTTAGTTATAGCAATAGTAGCAATTGCGGCTATTGTAGCTGTAATTGTAGCTATAATCGCAGTCACACTAAAATAATATGACTAAAAGAGATACATCATGGGACGACCCACAGTTATCAGATGGAGACATGCCTATTAAAAAAGAAAAGACTATGAAATTTAAAGAAGGGGACATTTTAGAATTCAAAGGAGCTGAAAACTATGAAGCCCAAGAAGGAGCAACAGCTGTATTTCAAGGATACTATGTTGGAGCCGGAGATGAAGAATATGTCAAAGTAGAATGGATCAGAGATGATCTATCAGGCAGTCAAGACAATGGTGGTTATTTTGAATATCAATTTGAAAAAATAAAGGAAGAGGTTCTCTAAAAATAGTTTCGTATATTAAAATAAAAATAAGAGTTATGAAAAATTTAAGATTTAATTTCGAAGAAGGAAAACAGCGAGTAATTACTATGTTAGAAGAACATGTTGATAGTTTCACTAATGAGATGTTTCAAGACATTGGAATAGTAGTAAATAGAGATAAAGATAAAACAGTTGATGAAATTGAGGACATCATTCAAAGTATTCGACTCAATTTTAACGCGTGTAAAAATGCTATATCAAAAGTAAAATCAGCTACAAGTATTATAGAAGTAATAGAAGCAATGGATGATACAGGATTTGAAGGAATGGAAGAAACAGTATTGAATGAATTATTTGGACTTGAATCAATAACTATAGATTAAAAATTATGAGTGGAGGAACATTTGATTACAACCAACGACGTATTAGAGAAATAGCTGACCGTGTTGAACATGAAATAGCTTTAAGTGGAGCGCCTAAAACAGAACGTGAATTAAAAGAAGAATCATGGCGTAATGATGATTGGTATAAAAAATATCCTGAAGATTTAAACCATTACACACTCCCAGATGAGGTTATGACTGAGTTCAAAAGAGGCTATGAAATACTCCGCAAAGCAGAAATATATGCTCAACGTATGGATTGGTTGTTAGCCGGTGATGATGGGAATGAATCATTTTTAGAACGTCTAAAAGAGGAACTAGATATTTTAGATTTTGAACTTTCAGTGAAAAGATTTACAAGGGAAGAAGATGATGAAGATTAGTTTCGTATATTAAAAGAAAAAAAGGTTATGAAAAGTTTAAAAGAAGTTAAAGAGCAACTAATCAAAAATGGATTTGAAAATTCATATCCATTCAATGATTACACACTAGTGCAATATAAGGCATCAAATGGTAATAGTTTTCACATATATTTGGATGAAACTAAACCAAACCGTGTAGCGGCATTAAGAGGAATGAAACCAACTACAATTATGGCTTTTGGTTTGATCGGGAAATTTTGTGGTAGTGGTAAAGTTGGTAGAAAGTTTTCATTCAAAACACCTGAGGATTTAAAGAATAAATTAGAAAATTGGGTTTATTGATTAAGGGAATAAAATTCATAAGATTGATTTCGTATATTTAAATAAAAAAAGTTATGAAGAAAAACACAGTAACATCAACATTCCATCATGAAATTGAATGTGGTGAGGAGTATCTAGAAATAGAATTTGATTGTGAACTACATCCTGAAAATGATGGTATTGGTTCATATGAATTTTGGGGTTCATCTTATTATGATGCTGGTACTAATTATTTAGTCTTAGATGAATTGAAATGGGATAAAACACAATTCACAGATAAACAGAATGATATAATAGAAAAACATATAGATAACAACTGGGCAACATTAGAAGAAATCATTACACAAGAGTTGTATGATGAATATAATGGTTATGAGTATGATGAGGATGAAGATTATTAAAATAGGTTTCGTATATTAAATAAAAAAAAAGGTTATGAAAAAGTACAACATTCAACTAGAAAGTGTTAGAGCGACACTAACAGGAAAAATTAAAGGGTTCGAGAATGGTATTAAAAATACTATGGAGAATGAGTCTATCTCTACTGAAATGAAAAACCGTTCTATTCATACAATTGAGTTTGCTCTAAGGGAGTTAAAAGAAGTCCTTGCCCAATTAGAATATTTTGATGAAAAGGATGAAGAAGCTTAAAATAAATTTCGTATATTAAAGTAAATTAAAAAATAAAGGTTATGGAAGTAAATGAGTTTAACATCGAACAAGTGATTGCTGAAGCAGTCAACATGCACCCAATAATCAGACAATGCTCAGCTGATTTTCCTGAAAAGTTAAAAATGCATTTCATATTGGAAACAGAATTTGAGGGTGACATAAAATCATTCATTACTAATTTTATGATGTTCCTAATTGAGACTGAGGAATTTGAAACGGCCGCTTTGGTTCGTGATGAGTTTATAAATAAAATGTAAGAGGAATATTTTTAACAAAGTAAATTACGTATATTCAATTAAATTAAAAAAAGAAAAGTTATGAAAAAAGTAGAATTGATTAAGCAGCTAGAAGCAGCAAAAACATTATCATCACAGGTTGATATTGACAAAGTGATTGTACTGATTGAACAAATTGAATCAGAAGCAAAAATAGGAATTACCCAAGCATTAGCTGATGAGGTAGCAAACAGAATTGAAAGGGTATTAGATCATAATAGTGAGGATCTGATTGATTTGGATAGCGCTGAGCTTGAATTGACTTATGATAATCGGATTGAGTTGCGTAGTGTGGATGTGAATGTTTATGAAATAATGGAACATGTAGGGGCTGTACTGAGTGAGTATATAATTGAAGAACCAGAAGAGGAAGATCTACAAGTAGAGACATACAATGAGAACTCAACAGAACAAGTAGATGGGTTTATTGAAGCTCAAAGAGAAGCAGAATAAATAAAATAAAGTTTAATAAAGGAAGGCTCTCATTAGAGAGCCTTTCGTATATTCAAATAAAAAAGTTATGGAAAAAAGAGACAGAGAACAATTGCTATATGAGGCAATGGAACAATTAAACACAGCGATTAGAAACATTGAAACAGCGTTGAGAGGAACATCAATGAAAGGACATGCTGACGCTTATATTATAGGACATCTACGCAGCTGGGTTGATGCTGAGGGTACTTACAATATGGGTATTCAACAGTACATTGATAGGTTAGATGAAGAGGATGATGGAGATGAAGATTAGTTTCGTATATTAAAGTAAATTAAAAAAAGAAAAGTTATGAGTAAATTTAATCAATTATGTGTTTGGCCTGCAACAACATTAGGAGACAGCAAACCACAGGAACTAGTTAATTTTTTCCAACAAGAATTTAACACTAGGATCCAATTTGAACAGGAAGTAATTACCAATCCTGATTTGGATAAGAATGGAAATGAAATAAAAGACACAGGTGGTAGAACTGATTTGTTATTTTATGTTCATGATGATGATATTACTTCATTTGCAATACCACGATTACAAGTAGGTATCCGTTGGTGGGAGGATGTTGTATCATATAATGACAATTCACACCTATATTCAAAAGAAATACTTGATAAATATTCTGTAAAATGGTAACAACAGAACAATCAATAGAGCAGATTCAAAAGCGAATTGAGTTTCTTCAAACAGACAAAACAGTATGGACCATGGCTTGGGAAGGAAGCACTTACAACCATGGCCCATACTTAAGACGATTAGAAGTTAAACGTTTAAAAGCCAAATTAAAACGGCTACATAAAAAATTAGTTAAGAAGGGATAGCCATCAATAAAATTTGTTTCGTATATTCAAATAAAAAAGGTTATGAAAAGTATTAAATCGGCAGACCACATTATTGGCTATAACGAGAGTGCGATAGCCAAAGGTGAACGTAACGATTGTGTAGTTAGAGCAGTTGCATCAACGTTTGGATTGAAGTATGATGTTGCTCATAAGTTTGTAGCGAATGAATTTGGACGGGAACCACGAAAGGGCACATTTGGAACCACATTGAAACTAAGAGCTAGAGATAACATATTAGGAGTCAAATACAAATTAGTACATAAAGAAAACCTATTATACCCCGGATCAGATATACACCAGAAAAAAGGTGGTGAGCCAGTTAATGTACCGTTACGTTTATTTCTAGAACGGTTTCCTAAAGGAAGATATTTAATAATAGTTAAGGGACATGCATTTTCAATTATTGATGGAGTTGTAGTAGGAAATGATAATGATGGTAACCGACTCAAAGCAAAGGTATTATTTGCCATTAAAGTAGAGGATTAAAATAATTAAAATAAGTTTCGTATATTAAAATAAAAAAAAAGTTATGGAAGTTTTAACACGCTCAGAGAACACAGTTGTAGAACGCCTAATCAAAATTCAACACCCAACAGAAGGGGTTATGATCTATGTTGAATTAGTTGATGGGGATAGTAAAAAAGTACTTGATTATTCACTACGAAGTAAAGATGGACACCATATTGATGAACCAGAACTGGTAGCTGAAGTATTAGAATTTATTGATAAAGTAATTGGGGAATAAACTTAGTAAAATTTGTTACATATATTAAAATAAAAAAGAAAAGTTATGAGTAAGTATGTAGAATTAAGAAGAAACCCACCTAAACTAACTATTAAAGAAGGAGCTAGAGAGGTAGTGTTTACAACAGTATCATGTATGTGTGATAACATCCATTACATGACATTTAAGAAGAATGATGATGGTGATTTCAAAATGCATTGTAACGGATTCGCTTATTCCAATTTCCAAATAAAACATCCAAAACATGATGTTGAATGGGAAGCAGATGAGAATGAATGGGGTGGAGTCATAGCAATGATCAATTCAGGAACATCAGTTATATCAGAAGTAAAAAGTAGATAAAGGAATAAAAGATTAAAAATAAGTTTCGTATATTAAAATAAAAAAGAGAAATTATGAAAATTAAATTTTTAAAAGACCAGTGCATCGAAGTTTGTGTAGGATTTGATGAAGAAGAGGATCCCATTATGGAGGAAGAAGAAATAACCGCTGGGGAAGTATTCAACGATGTTGAGATTATTGATACTATGGACGAGGACATTATTGAAGTACAGTTTGCAGATGGATCCGTAAGCTTTATCGATAAAGGGAATGGTGGTGTAGAAATAAGTGAGGATTAAGAGATATAAAATAAAGAACGTATATTAAAATAAAAAAAAGATGAAATATAAAGTAGGAGATAAAGTAAAAATTGTATCATCAGAAAACGGATCAATCAATAAAGTAGATGATGTAGGAACCATTGTTGAATATGATTTAGATGAAAATGATAGACTAGATTATAGAGTACTTGTAGAAGGACGAACACACGTTGGAACAGAAAATACCGCAAATTGGCACACTGAGGATGAAATAGAACTAATACAAGATTAACATGGGAGTAGTGGGTGTTATATTAGTATTGCTAGTTGTAATAAGCATAGGAGAGATAAGTAATGACTTTAAAAAATAATTAGTACCATAAAAAGAGGGGAATAAAAAATATAAATTTAGTTTCATATATTCAAATAAAAAAGTTATGAAAATAAAATTAAGTAAGTTCATTAAGAAAGCAGAAATGGCTTCAAATCATCCTAATGTAGTACAAATGGTTAATTCATTAAAAGTAGTGTTACGGAATAAAGGAGACATCCAAATTGATTTAGAACATATGTGTCAACTATTAGGAGTGAAAATTGAGGATTAAAAGAAAGAAATTATGAAAAGATATATAATTGAGGAACAAGTACCTGCTATGGTCACTTACACTTATGAAATAATTGCTAAGGATGAAGAAACAGCAATGGAAATGATCATGAACCGGGAAGCAGATTCATGTGAGACAACTACAGAAACGATTTATGAGAGTTCTGTAACAATAGAATTTACAAGACAAACCATAAAGGAAGAAGAGATATAAAAGAGAGAACGTATATTTCAGTATAAATAAAAAATAAGAAAGTTATGTATAGTTTAGATTGTAGTTACTTTAAGGAAGAATTTAATTCATTACAAGAGTTAATTGATCGTGTAATGTATAGTGGAATGGATCCGAGTTATGAAATAACTAAGAACGGAAAAGGAACAGGTGAGTATTTAGAGGATTTTATAGTGTTTTGATATGGAATTGTTTATAGGAGTATTCATTAGTGTATTGATTGTTATGTTAGTGATTAGAGGTTATTGGGTGGAATGAGATTATAGAGGAGTAAAATAATAAAAATCACTTACGTATATTAAAATAAAAAGTTATGGAAGTAAAAACAGCATTTAAGGAATTAGTTGAGAATGGATTTGATATTCTCCAACTTGAAGTGGATAAATTTGAAGTGACCGACAATGGTAAGTTTGGATTTCTTGAGGAAACAGATCCGTTTATTGTAGATGGAGAGGAATTACTAGAAATTTATGAAACATACCTTGGAGATAATTAAATAAGAAATGAAATAAATGTGATATAAATGAGAACACCATTAAAATATAAAATGTATCATAAGTGTTATTTGAGTGTTTTATACGCGTTTAATTTATTAAGGATATTTACCAATGGGTGACAAACAGGAATATAAGGGGGTAATGAGATTAGAAGTGATTGTGAGTAGGTGGAAAACAGGAGATGATAAGTGTGGAATAGAGGAATGTCGTATCGGACCCTTACATGGTGCGAACACGACCCTTTGGGTAGAGAACGAAAGTATATACAACCCCCACACCCCCACGGGGGAACAGGGGGGAGAATGATTAAAAGGGACTAAAAATTATTAAAATTGTTTCGTATATTTATTAAAAATAAAAGAAATGAAAAAGGAGACAATTAAAATGAACATAGGAGCCACAAGGGAATCACAGAAACAACAGGGGTACTTTGATGGAAGATTTGTTGCGAGGGCGATGGAATCAAAAAAGAAATACACCCGTAAAGATAAACATAAGGGGATAAGCTTAGATTAAAAGAGTTACGTATATTAAAAGAAAAAAGGTTATGAAAGTATTAAAAGAAAATGAATTAAAAGGGAAGACATCAGGGTCTGGATTTAAAGGATACATTAACTGTACCTACCAGGACCTAGTTAGGGTACTAGGGGAACCAACACACCCAGAAGCATCAGGAGATGATAAGGTTCAGAAGGAATGGATTGTAGAGTATAATGGAGAGATATTTACAGTTTATGATTGGAAGACTTATGATGAGGAATACACCATGAATGAATTGGATGAGTTCCATATAGGAGGAAAAACAGATGCCTATGATTTTTTCCTAGAATTAAAAGAAATGATAGATAGTGAGGAATAAAATTATTAGAAATTGTTACGTATATTTCAACATAATTAAAAATATAAAAGGTTATGACAGTAAAGGAGTTAATTAAAAAATTAGAAAAGGTTAAGGACAAAGATCTAGAAGTGATTGTTCAAGGAACCGACCCAACAAATTATATTTACTATAATGATGTTGAGTACATAGGAACTGAAAAAGTATACCTGAGTGAAGATGATAATAAAAAGACTAAAGTATTTATTATTGACGGGGGAATGTTTTAAGTTAAATTTGTTACGTATATTTAAGTAAATTAAAAAGATAAGTGTTATGAAAAAAGTAGAGATTATTGAAGTAAAACAATTGGGACGCCCAGTTAATCCTGAAAGTGTAAGACAATTAAGACTAAAGGAATTAGAAGAAAGAAGAAAGAATGGGGAGATTAAAAAAGGAAGACCCATTAAAGAAGATAGTGTTAGACAGGTAAGGCTAAAAGAATTAGAAGAGAAGAGAAGTAATGGGGAGTTAAAGAAAGGAAGACCTGTTAATGGAGAGAGTAAAAGACAGATGAGGTTGAAGGAAATAGAAGAAAGAAAATTAAATGGAACTTTTAAGTTAGGGAGACCAAAAATGATTAAAAGTGAAGAATAAAAATAAAATAATAGGGGTGTAAAAGCCCCTATTTTAATTACATATATTTAAGAAAAAAAGAGATATGAGTTTAAAGGAAGAAAAGCAACTAGTACTACAGGAATTAGTTAATGTAATGAACAATGGACTAGCTGATGAGGAAAAGCTAACATCTGAATTACTAGGAGAATTAAAAGAAAAGATAGAGGAACTAATGAAAAGTGATTTTTAGGGAGTAAAATCATTAGAAATAGTTACGTATATTAAAAGAAAAAAAGGTTATGAAAGAAGAAACATTTAAGGTGGTATCACCACGAGGAACAGAATTAGAAGTGACAGTAGGAATCAAGAATGAAGGCTACGGTTGGTTTGAATTGTATGATGTTGAAACAGGGGGTGAAAGGGTTTATGCCGAAGGAGGCCTATGGTTTGATAAGGAAGGAGACACAACTTACCTAAGAGATTATGATGGTGTATTTGAATTACCAGAGTATATTATGGATAAGTTAGTTGAAATGGGATATAGTATGGATTGGATTTAGGGGGAATAAGACCCCCTAATTTAGTTACATATATTTAAATAAATTAAAAAGATAAAGTTATGAAGATCAAAATTAAAAGCGTATTGGAAGAGGTGGCACCACAAGTATTCCAGATTAGAGATTTGAATGAGGCAAAAGGAGTAATTCTAAGTTTTATTGAAACTAAAAATATTAAGGACACAGACAAGAAAATAATTGTTGATAATGTGTCCCAATTCAAAAATATAAATGCCGTACATAGGTATATTGCAAATAGTTTATTGAAATATGAGGGGCTAGGAATAAAATAGCCCCAACAAATTACGTATATTAAGATAAATTAAAAAGATAAAGGTTATGAATGAGATTAAAGTAATAAACAGGTTCAAACTGGCCATGAAGAGGGCTAATGAAGGGGAGATATCAGGCCAGGATATAAAGGCCATAGTGGCCTACCAATTGAGAAAATATATTAACGAGGGAGAAGAGCCCTTTAATGACACGGAGTTGGCTTTATTAGCTCACAGGATGGTAACATTTAATTAACAGGAACATAATTATTTAATTTTATTACTTATATTTATATAAATTAAAAAATAAAGATTATGGGAAAAATTAAATTTAAGACTAGAGATTATGACTATGTTAAAGAAGTGATTGAATCTTATGAGGATGATGAGATGTTAAATAACTTTTTAAATGAGTTTAAGGTGGGTGAGGATATAATTTATAAAGATTATTTAGATTTTTGTTATAATTATATAGATGATTTGAGTGAGATAGGATTTATTGAGTGTAATTGGAATGATGAATATGATTATATTTAATTAGTGGGGGTGTAAGAGCCCCCATTTTTGTTACTTATATTTATATAAATTAAAAAGATAAAGTTATGAAGTATTTAGTGATTGATTATTGTTTAAATTTTAGTTTTATTAGTAATAGTAAGGAAGAATTGATTGAGAGTTTAGGTTATGAGGTGGGTGAGATTGAGTTTGAAGAATTGTGTGATAGGGATAAAAATGAGTATGAGATTATTGAAGTTAAAGATGTTAATGGGTTAAAATGGTTAAGTAAGGAGTAAATGAATTAAAGTAAATTACTTATATTTAATTATATTTTAAGATAAAGGTTATGGAGAATTTTGATGGACTAATTAGCTGGGAAAAGATTGAATGGTACTCTGAATATAATGAGGAGTAAGTTTAGTTAGATTGGTTACGTATATTAAATAAAAAAAGGTTATGAAAAATTGGATTGAAACATTAGTATTAGGAGCAATGGGAACCATTGCGGTAGTAGGATTAGTAACGGTAGTAGCATCTATGATTATTGGTGAGATGGATTACAACCAATTTAATTACATCAGTTTAAGTGGGGAGTAAGTTAAGTTAAATCAGTTACGTATATTAAAGTATAATTAAAAATAACAGTTATGAAAAGAAATGAATTAGTAGCAACAGCGATTGCAGCAGGAATTAAAGGAGCTCATACAATGAAGAGCGTAGTATTGGAAGAGATGTTGGCAAACATGGCCAAGCCAGAGACAACAGGGAAACGAGGCCGACCAGTTAAGGCAGATAGTGCCCGCCAAATACGAATTGCCGAGTTGGCTGAGAAACGAGCGAATGGTGAGTTGAAAAAGGGTCGACCAATTAAGGCAGACAGTGCCCGCCAAATGCGGTTAGTGGAGTTAGAGACGAAACGAGCAAATGGTGAGTTGAAAAAAGGTCGCCCGGTGAATGGGGAAAGTGCGCGCCAGAAACGATTGGCGGAAATGGAAGCCAAGAAAGCCGCTAATGGTGGTGTGATGCCACTTGGAAGACCAAAAGTAGTAATTAACGACACCGCTTCATAACCGGTTATCTTAAATATACACCTTGTGAGCCCGAGTAATCGGGCTTTCGGGGTACATGAGAACGCAAACATTTTTACAGAAACACGGAGCCGACATTTTGAGTATGGATGGCAATTTAGACCAAGCGGTGATAACGTTACGACTTGAAGACGGACGACTAGCGTTTTATTGGTTCGATGAGGGAGAGTATATTAAACACGTTATAAAGGAGTAATAACACCAAACATTGTTACGTATATTAAAGTATAATTAAAAATAACGGTTATGGAAGTTTTAGTATGTTTATTATTGGCAGTGGGAGTAGTAGGTGTTAAATTTGCTTTATTGTATATTCTAAATTGAAGGTTATGACAGCAAGAGAGTTTATGGACGCGTGTAACACGTTTACACAATTCGGAAAAATTAAAGACATCGATTTCGAAATGGAGTTATGGTGTGATCGACTTGACAAAGTGGGTAAATTGGAGTTGCGAGGTTTCGATTTCGAAAACGGAACAGTAGTGTTAGGTGAGTATATTGATTTCGGATGTGATTGTTGTGGTGGGTATTATGAAGACCAGACATACGATTTAGATGACTTAGCTCGTAATGGCTACCTAGGAGACCTAATCGACATGTTAGATGACATATTGAGAGCAAAGACGGGAGTATAAGTCGCAAATGACATTACGTATATTTCAGTATATTTAAAGAAACGGTTATGAGAACATTTGGTATTACAGTAGGAGTATTTGGAACGATATTATTGGCGTTCGGGAACGATTGGGGTTTAATCGGATTGGTTCCGTTGTTGATATTACAGTTTGAAGAGTTAGCTAAGGACACTAATGACTAAAGACAGTTACGTATATTAAAGTATATTTAAAGAAACGGTTATGGAAAGAAAAGTTTTTACAGTAGTGGACGGAATGAGAATCCAAGCAGAACAGTTGTCAGGGTGGAAGAAAATATTGATACCTGAAGTGTACACCGCGTTAGAAGAGTATGCGAAACGTGATAACGACAAGGCGGAAACAGGGTATGACATTTGCCGCGGAACAAGTTTAGATAGTTACATTGGCAATTATATGTTGGGATACAGACTCTGAAATTGAATTACGTATATTAAAGTATAATTAAAAATAGCGGTTATGAAAAATTTGAAAAAACTTGATGGTGTAGATGTGAACGTAATGGATCAGTTCATCGCAGTAATGGATTTCTTGAAGGCGATGGGTTACGACACAAGTAAGTTAAGCGTGATGGACGCTGCGTATTTGAAAAGTGACATAGTTAGAGCGATTGAGAACTGTGAAGACCCGTATGCGGAATACATGACAACCAAAAACAATGATGACCAAGTGACGAGATGGTAGTTTAGCGCTTCTAATAAAGGTGGGTCCGCAAGGACCCACTTCCGTAGTCTCACCGCATACGGTATATGGTACATATATGGTACGTACTAGGTATGTATATCCCCCGTACGCGTTACGGTCAATGTACGGGGTATGGGTATACGGGAAGGAATGTGATGGATTTATAGAGCGAAAACAACTTTTACCCATCGATAAATATATAATTATATACCACCCAAAGAATATACCCCATGATTCCAAAATTGCAAAAATGGATAAAACCCAAAAACCCACAAAAAGAGATCTTTAAAAAAATTTCACCTTTTGACCAAGTATATTTGTATATACTAAATTAGTTTCATATATTCAAAGAAATTAATAATTAAAAAATAAAGGTCATGAGTAACAAGGAAAAAGCACAGCAACTAGAAAAAGAAATCCGAGTAATTGATTTCGTAATCATCACATTAATGTTTACAGGTGTAGTAGAATCAATACTAGCCGTAATAGAAATTGTAGACATGGACATTATTTCGTTCTTAATAATTTCAGCTAGTTTGTTTCTAACTTTTGTCAACGCTAGAAAACGTAGCATTAAGGAACTTACAAAACGAGTTAACGAAGCAATTTATATGACGGAAGAGGAGTATTATGAAAAATACCCAAACTAGTATGAAACGTATTAGTGAATCCGAAGCACACAATTATATCCCAGTATCAGAAGACTTCACAGGATCAGAACCAGCATTCTTTACCCTAACACCAAATGAAGAAGACCCAGAATGGGATAACGTAACTTATTATACAGCTAGAAAAAAAGATCTGTATCAAAATAGGGAAGGTGAAGGTGACTCATGGATCTACATTTTGACAAATAAGACTATGCCTAATTTGGTTAAAATAGGATTTACTGATAAGACGCCGGATAAACGTGCTAAACAAATTTCTCGATCAACTGGCGTGCCTTTGGAGTTTAGTGTTGTATATGCGTTTAGATGCTTTAATGCACACGCTTTAGAAATTGAGCTTCATAGGTATTTAAAAGGTTATAGGATAAATAACGATAGAGAGTTTTTTCAAATATCCGTGGAGGAAGCCAAAACAGCCATTACATTGTTGGGACAAAGGTACTTATAATATTTATCAACAAACCTACACATACTAGGTCGTATATACGGATATTAGGATTTAGATTAGGGTTATAGGCTATTTTATGGCGAAATCAAGTAAATAAGATATAGATTAAGTTCTTTAAACTAATTTTAATATAATGGATTTAAATAAATTTTTTAACTACTTTAACCCCACCTCTGATGATGATGGTGAGGTGCTTAGTAAGAACTTAGAGAGTTTTAAAGAAAGCCCTATTTATAAAATTAAGGTTTTTGAAAGACTTATCCTTAATGGTTTACTTTTTAAAAAGTCTATTATAAACTTCTTTAGCCAAGCTGATGAAAGCCTAGATATGATCCAAGTTGATTTAGCTGGAGAGTTTATGATGTATAATAGAGCATGGTTTTGGATTAGCCAGGTAGATTGGAATGATGGACAATGGGTAAAAGATTTAGAAATAGCGTCTAATGAAAACCTTTTAACCGCTGTTAAATTATGTATGCATTATTTTGAAGAACAAGAAGAATATGAAAAGTGCGCCTTTTTAAAAAAGATTCAAGATTTTGTTCAAAATTGCTTGGCTATTGAAGATTAAGTTACGTATGTTGGCTATACGGGTTAAAAGAAAGACAAGTAGTAAGACATAAAATAGACAGAAAGAAAGACAGTTAGTAGAAAGTGGGGTAATGAACATCCCTGTTATAATAAATAATCATATGAGAAATAAAGAATTAGCTTTGAGAAGGATTCAATCCTTACAAGCACGCCTTAGAGTTTTAAGACAGACTATGGGCACCGGAACAAAAGAAGAAATTTCTGATGCTATGAAACAACTTCATGAGTTATTAGATGATCTTCAAAATATTGTTGAAAGAGAAAATTAATCAAAAACCAAATAAGTTATGAATCTAACAGCAGAACAAATCCAAGCAAATTGGGGTGACTTGATGTCTTACATTGATAAGCATATTTCATCTCCTCGTAAAGAAAAATTATTAGAATTTTATGAACAGTATTCTGATCGTTTAATGTTGATGCCTGCATCACATAAAAAAGAGTATCATAATGCTTTCCCTGGAGGGTATGTAGAACATGTTTTACGAGTTATTAGATGTGCTATTAAGCAAGCTGAATTATGGGATGAAGAAGGATGCGATACATCTACTTTTACTCTTGAAGAATTAGTATTCTCAGCTTTAAATCATGATTTAGGTAAACTAGGCTCAGAAGATGAAGAGTCATATTTACCTCAAACAGATCAATGGCGCCGAGATAAACTAGGAGAGGATTATATGTTTAATGAGCGCGTACCATTTGCTTCAGTACCAGATAGAGGCTTATATTTACTTCAATCTCATGGTATTCAATATACATTTAATGAGATGATTGCTATCCAAACTCATGATGGCTTGTATGATGAAGCTAATAAAAAATACTTTATCTCATTTACCCCAGGACAAAAACCAAGAACTAGTTTACCTTATATTCTACATCAAGCCGATTTAATGGCGTCACGTATTGAGTTTGAACGTGAATGGCTACCTAAGTTAAAAGAAGGTAAGAAATCCGTGGATAGTAAAAAAGGAAATTTTACATTGGGGACACAACAAGACACTCCAAAGAAAACTCCAACTAAAACCAAAGCGTTAAGTTCAATTAAGAGTGATAGTTTAAAAAATATGTTAAATAGTTTGTAATTATGTTAGTAGTTGTAATATGTATATTGTCGGTATTAGTTGTAATTCTAGGGTTTTCAACTTTTAACCTTTTGAGGAAACAAGAAAAAGCAGAAGATGTTTTAATGGAATACCTCGCATACTTAGATAGACTATCTAGAGTAGTAGAAGCATCAGATCAAAAACTTAAAGAAATTGATAATAAAGGAACTTTTAAATCCGATGATGAGATAGGCTTCTTTTTCAAATCAGTCCAACAAATACAAGATATATTAAATGAATTCAAAGTAATTCGAATAAAGCAAGAATGAAAAAAAAACGAGAAAAAAGAAGATATTTTACTCAAGAAACGGAAGATGCTATTGTTAGATACAATAGCACTTCTGATGTGATAGAGCGAAATAAGATATATGAGGAAGAAATACATTATGCTTTCTTCAAATTAACTCAAAATATAATTCATACATTTAAGTTCTATCATACTGAAGTAGAAAATTTGGAGCATCTTCAACATGAGATTATTATCTTCTTGCTCTCTAAAATTCATCTTTTTAACCCACACAATGGAGCCAAAGCGTATTCATATTTTGGTACTATAGTTAAACGTTGGTTGATTCTTTATAATGATAAGAATTATAATAAAAAAATATCTTCGTCCCCTGTAGAGGATATAATTCATGATGAAAAACATTCTTATGTCCTTGAAAGTAATCCTCAAAAAGATAGATTATCTAGTTTTATAGATTCATATGTAGATCATGTATCGCTTAATCTTTATAAAATATTCCCTAAAGGAAATGATGCTCAGATAGCTGATGCTGTGTTAGAAATTTTTAGAAAAAGAGATAATATAGATTTATTTAATAAAAAAGCTCTTTATATCTACATACATGAGATGATAGATGTTAAAACTCCTAAAATAACTAAAATTGTAACGGTACTTCAAAAAATATTTAAGGAGCATTATGTTTTCTATTTAGAAAATGACTATATTGATTTTTAAAAAAACTACCACTTAATATTTATAACAAAATATCCTATGGGTAGTTTAGACAAAAACATATTCGGAAAGAAAAAACTTTCAGATATATTTCAAGAGATATATCAAAACCAAAAAAAGAAAGAAGAACAAATATCTGCTCTTATAAGTGAGCTTAAACCACTTATTAATGATATAGGTGATGCTACATTAATAGTTCCTTTAATTAAGGAATACATGGAGTTAGGTATTAAAAATGATGAGCAGCTTATTAAAATGGCTACTATTGTTCAAAGAGCTTTAAACTCTGAAACTTCTGATGATAGTAATTTTGGAATGACTGAAGAAGAAAAAGCTCAATTATTAGCTGAAGTCAAAAACTTTAATTCTTCTAAAGATGATTAATAGATTAGGACTTACCGGGGCTATACAAAATCTCCAACCTACTAATAATAAAAGTGTAGTACCTAAAAATCTAGCTTATGTAGCTGGTAGAGTCACAGATATCATATTAGATGAAAACCACCCTCAATTCCCTAGATTAGGAGAATGGGACTCTTTAGGAACTATATTTTTTATCCTTATAGAAAAAGGAAATTCAGGCACTACTAAAATTGCTAAACCTTTATTTCCTAATATAAAATCATTTCCTTTAATAAATGAAGTAGTAGTTTGTTTTCAATTACCTGCCCCTGTTATATCAAAAGGGGGAGAAAAAAATGAATATTATTATTTAAATTCTATAAATACTTGGAGGCACCCACACCATAATGCTCTCCCATCATCTTTATACACCCAACAAGCCCCATCTCAAAACTTATCATACGATCAAGTATCAGCCGGTTTTGAAAAAAGAGTTCAAGATGAAGAAATAACAATTAATTTAAATAGTCCTTTAAGTCCTAGTCAAGATACTTTTGTTGAAAAATCTAATATACATCCTTTATTACCATTTGCTGGAGATACTATATATGAAGGAAGATTTGGAAACAGTATTAGAATAGGTAATACTGCTAAATCTAAAAGTATATATAAAAATAATTGGTCTGATAATGGTAGTAATGGTGACCCTATTATGATTATTAGAAACGGCCAATCTCCAAGGGCTTCATCTGAAGGATGGCTACCGGTTACTGAAGATATAAGAAATGACTTATCATCAATTTATCTAACTTCATTCCAACGTTTAAAAGATTTTAAAGTAGCTAGTGAATTATATAATTCATACACTACACCTCCAGTAACACCTAGTTTATTCACTCAACCTCAAATAGTATTAAATTCTAATAGAGTTGTTATTAATGCTAAAACAGATAGTATTTTATTAAGTTCTCAACAATCTATAGGAATGTCTACTAATGGTAGTGTAAATATGGATTCAAAATCCTTTTATGTTAGTTCAAATGATATAAAATTAGGATCTAAAAATGCTACGGAACCTGTCTTAAAAGGTGATACTACAATTGAGCTATTAAAACAATTAACTAAAGCAGTTAAGGATTTAGCTACAATATTAGAAGTTGAAAAAAATTGGCCTGGAGGAGCTTTACAAACCGGGTATAATGCTGTAGCAGGTAATGTTTTAATAGTACTAGGAGATATTGTTTCTCAATTAAATGATAATAGTCTTAAATCTAAAACTACAAAAGTTCAATAATGGGTCCATATAAATTTGATATTAAAAAATCTGATGGGCTCTGGGTAGCTGAAGTATACTATAATAAAGAATTAATAGAACAGATAACATACGCTTCAGATTATGTGGCTTTTATTGATGGGATAGATTATACAGGAAAACCAAAGAAAGGAATTGAAGCAGAATTAAAATTTAAAGCCCAAACGCTTGGTTTCTTTAGTACAATTACTCAACAATTTTACCCATCATTAGATGAGTTGGGTGTAACAGATAAAAATACTAACCCCATAGATATAGATATTGCTACTATTCTTAGTGTATTAGGTCTTAACATAGCAGATTTATCTCTCCCAAATATACCAATTTCAGGAAGTGAAACTCCTCCCCAATTACCAGAACTACCTAAAAAACTTAAATTAAAACCAGTAAAAGGTGTTATAGTAGATTCTACTACAAACGAACCTATAAAAGGAGCTAGAGTAATAAGCCCACTTAAAAAACCTTCAAGGACTAATGCTAAAGGAGAGTTTGAAGTAAAAGTACCTGATGTTTTAAATACTGGATTAGATCCTAAAAAATTTGAAATAAATATTTCAAAAAATAAATTTGCTCCTCTTAAATTAACACCTTATACATCTACAAAAGATGTTAAAGCTGATTTAGGAATTGTTACTCTTCAACCTTTAGAATCAAATTTAATACAAGAAATAACTGAACTTTTAACTTTTAAAGATGCTGAAGTAGAAAAATACGCTACTGTAGACTTAACTTTTGAATTTCATATTCAAAAACAACTTAATTTAAGTATAAGTGAACTAAAAAAATTAGTTATACCTTTAATTTTAAACATGGTAGCTCAATATGGGCTAGCTAAAATTCAAGAATTAATAGCAGAAGTTGAAGCTAATGGAGGACAATTAACCGATAATATTAAACAACAAATAGTATGTCCGTTTCAAGATGCTTTAGTAAAAATTATAGCTTTAAAAAATAAATTAGTAAACCAATTAAATAAAGTACTTAATACAATTAATGGAACAACACAAACTCTTCAAGTAACTGACACTACAATTCAAACGATAGATACTGTTTTTCAAGTATTAAAAGTACTACCTACCCCAACTGCTATAGGTGGTGTAGGTATTCCTATTTCTGTAATTAACACGGTACAAGATGTTAAAACATTCTTGAATAATAATATAGGAAAATTAAAACAAGGAAGTGGGGCTTTATCTACTATATTAGGATTGTTAGTTGAAGTATTAACTCAAGTTCTTTCATTTTTAAATTTCTTAGATCTTATAACTCAATTCTGTGCCCAAGGAGAAAATATAGACCAAAACCAAATTTCAGCAGAACTAACAGCTTTAACCCAACAGCAATCTAACCAGTTATCACCAGTTGTAACTAATGCTAATGGATTTGAAATGGGTGTTGAGACTGAAATTACTACTCAAACTTTAAAACGTAGAAGAGCTATAGCAAGAAATAAAAAAGGAGTTGTTATGTTAAAAGGAGAATGGTCATTCTCATCTATTGATCAAATATTGATTGATGAACTTGTATTTTATATTCAACAAAATGATTTAAAAGCTGATTAACCAAATATTTATAATTATATGAAAAGTGTAGAATTTAAAAAAATAATTAAAGAAGCTGTTAGAGAAGTAATCCAAGAAGAATTAAAGGATATTCTTTTAGAAGCAGTTAAAACACCTAAAACAGTAGTTAGGGAATCATATTCTTCAACAACAAACCCTATCCAACCTTCTCAACCTGCATTTACCCCAAATATTGATTTGAGATCAAAATATGCTGATATTTTAGGGGAAACTGCTTTAAGTTTCACATCAAATGATGTTCAACCTTTTAGACCACAAGTAAGTGACCCTATAAATGGTAATTTAGGAGTAGGAGAAGTAGATATGAATCAAATCATGGGGTTATTAAATAATAAATAATGGCTTTTGATCCTCAACAAATATATCCAATTGATCTAAATGCTAGTAAAGCAGTAGGAGTAAATATCCCTTTTAATGCTCCTGCTGTTTTCCAATCAAATTATTTAACTAAAGATGCTATAAAGAATAATTTGATAAATTTCTTCTTAACTAACCCTGGGGAAAGATATTTAAATCCAACATTTGGTGGTGGTCTACGAGCTTTTATATTTGAACAAATTACTAAACAAGAAACAGATTTCCTTTTACAAGACGTTAAAGATAAAATAACTCTTTATTTCCCTAATGTAGATGTAAAATCTTTAGAAATCTCCTCTATTGAAGACGAAAATACTATAAAAATAAATTTAACCTACTCAGTGAAAAATACTAATATTACTGATAATATAGAAATAGAATTATAATGGCGACTGTAAACAGAGACATCAAATACATTAATCGTGATTTCAATGATTTCAGACAACGATTAATTGAATATACTAAGACTTATTTCCCTAATACTTACAATGACTTCTCCCCAGCATCCCCAGGGATGTTATTTATGGAGCAAGCAGCTTATGTTGGTGATGTTCTAAGTTTTTATCTTGATAATCAATTTCAAGAAAATTTTATTCAATATGCTCGTCAAACCAATAACATCTTTGAGTTGGCTTATATGTTTGGATATAAACCAAAAGCTACGGGTGTTGCTCAAGTTACTTTAAATTTTTACCAACAATTACCTTCTAAGCTTTCTGGTAGTGAATATGTACCTGATTATGATTATGCCTTAACTGTAAGAGAAAATTCAACAGTTAGTTCTCAAAATGGAACATCTTTTTTAACTCAAGATAAAATTGATTTCTCAATATCTAGTTCTCAAGACCCTACAGAAATTTCTGTATATCAAATAGCAGGGACTATCCCTCAATACTTTCTTTTAAAAAAACAAAGAAATGCTATATCCGCTACAATAAATACAACTACACAAACCTTTAATGAACCTGTAGAATTTTCAACTATTGAGATTAATAAACCTAACTTAATAGGGATCCTTGACATAACAGATTCAGATGGAAATGTATGGTATGAAGTAGATCATTTAGGACAAGAAATGATTTATAAACCTGTTATTAACACTAACATTAATGACCCTAATAACTCAGTAAGTAATAATCAAGTACCTTATTTACTTCGTCTAGAAAAAATCCAAAGAAGATTCACTACCCGATTCACATCTCGTAACACTCTAGTTATCCAATTCGGTTCAGGAACAACCCAAGATAATGATGAAGAAATAACACCTAACCCTAACAATGTAGGATTAGGATTACCCTTCTATCAGGATAAATTAACTGCGGCTTACTCTCCTACTAATTTCTTATATACTAATACTTATGGTATAGCGCCTTCTAATACTACTTTAATCATTAGATATTTAACAGGGGGTGGAGTTGCTTCAAATTTACCTTCAAATTCTTTAACTAAGATAGATCCAACGGCATATACTTTTAATGTTATAGGATTAAACCCAACAACGGCTAATTACATTAATTCTTCTTTAGCTTTATCAAACCCAGAAGCAGCTTCTGGAGGATCAGCAGGAGATACTTTAGAACAAATTAGACAAAATACTTTAGCACTTATAGCATCTCAACAAAGATCTGTAACATCATATGATTATTTAGTTAGAGCTTTAAGTATGCCTTCTATATATGGTTCATTATCTAAAGCATATATTCAACAACCTCAATTAACAGATGAACAAGTTTCAACTATTGAAACTTTAAATCTTTATTGTTTAGCATTTAATAATTTAGGTCAATTTGATTATGCCTCTAATACATTAAAGAATAATCTTCGCACTTACCTTTCCCAATATAGAGTAATAGGAGATTCTATTGAGATTAAAGACGCTTATATTATTAATATAGGAGTAAATTTTGAAATCATAGTTTTACCTGAATATAACAACAACGAAGTTATCTTGGCATGCATCACTTCAGTCCAAAATTATTTTGCTCGTGATAAATGGCAAATTAATCAACCTATATTTTTAAGAGATTTATATATACTTTTAGATAAAATAAAAGGAGTTCAAACTGTTAAAAATATTGCTATTTCTAATAAAGTAGGAACTATGATGGGATATTCTCAATATGCTTATGATATAACAGCAGCTACCCAAAATCAAGTTGTATACCCTTCTTTAGACCCTAGTATTTTTGAAGTTAGATACCCTGAGTTAGATATTAAAGGAAAAGTAGTACCTTTATAATATTTATAATAAAATGGCTGTCTACAAGATATTCCCTACCCAAGATGCTACTTTGTATTCTGAATACCCAGAAATGAATACAGGTTTAGATGCTATATGTGAAGTCTCTAATACGTTAAATGGAGCTGGAAACCCAGTTGTAACTAGATATCTTACTTTATTTGATACAGATGAAATAAAAGATATATTAAATAATAAAGTAAAAGATAATTTATTTGGGGTATACTTAAAAAATTTCATAGCTACCGCTCAAGGATTAAACGCAGATACAACAATAGAAATTTATCCTGTAGCTCAATCTTGGAATAATGGAACAGGAGTGTTCGGAGATTCCCCTCAAACTAAAGACGGAGTATCCTGGAATTACGCTAACTTCTCAGGTTCAGGGAATTGGAATCCAAGCGGCTCTATAAATGGATTTTCTTATACCAGTTCTTATAACTCAGCTTATGCTTCTGCTGGGGGTGGTAATTGGTTTTATGATACAGGAAGTAACTTATATGTTGTTATTAACTATATGAGTCCTTTTTATACTCAAGGAAATCCTTTAAGTTTACCTTCTAGTGCATCATACGGATTAAGAACTGTTAAAGATCTTGAAGCAAATGTTAGTCTCTTAGTCCAAGCGTGGGCGGAAGATTATATACCAAATTATGGTTTTATAACTAAACTAGATGAAAACGCTGAATTTAACCCAAGTCAAAACATTCAACCTACATTAAAATATTATAGTGTTGATACTAATACAATATACCCTCCATGTTTAGAATTTAGATGGAGAGATTATTCTACCATACTAACAGGAGCATCTACAGAAAAAATACTTAACACAACAGAAGCAAAATTAGCTCTAAACGAAAACCCAGGAGTATTTTATCCTTTTAGTGTAAATAGATTTAGAGTTAATTCAAGTCCTTTATACCCACCTCGAACATTCCAGACATCATCATACTTTACTGATTTATATTATCTACCAACTTCTTCATATTATGCTATAAAAGACTTGGATACTAATGAATACGTTGTTACATTCGATGAACAATATACTCAAATTAGTGCTGATGAATATGGTAATTATTTTGATGTTTATATGAGTGGGCTTGAACCTGAAAGATATTATACTATCCTGATTCAAACTAATATTAACGGCTCTACTCTCATTTTTAATGATCAGTATTATTTTAAAGTAGTTAACGGATGAGTGAACAAATAAAATTTAGTAAGCAAGTATATAATAAAGCTAATTACCAAAAAGTAATTGATACGTCTTTTACTCAATTAGGTGTTCAAACTATACCTGAACAATTAGCCCAACAAAATACAGTTGAACAATTTTTTCAAATGTATGACGAATTATTCTATGACATACCTGAATTAGGAACTACTAATTCACATGAATACCTTATAACTACAAGTGCTGAATATATTAATTACCAATTTAATAATGAATTAATATTAGCACTACAAAAAGAAATAGATCAGTTAAGAACTGAATTATTAAATACTCAAAAACAATTAATTGAAGCCCAAACAGGAACTTCTTTAGCTAACCCACAATAATGGCTGCAGAAATTACATTATTAGATCCAATAACATTATCTGCCCAATCATACGATGGGCAAGAAACTAGTTTAATACCTACTTTTGAAATTGATACATCATTATCATCTGAAAGTTATATTGAATTCTTTATATATTCTCTTAATAAAAATTTAATATATAGAACATATAATTTTACCCAATACTCCGTTTTAAACAACGGACAATCAGCTGGTAATAATAATATACTATCCCAAATCGAAATAGATCTTGAAAACGTTACATCTACAGCGTTAGGATCAACTCAAGGAAAATACATACTCTATTTTAATTTCTTAAATAAGAAAATAGGATCTGACATACAACAACTTTATATAACAGAAGTATCCTCAGACAGAACTGAATTACGTTTAGATAGTACCACATTAACTAATTTAGATATAGTTGAACAAACTAATGCTTTTATATTAGAAAGAGAAGAAAGTACTTATTTTTTAGATTTCTATATTAATTTTGGAGATAATGAACTTTTTATAGCTAATAATATATCTTTAGACAACACAGATCCTCTTAATCCAACTATACTAATAAAATTATATGATCCATTACCAGAAGAATATGATATAAACTCTACTTTATGGATTATAACTAACGTAGAAGAACCGTTAGCTTATGATATAGATTTTATAAATGACCCTATTGAGATAAATGATTTTACAACTATCCAAGGGCCTAACTTTAATATTCCAATTAAAGACCAAATAAACAACTCAACTAATGAACTTTCATACTCGGATTTAGTCTCAACCCCAGTATCTAGTTCATTTTCTCAATTAAATAGTCTTTTAGAAGAAAAAGAGATAGATATAAATATAGATTATACTAAATTTGAAGAATTTGTTCATTTTAGTTCTGCCCAAACACGTTTAGAAAATTTCTTTTATAAAGTAAATCTTATAGAAGAATATTCTTCTTCATTAGCTATCATAAATTCTTCCATAACAGGACCAACATCACTAACACCATCAGTAAGTGAAAGTAAAGCTGTTTTAGAGAATAAAATAAATGAAATTACAAAATATTTTGATGGATGGGAGTATTACATGTATTACTCTAGTGGTTCTTGGGCATGGCCTAAGTTAAATAATGAACCACCATATCAATTAGTATCTGCAAACAATAACATAGCTTTAACTTGGTTTGGAAGTACTAACGAATATAGTCCATTATATGGGGGAATTATTTTATCTGCATCATTATATGATAATGAAAACAAAGATAATTTATTATTTTCTATTCCTGAATATTTAAGAGATGACCCTGAAAACGACCAATACGGACTTTTTATCGATATGGTTGCTCAACATTTTGATAATATTTGGATCTATTATAAAGATATTACACAAAAGTATAATGCTGACAATCGCTTAGAACAAGGTATATCAAAAGATATAGTAGCAGATGCTATTAGAGATTTTGGAGTTAAATTATACCAAAATAATTTCTCTAACCAAGATTTATATACTGCATTCTTAGGTTTAACACCTGATGGTGCTTTATTTCCATTCCCAAATATAACAAGTTCACTCCCAACCCCTAGTGGATTTGAGTATGTTGATACTTTAATATCTGCCTCTAATGATTATATGCCGTTAGATGATGTGAATAAGTCGCTATATAAACGTATTTATCATAATTTACCATACCTGCTTAAAGCAAAAGGTACTTTACCTGGTTTGCGCGCCCTTATTACTTCATATGGTATCCCTGATACTGTTTTAAGGATTAATGAGTATGGAGGAAAAGATAAAGTAAATTCAAATGACTGGGATTATTGGCAGAATGAATTCAATTATGCTTTTTCTACTTTAGGAAGTAATTTTATCTCATCCTCTTGGGATTTAAATCCTGATTGGAATGCCCCAAATGATACGCCTGCTACTTTAATGTTTAGGTTTAAAACCGAAGGTTTACCTACATCAAATATCCCTTACTCTCAAAGCTTATGGTATGGGGATGGAGGATGTGCCATAACATTAACATACACAGGATCAGCTTATGTTAGTGAATCATACTCTGGCTCTATAATTGATCCATACTACCAATATGCTACAGTAGCTTTCTACCCAGATATAAGTGTTGCTGGGCAAACAGCAAGCGTGTATTTACCATTTTTTGATGGTGATTGGTGGTCTGTTATGGTTACTAAAGAATCAGATACATATACTTTATATACCCAAAACAAAATTTATGAAGGGGGAGATAATGGTACTTTACTAGGATTTACAGCTTCTAATGCTATAACATATGTTTCAACTAATTGGGATAATACTCTTATAAGTTATTTCCCTGTTAGTTTCTCAGTAGGTACCCCAGAAGGATATGACATATCATCATACGATGTTAATGTATATGATGGATCTGGTAATACAGCAGGTTCGTATACAGCATTTTCAGGTTCATATCAAGAAATTAGATATTATACTGTTCCTATAAGTGAGAGTGTTTTTGCTGATTACACTATGAATCCTTATTCAATCGAAGGAAATTCATTAAATAGCACCCCAGACGAATTAGCCTTTAGAGCCCCAGTTGGAGGAGAATTATATACTGCATCTATATCTATTCATCCTAAAGTAACAGGATCTTGGGTTACTACTAGTTCATTTATCTCTGATAGTAATTTTTATTACGATGCTTCACCTAATTTTGTATCAAACGTAGAATATTTTTTCTATGACCAACCTATAGCAGGTATAAAAAATGCTGTTAGTGATAAAATTAGATTAGAAAATGATTCTTTACCTTCTGGTAGTACTTTATCACCATTTAGAGCATTATCACAAACTATAGAAGCTAGTGCTAGTTATACTCCAAATATTAATTTACTTGAAGTAGCATTTTCTCCACAAGATGAAATTAATGATGATATAAATTCTCAACTTGGGTTTTTTAATATAGGTGATTTTATAGGTGACCCTGCTTTTAGATTTTCCCCACTTCAATCATACACTGATTTAGATAAGTTAAGAAATGCTTATTTTGAAAAATATATTAAAAATTATAATTTAGTTGATTTTATACGTTTAATAAAATTCTTTGATAACTCATTATTTAAAATGATAAAAGATTTTGTACCTGCACGTACAAGTCTTGCTTCTGGAGTTGTTATTAAACAACATTTACTTGAAAGAAATCGTTACCCACAACCACAAATAGAATGGGAAGATTTAGATATTTCTGGAGCTATAAAATCTATTCAAGTATGGGATCCTATATCTCAAAGTAGCTATATATCTCATTCTTTAATTGAAGAGTTTAGTGGAGGCACAGCAGGTTCATTTGAAATATTTAATGGAGTAAATACCTCTCCTTATGGTATTGATGGTAATGGCCCTAACAATATATTCGGAATTACTCAAAGTTGGAGTGAAAGTATTGCTACACCTTTAGGAATAGCTACAACATTATACGATTCCCAAGAGGAATTTTATGATGGTGAATTTAGCGGATCTGTTATATTAGTTACAACACAAAGTTTAAATCAACCATACCCTTTAGATAATACAGAATTTAACTACTCCCCAATATTATATAAAAATCCATTTTATGGAGTTAGTAGTACATCAATAACTACTCAAAACCAATTTTTAAATTCTTTAACAGTTCCTCAACTTGGGGAAATATTAATTTTAGCTCCTAAAGCTAATAAACTTACATTATCTTCATCTGTAAATCCATATAGTAATGCTTATATTAAATTAAATAAAATAGATCTTAATGGAAATGATAATACTATTCCATTAGGTCAAATTACAAATTTAATTATAGATTATGTTAATTCTTCTTATACTACTTATCAAGTATTAAATATAAATGAATATCCAACTTATTATTTATATGAAATATCCAATCAAAATATAGATATTTCTGGTTCTGGAATAGATACTGAGGTTAAAAACTATTACGTTTCTGCCTCTAAAAATACAATAACATCATTCCTTCCAATAGATGTACCTATTGATACTTATACATCTGAATTAGGAGATACTCTTGGTTACTTTGATACCTCTTCTGGGATATATACTTTAGGAAACACCCCAAATATCCCTATCCTAATAACTGCTTCTTTTACAGTAGTACAATCTGGAGGGGGAAGTGCAGGAACTTGCTCTATTGCTGTTAGTGATAATAATAGTATATTATATCTAGCATCAACAACATTCCCATCATCATTCTCAGGAATAAAAACAATATCTACCTCGTATATAGGAATAGCAGGAGATCTTTTAGCACTTACAACTAAAGGAGGAATTAATGCTAGTCTTTCTGGAGTAAATTTATTAATCACTCAAAGTATATCCCCAACAGCATCCTTTCAAGATCCAATAATCTTTGAACCATACATTACCACACCTAATTTTTATAACAGTGATGGAAATGCATTATTAAACAATGCTGTTGATATCCGCCAAAACTCTTTTATACAAGATGCAGATTATTCAACGGGTGTCTTAACCCCAACTAATTTTAATGCTTTAATAGAAGGAGATGCTACTAAAGCCACTATACCAGCTTCAAATTATACTACAAAACGTATCATTGATCCTAGATATAATGGAAGTAGATCAATTTCTCAAAAACTAAATAAATGGACTAAAGGAGATTCAGGAACATATGGTAAACTTCCAACGATAGAATCTACAAAAACATATATAGCTTATAGTGATAATATAGGAGGGTACGCGCCTGAAAAAATGAACACTTCAGGAGTATTAGTTAAATATTTAATTAGTGAGGATGGAGAGTTAATCTCAAATAATACTTCACCAAATTCACTTTCTATCATGAAACAGAATTTCATGTATGGTGAAAAAATTGAATTACAAACTTTAAGTGGAGGTACTGTAGCTCAAAACCCATCATTAGTTATTTTTAAAGGAGGAGCTTCAATTGAACCTATCTTATATAATCAAATTAAGCATTATGAAAATCCTCCAATGACATTTGCAGCTACATTGTCATTTTCAGACAGGAATCCTTACTCTACTTCATCAGTACTTGATTACACTGCAACTTTAAGTCCTAACCTTGATTACCAAGTAGGCTTCAATGGATTTTCAGGAATTTTTATGAATGAAGTCTTAGCCCAAGGTATTAATATCACCCCAGGAGCCGGAGGCCAATTACCACCAGGAACAAATAGATATGTAGTTACAGCACCTGTTATAACTGAAAATGTAGATCTAGTATTTGAAGTAAATATGAATTGTATAAGATTAATTCCATCTACTGGTACTGTATATGCTAGAGTTGTTAGAAATAGAGGAGGAGTAAACACAGCTGTAAGTGGTGATTTTGGAGGGTTTATTTATCCTGCAACTGAACTAAATATAAATTTTACAATTACTGTACCTAAAGCTGAACTTCAAACTGGAGATCAATTTTTTGTGGCAATGTTAGCAGGTCAACCAAATACATTTTATAAGAGTACTAGTACTTTTAAAATATCAACTAACCCATACCCTACACCTCCAATAAATGTTACTAATTTATGGCGTACTGGGTCATCTAGTGAGCCTAATATCATATACACTACTAGCTCTCAACTTATTCAGTATGTTAATTCCTCTAACATTTACCAACAAGATATAGTAGGATCAGGATTTTTTCCTATAACTTTACCAGTTACAATACAGCGAGGAGATGAATTTAGGTTTGAAGGTGATGAAACTAAAACATTTATGGTTAGTGACATCCAAATATTTTCAGCTAGTGCTTATCTTCCTAGTGACCCTGCTCTTGTTGTTACTTTAAACAACATAATTTCAGGATCAAATATTAATATAAACCAATTTCTTTTAAGAAGATATGTTGATAATGCTGGCAGTTTAATTTTAGATGGACTCAAACCTTCAGGCTTTCAATCACCATATTTGATTAAACCTGAATATGTAAGTAATAAAATGAAAGAAAACATAGGAAAATATATTGAAGACTTTACCAATAAAGGTTTGCTTTAATAATATTTATTAGTATAATATATTTATAATAAAACAAAACATGGGATATTTAAATAACCAAGTAGTCACAGTTGACGCAATTTTAACAACAAAAGGTAGAGAATTATTAGCTAAAAATGATGGTTCTTTTAGAATCACCCAATTTGCTTTAGCAGATGATGAAATTGATTACACCTTATATAACCCTAACCACCCATCAGGTTCTGCTTTTTATGGTGAAGCTATCCAAAACATGCCTTTATTAGAAGCGTTTCCTCAAGAAACCCAAATCATGAAGTATAAATTAGCTACTTTACCTCGTGGAACAGCTAAATTGCCTGTACTTGATTTAGGTTATACTACAATTACATTACAACAAGGAGCAGCTCTTTCTGTAACACCACAAACATTAAACTATTTAGGTAACAACCAAACATACGAGACTAGTGGATATTCAGCTACTATATCTGATGTTAGATTAATGAATACATATACTGGAGTAGGTATTAATACTACAGCAGCTACAACTGCTAATCAAACTTCTACAACCACGCTAGGTACTAATGTTTCTAAAACCATTATAGGAACCCAATTTAATTTAAGAGCTACAACAGTAAACACTCTATTTGGTGCGAATACTCAATTATCAGCCACATTAACTGTTGTCGGTTTAGATAGTGGAGCTAGAGTAACAATTCCTATTATCATAAACCAGATCTAATTTAAAATAAATAAATAATGAGCTTTAAAGCATTTGACCCTGAAGATTTTGTAGTAAGTAGTGATTCTGTAGTTTCTACATTATGGTCTACTGACAACCCAGCATTAACCAGTTTTTATACTTCTTCTGTACAAGCATCTAATTCTTCCGGAAATTACTATTTAAGTATATTCCAAACTGCCTCTACTGATGATAACGCAGCTGTACAATTTGATGTTGTATATTGCGACTCTGAAGGAAGTGGAAGTGATTGGTATAACGCTATTGTAACAGGAAGTTCTTATACTAAAACAATGTATGGACAATATAGAGCTTTAATTTTAGAAGACGAAAATGCTAGTTTTGTTTTTGGTACTGGAAATAATGTTATAACTGGATCTAACTTTTGGGTAATATCAGTTGAAAGAGCTAGATATAAAGAATCTTTATTCCCAGGATCACTTAACTTAGTACTATCAGGATCCGGTAATAATAAAATTCAATTAACAGATAATTCAAATGATGTTCTTGTAAATACATTTCTTGGTTCTACTAGAGTATTCCAATTAATTTCAGGATCAAATGGTACAGCAGGATCATTAGCTAATAGTGGATATGTAGCTGGATCTGGTTCTTATGGTTTAGTATTTCCTGATTTAGGAACTATCCTTTTAAACCCATATGCTATCTCAGAATCTTTACAAATAGAACCTAGCCGCTCATACAACTCAGACGGATTAAATCTTCAAAGATTATATAATGCTATAGATTTAGGAGCTTCATTTACTTTAAATTCTCAAGAAACTATAACATCTGATTATATATTTGTTAGAGCAAGAAATAGTGAATTTAATTACTCTGAAAACCCAACATTCATATCAGGATCTACAGGTGAGGTAATTTATGATGAATTTATAAATCAACCCCAAACATATATTACAACTGTAGGAATGTATAATGATCAGAATGAATTATTAGCTGTAGCTAAAATGTCAAGACCATTATTAAAAGACTTTACAAAAGAAGCTCTTGTTAGAGTAAAACTAGATTTTTAAGAATGAATGAGCGTATTCAAACCATTCATAACTTCAGACGTTGTTGTCTCACCGTTCAAAGTAAATAAATCATTTACATTTGAAGGAACAGCCTTCCTAACAGGATCAGGTATTGATTTATTCATAGGAGAAAATAATAGTTCTACATTATGGACTTCGGGTTCTACTTCAACTGGATATATTTCAATACAAGATACATTTTTAGTTTATCGTTCTATTAGAGAATTATATTATTATAATTACATTTATGGAGATGATGGTTCCCCTGTAACAACAGCATCTTTTAATACAGATGGAACTATAACTACTACTACAGCGTATACTCCAAATGCTTATAATTACCTAAGTAACACATTACCTGCTAGTAGATATTTCCCTACCGGTTCAAATGAAGTAATAGGAGTAATATCTATCCCTTCTAACATATTTGGAGAGTATATCAAACCAGGTACTTTTACTTTATCATATGAAAGTGGTTCTTTTATAGATGATGGAGAAGGAAATATATTAACAGGTTCATTAAAAGTAGGTGATATTATATATGAACATGGGATGGTTATTCTAACCAGTGACGGTATCCCTGGAACCCCAGGTTATGGGTTTGTGAATTATGGTTCAACTCCATATGGAGGATTAGATGTTGTTTTTATAGAAGGATTAATTGGTTCCCAACAAATTTCTTGTTCATTTGAAAGTACTATAACCATATATGAAACTCAATATAAATGCACAGTTAGAGAAAATGAGTTTAATTTCTCTCAAAATCCTACTTTAATATCCGGAAGTTCAAATAGTGGAGTAATATATAATTTTGCTACTGGGTCATATTTTGATCCGTTTGTAACAACTATAGGTTTATATAATAATAATTATGAACTATTAGCTATTGCTAAACTAGCCCAACCCTTACCTTTATCCTCAGTCACTGATATGAATGTATTAGTTAATCTAGATATGTAATTTATGAATAATTGGTTATACAAAGATAAAAGAATAGAATCAATAGAGGATTTTCCTGAAAGAACTTACGGTTTTGTATATATTACAGTCCATGAACCATCAGGTAAAACATATTTAGGTAAAAAAGCTTTACATCATAATGTAAAGAAAAAACTTACTAAAAAAGAATTAGCTGAACAGCCTGTAACTAGGGGGCGTAAATCTTTAACTACAACTATTCAAAAAGAATCTGATTGGAAAACATATTACGGTTCTGCTAAACCTATACTTGAATTAATCAAACAAGGTAAACAAGGAGATTTTGTACGTAAAATTTTATGTTTTGCTCCTAATAAAAAACTCCTAACATATTATGAATGTAAATATCTATTCCAATTAAGCGTCTTAGAAAAACCTGATGAATGGATAAATGATAATATTCTTGGAAAATTTTATTCTAAAGATTTTGCTTCTATAGATTAAGTTCATACCTTTAATACATGGTGAATGAACTTTTAGTTAATTTAGTTAACTCTGTCCTTGGGGCTGGTAAACGTACTGCTCGTGGTAATCAAGCTTATACTTGTCCATTTTGCCATCATCATAAACCTAAATTAGAAGTTAATTTTACTGAAGATAAAGAAGGAAAAAATCCTTGGCAATGTTGGGTATGTGGTAAAAAAGGTAAAACAATACGAAGTTTACTTAAACAAGTTGAAGCATCGCCCGAAATATTAGCCCAACTTAAACCCCTAATTAAAACCGGAAATAACGTTGAAACTATAACAACCTACAACCCAGTTGAATTACCTAAAGAATTTAAACAATTTGATAATACTATTATCTCAAGACATGCATTAACTTATCTTAAAAAAAGAAATATTACTAAAAATGATATTTTAAAATATAACATTGGTTATTGCGAGTATGGGCTTTATAGTAAAATGATTATTATACCATCATATGATATTAATGGTAGATTAAATTATTTTACTGCTAGATCATTTGAAAAAGATCCTTATGTTAAATATCGTAATCCTGAAGTATCTCGTGATATAATACCTTTTGAGTTGTTTATTAATTGGGATTTACCTATTATATTATGTGAAGGGCCATTTGATGCTATAGCTATAAAACGAAATGTTATTCCTTTATTTGGAAAAAATATTCAACCTTCTTTAATGAAGAAAATTGTTACTTCTAAAGTACAAAAAATATACATTGCTCTAGATACTGACGCTATAAGTAAAGCTTTAGAGTTTTGTGAGATGCTTCTTAATGAAGGTAAAGAAGTATATTTAGTAGAACTTAAAGAAAAAGATCCAAGTGATATGGGTTTTGAAAATTTCACAAAATTAATACAAACAGTTTCTCCTCTAACATCATATAAACTAATGGAGAAAAAATTATCTATAATATGAATATAAAAACACCACACAATCGTATTCTTCAAATATCTGAAGATGCGCAACAAATTACAATGCCTGATTCAAGGTATTACCTTAGAAATGGAGAATACTACCCTTCAATCACTTACGTCTTACAATATTATCCTAAAGGAAAGTATTTTGAAGATTGGTTAAAACAAATGGGAAACAATGCTGATTATATAATGAGAAAATCAGCTGAAGATGGAACCAAAGTACACAACATGATTGAAGATTATTTAAATGGAAAAGAATTAAATTTCCTTTCTAAAGATAATACCCCATTATATGATACTGATGTATGGCAAATGTTCCTTAAATTTGTTGAATTCTGGGAAACATACAAACCTGAATTAATCGGAACAGAAATACACCTATTCTCAGACGAAGAAAAAATAGCAGGTACTTGTGATTTAGTTTGTAAAATAGAAGACCAACTATGGGTTTTAGATTATAAAACATCTAATCATATACATACAATATATGAATTTCAAGTAGCAGTATATGATAAATGTTATGAAGAATGTTTCGGAGTAAAACCAGATAGACGTGGTATATTATGGCTAAAATCAGCTAAACGTAAAGCAGCTAAAGATAAAATGCAAGGTAAAGGATGGGAGGTATTTGAATCAAATAGAACCCAAGATGAAAATTTAAATTTATTTAGAACAGTAAAAACTATATTTGATTTAGAAAATCCTAATCACGCTCCATCATTTACTGAATTTAGAACGAGTGCTAAGCGGATTTCATGATATGTATAATCATGATAAAATTAACTCATTTATTAAATGAAATAACGGCTAAATCTGATGAATTTGATTATAAGCCGTTATTTAAATCTCTCATTGAGTATATGCTAGAAGAAGAAATGAATATTCTTCCTTTACCTAAAGTTAAATTTATAGATAATGATACTTCAAATGCTGAAGATTTTTTTGGCAAAACAGCTTATTATCGTCCTGATAGTAATTTAATAGCTCTTTATACTTTAAACCGTCATCCTAAAGATGTGATGCGTTCATTCGCTCATGAAATGATTCACCATGAACAAAAATGTGATGGAAGAATTGGAGGTGGTAGGATTAAAACTAAAGATATCAATGAAGATAATTATTTAAAACAAATTGAAGAAGAAGCCTATAAAAAGGGAAATATAATGTTCCGAGGGTGGACAAATAAGATTAAAAAATAAGTTATGAAAGAAAATGTCCTAAAAAAACAATTCACTGAAAAAGACATACAACGTGTTAGAAACCTTGTAAAAGGCAAAAGTGGAGAAAAAATAACTCATGGTGTGGGTTATACTAAAGAATCTAAAGATTATGATGAAGGTGACGTCTGGCAAGAAGATGGCCGTACTTGGACCATCAAAGATGGAATCAAACAAAATATCACTAAATTAGATAAATTCAAAAAAGTTTCAGTACCCCTATTCTGCCCAGCTTGTAAACAAGTTATGGATAAACAATTAGATCCATTCTATTATAAATCATATGGTGAGTGTCTAGATTGCAGAGCAACTACAGAAACCCAAATGAAAATAAAAGGTGAATGGCAAACATATACTGATCATACTTTTAATTTAGAAATAGATCAAACGATAAAAGAATATAAAGCTTTCTTTCAAGAAAAACTTAAAGAAAGTAACCAAGGAACAGTTACGGAAAGTGGTGAAGTAGAAAGATGGTTCGGTTCTATAGACCAAGAACGTGCAGAAGAATCATTAGATGAAGTAATTAAATATTTAGAAAGCCTTAAAAAATGATGGAAACCTTAACTGTAATTACAACTATAACAGTAGCATTAATCACAGCTGTTGTTGGACCTATTATGGTAAATTGGGTTAAATTAAAAATGGAGAAAAAAGACCCATCAACCCAGATGCGTGATGCTCTTGAAACTTCTACATTAATTGATAACCAATTAGAACAAGTAATGGGGGAATTAGAATGTGATCGTATTTGGATTGCACAATTCCATAATGGAGGGCATTTCTACCCAACAGGCCGCTCAATCCAGAAATTTTCTATTTTCTATGAAAAATGTACTCCTGAAACACCTAATATTCAAAATACATTTCAAAATATCCCTGTATCTTTATTTCCTAGAGTACTTTCTAAAGTATACAAAGATAATGAATTATCAATAGAAGATGTAAATGAAGAAGAAGATACTTATGGTTTAGAATATTTAACAACTCAATTCAATACAAAATCAGTTTGTATGGTTGGGCTTCATAGTTTAGATAATCATTTAATAGGTGTATTAGCTGTATCATTCCAAAATCCTCATCATATTACAAAAGATGAATGGATTTATATTAGACAAAAAGTAGGAGTCATAGGAACATTACTCTCCGAATATTTATACACAACCAACAAGAAATAATAATATTTATAATAAAATAAAATGGCAGATAATTTTGACCTAAAAAAATTCTTAACTGAAAGTAAAGCACTTGAGAATTTAAACCCTGTAATAGCTAAAGAAAACCTTTCAGAAAATGACATCCGATCTAAAATTCGTGAAATGGTTTTAGCTGAACTTTCTGAAGAAAAAGATCTTGAAGAAGCTAAAAAGAAAAAAGACGAAGAAGTAGAAGATGTTGAAGTAACTGATACTGAAATAGAAGATATACCTGCTGAAGATGAAATGCCTGTAGGAGATATTTCAACTGATAGCGGTTTAGAAGATGTAGCGGCTAATATGGAAGGTACTGAGAGTGAAGTTATGGATCATTTAATGAGTGCCCTTAAAATAGCTAAAGGAATGAATAACGAAAAGCTTACAACACAAATAGGAAACACACTAAAATTCTTTGTTAGTGAATATATTGGTGGAGGTGAGCAATAATTAAATCTATAATAAATAAAATCTATGAACACACAAGAATTAATTACAACAATGGAGGCATTGTTAGAGACAGTAAAAACAGAAAACGAAAAAACATCTAAAGCAGCTCATGGACGTGCTCGTAAAGCCGCTAGCGAATTAAAAAAATTAGCTGGTGAATTTAAGAAAGTATCCTCTGCTGAAGATAAAGCTTAATTTATTGTATTATGATTTCTGAAAACGAACTTACTCCTGACCAAAAATATAAGATGGAGCAAGTTCTTTTCGGGATGAAAAAGAATAAAAGAAACTTTGTAAAAAAGTATGGAATGAAAGCAGAAGCTTTTATGAAAAAAAGAGCTTTAAAAATTGCTAAACAATATACACCTGAACCAACGTCAGAAGAAATGGAAAATGATCGATTAAAAAAATTAGTACAAGATGTTTTATCTAAACCATTAGATGAAAAGAAAAAATCTTTCCCTGATTTAACAGGAGATGGTAAAGTAACTAAAGCAGACATTTTAAAAGGTCGAGGAATTGAACTAGAAGAAGATCTTGATTTAGGTCATGAAGATGATGAACCACATATGATTAAAGGTGAGTTATATAAAATTGCCCAAAATGCAATGGCGTTATATAAAATGCTAGATAAGTTTGATGGTGTTGATCAAGAAGTAGACTTACCAGCTTGGTGGCAATCTAAAGTTACTAAAGCGTGTACTATGTTAGGTAGTGCAAAAAATTACCTTGAATTTGAATTAAAAGAACCTCAAATTGATGCCATGACAGATGTTATGTCTCAAGAAGATGTCATCGATGAAGGTAAACTCACTAAACCAGAAGAAAAAATAGTTAAAGCTCTTAAAAAATCTGGAAAATTTAAAGAAGATGATCCTCAAATGTATGCCATAGCTAAAAAATTAGCTGAAAGTGTAATGCAACATCTTAAAGATAAAAAATAATGACTAAAGAAGAACTCATAGCACGTATTAAACGACTTGCTCCCCAAGCGATTAAGAGACAGGAGAAAGTAGAAACCATAGCTGTTGAGTATGATGAATTGACTAAATTCCCTGAACTAAAAAATATTATTGTAGATTTATTAACTGATGAGTTTAATAAATTTATGTCTTCTATAGATTGGGTAGCTCCTCGTCCTACCACATTTCGTATTAATTTAAAAAATGGGCAAGAGTTTTATCTTATCTATGGTAAACGTAGTTGGATAGCTCAAGTAGAAGGTAAAAAATATTATCTTTTAAATTTACCTGAAGAAGAAAGAGCAGCAGAAGCTATCTCTCGAATTTTAAGATACGGAGCCAAAGCTGAGAGTGATATCCCTACAGACGAAGATTTAGCAATGGGGGCTTTACCTCCAACTGAAACACCACCTGGAGAAACCCCACCAGAAGAAGAAACCCCACCGGCGGCAGAAGTGCCAGCAGAAGCATAATGATGTAAATTATGGAATTAAATACTTATGGTGATTTAAAAAAAGCAATTCAAGCTATTACTAAACAGCAAAGAAATGAAAAAGTAGGTAATACAACTGTAGATATTATTACTGGGCTGATACCTTACGCGGATGCAGCTAAAAATACATTAGGCGTTATTAAAGCTTTCTTTGGTAAACCTGACACTGTAAAAACCAAAACTTGGCTAGATAAAATTGACGTTGACGATGAATTCTCAGCTATAGTAGATGATACTGTAGAAAATGCTTTTCTTAAAATCACAGCTAATATTATAGACAATGAACCTGATACTAAACCATTAGAAGATGATTTTAATATGAATCAAAAATTAGTTAATTATTTAAAAGAAAAATTTGAAGGTAGAACAGTAACTGGCATCCAAGAATCTAATACTTATAATAAATCTAAAAAAATGAAAAACGAAGCCTTAAAAAAACTAATTAAAGAAGAAATTAAAAATATCATTTCAGAAACTGAACTTAAAGGAGCAGCTAACCTTAAACCATTAATCCAACAGCTCCCAGGAGTAGATATTAATGATTTTCAAATGGCATATAATGCTGTAAAAACCGGTAAAAATCTTAGTATGCAACAAGTAAAAGCTATGAGTAACGCTATGATAGGTTTAATTAGATCTAATGATGATCAATTACTCACAAAAATTATGACTCAATTGAAAAATCTTGAAAGTAAATAATGGACGTTTTAGAACAATTTCTTTATAATATATCATATAAGTTTTCTAAAGGATACCCTGATATTAGTGATCCTAAGGATATTTTAATTTTAGAGAATGAGCTTAAAAAAGTAGGTATAGACCTAAATGAATTAGAAACTTGGCAGAACCATTGGCAAGATAGAGTAAAAGAAAGAGGAACAATATTAGATATAACTAATTTTCCTAAAGATTATCCTACATCTAAACAAGAAGTTATAGAACAAATACAAAATGAACTTATATCAAGAACATCTAGATTATTAAATCTTAAAGAATTTCCTGCTTCTATCCCTAATAAAATAGGATATAAATTAATGAAACCTATTTTGGTTTATGAAAATCGTAGAATTCCTCTTAAATTAAAAACAGAATATACTACTAAAGAAACTAAAAAAATAAATATAGGAACTTCATATGTAGCTGTAATATCTGATAATACGCTACGTACATTATTACTATTAGATGATGATGATAGTGCTACTATAGAATCTAACATGGCTAGCCACCAAGAAAGAAATAAAATTGAAAAACCAGTTAGAATAACTACAGCCTCTGATTATGAATTTCTTATAACTCCTGAGATAAAAACTACTAAAACATTAATAGATCCAGAATCATTACCTTATAGAATAAAAGCGTCATATAGAGTAGGATCAGATTTTACTCATAAGGATTATGGAACCGGAAAAGTAGTAGCCGCAGCATCTGCAGGCACAAGATCAGGAGAACCTGATAGTAGGGGAGTTGTTGAATGGGTTGAAGTAGATTTTGGCAGACCTTATGTAGCTAGTGGCCAACTTAAAAAGACTCGTACTATAAAAAACATATACACCTCATTATCCCCAGATTTAGATATAAAGGCAGCTGAATAAATTGTTTGGCTTCTAATAAAATCTTTTTTATTTTTAAGTTTTAAAATATACTTAATGGAACAAAATACCAAAGTTTTAACATCAGAAATTGTTAATAGAATAATTACCGCTGATGATCTTTTAAATGTGTATAACATATCTTTAGATGAGTGGGAAATTGAAAAACAAGTCTTAAATACTTGGGAAGTAGGAGCAAAAGGACCAGATAATAAAATTGTCACTACACCTTTGTTTCAAGTAAAAATTTGGCTAAAAAATAAAAACACTTCTGTTTTTAATTTAATTAGAGAAGATTTTATTGAAGATATTAAAAAATTATCTCCTAAAGTAGATAAAATATCTTATAAACCTAGAGTTGATAAATCACCTTTACTTTTAGAACTTAATATATTTGACCTTCATTTAGGGAAAATAGCGTGGGATGAAGAAACAGGACATAATTATAACTTAAATATAGCTAGTGATTTATTCAACAGCTGTATTGATGATTTTATTTTAGAATGCCAAAATAAAAACATAGAACGAATCGTACTCCCAATAGGAAACGATTTCTTCAATTCAGATAGATCTCATCCATTTAATAGTACTACTAGAGGTACTCCACAAGAAGAAGATGCTAGATGGCAAAAAACATTCCGTACCGGAAGACAATTAATAGTAGATAATATAAATAAATTATCTCAAATTGCTCCTGTTGATGTAGTTATGGTTCCTGGAAATCATGATTATGAAAGAAATTTTTATCTAGGAGATTCATTAGAGGGATGGTTCTATAATAATCCTAATGTGAATGTTGATAATTCACCTAGTCCTAGAAAGTATTATAAGCATGGTAATGTGCTAATAGGATACACACATGGTAATGAAGAAAAAATTACTGATTTACCTATTATAATGGCTCATGAAAACCCAACCGATTGGGCTCTATCTAAATTCAGAGAGTTTCATTTAGGACATGAACATAGAAAAAAAGAGATTAAATACAAATCAACAGAAGAATACCAAGGCGTTATCATACGATATATGAGCTCACTATCAGCTACAGATTCATGGCATCATAAAAAAGGATATATAGGTGCTAAAAGATCTGCAGAAGCTATGTTTTGGGATAAGGAAAAAGGATTAAAAAGTAATTTCTATTTTATTCCTTGATATTTATTATCATGGAACGTTTACATAAACTCATAAAAGAAGTATTATCTACTCCACCTAAAAAAGATTCTTGCAGTTGTGGATGTCATAGTTGTGAGAATGTAGGTAATTCTGGTGTAGTACTAAATGAAAGTTTAGTTAAAAAAGATATATTATCGGATAATCTGCGATATCACGTGGATAATAAATTACCACTTACTGAAAATACATTCCGTTATGGCTCTAAATCTTTCCTTGATTTATGGGCGGAAGCTCGTGCTTTATATTTACGTGAAATTATTCATGTAAATGATGATGATAAAGAAATTTTACTTGAAACTGATTTAGGTAATTATGGGATGTACGAAGGTAAATTAGTAGAATTAGATTTACCTATGTTAGAAGAAGGAATAGATTTATCTGTTAGAGCTAATGAAATTCCTTTAATGAAAATTTTAGATAGAGCCCAACAAAAAGGCCATGACAAATATCCCTTTTATAATGAACTAGTTGCTGAATTAGGTCAAGAGTACATAGACATAGATGAAATTAGGTATATATTAAGAGATTATGGTGTATATCATGAATATGAAGATCTCTTAAATCTAAATGAAGCTGATAAAAAGAAAAAAAATCCTCCTATAGGAAAACCAAAACGTGGTGGTTCTAAGAAATTTTATGTTTATGTAAGAAAACCTGGAGGTGGAATCAAAAAAGTATCATTCGGGCAAGCAGGAATGTCTGCTAAAATAAACAACCCAGAAGCACGTAGAGCATTTGCTGCACGTCATAAATGTGCCCAAAAAACAGACAAAACAAAAGCATCATACTGGAGTTGCCGCTTACCTCGATACGCTAAATTACTTGGACTAAAATCATCATTCTCAGGATTCTGGTGATAAAAACAAAAATAAAACAAAATGGAAAATTGCTCAAAATTAGTATCTTATTTAATGCATTCAAGAACACAAGCTCATGTGTTTCATTTACAAACCTTATCATTTGCTGAACATAAAGCACTAAATGATTATTATGATGGAATTGTAGATTTAATAGATGGTTTAGTAGAATCTTACCAAGGTAAATACGGAATTATCAAAGAATACGTTAGTTTCCCTTTAATAAATTACACAGATAAAAACCAAGTAGTAACATACTTTGAATCATTGTATAAAATTACAGAAACATTACGCCAAGATATCCCAGATTCTTACATTCAAAATCAAATTGATACTGTGATTGAATTAACCCAATCAACACTTTATAAATTAAAATGTCTAGGTTAAGAGATTTAATTAAAGAAGTTCTCTTAGAAAAAAAGAAAGCTGATAGGTGCTTACGTATTGCTAGACGTAAAATACCAAAATCATCTGCTTACCGCTCAGGCAATATAGAAAGATGCCGACAAGGTGATATATGGAAAGGATTAAAAGAAATAATCCAAGAAATAATCCAAGAAGACGAATCACTCTATAAATGGTTTAAACGCCAAGGTACACCAGGAAAAGAAGGTGGTTGGGTAGATTGTAATACTTGCCGAGATGGTAAATGTAAAGCATGTGGTAGAAAAGAAGGTGAAAAACGAGCCAAATATCCTTCATGTCGTCCTACACCTGCTCAATGTAAAACACCTGGTAAAGGTAAAAAATGGGGTAAAACAAAATGAAATTAATAGACCTACTTAAAGAAACTACCCAATCAGAAAAATCACCCGCTTACATGTATTCACCTGTGGGGTTTGGATGTCATGTTTGTAAATTCTACTATGTAGAAAACGAAAAACATATGTGTGGTAATTCATATTATCAAGAACATATGGGAACAGCTGAATTAATAGATAATGAAGGGAATCAAATTAAAGACCCTTCAAAATGGTGTTCAAACTGGTTTTTACCTAAAGGTGAATGACCCCATACACCGACATAGAAGTTACAGACAAATATATTATTCGTGAGTTTAACGAAAATATAGATCCAATTGAACTTATGTGGCACCGCGATGATGAAAATAGAACAATAGAAATACTTGGAGAAACAAATTGGAAGATACAACTTGATAACGAGTTACCAACCTCATTAAACCAACCAATATTTATAGAACGCCATCAATGGCATCGTGTTATTAAAGGTGATGGAAATTTAAAATTGAAAATATATAAATTATGAAATTAAACGGCTTAAGAGAATTAGTAAAAGAAGAACTTAAACGTGCTTTACATGAAAATGAAAATGAACCATCATTTTTAGAAGACCTTGAATTAGGAACAGAATATAAAGTATATTATAGAGCTCGAGATAATCAAGGTGAAAAAGATTTAGGTGACACTACAATTTCTATCACCCAAGACGATATTAACAAATATGGAGGGAACACATCTATCCAAAACTATCTAGACGACCTATTCAATACAGACACAGAAGGTAATTATATAAATACAGGATATAGAATAACAGGTGTTAGAGGGGTTGAAAAACTTACTAATAATATGAATGAATTAAAAAAAGAAATCAACGAAATATTAGATGATATTCTTGAAGAGACTCAATTAGAAGAAATTATGACAAGCCAAATTAATGTAGGTGATGTTTTTACTTTAAGTAGTGATATTGGTTTATTTAAAAGAGGAGATAGGGTTGAGGTTAAAGATAAAGGAATGTATGGGAATGATGTAAAACTTATTCTTTCAAATAATCAAGGGATAACCGATGAGTTTCTTTTAGATATAGATGATGATTTTGAAGCATTAACATAATGAATTCCCTAAATTTAAAAGATATAATTAAAAAAATTCTTCTAGAAGCAGAAGAAATACCTGCATCTGAGGAAGAAAACCCAGAAGAAACTCCGGAAGAAGAACAACCTCAAGAGCCTGAACAAAAAGAAGAACCAGAACAACCTCAAGAAAAACCAGAGGACAATCCTGAGTTTCCTAATAGAACTATTTCTAAACAAGAAGCAGCTAAAATAATTAAAAGTACTAAAGGTAAATATTTTACAGTATCTTTTACTAAAAAAGATGGTACTAATAGAGTAATGAATGCTCGTTTAGGTGTTAAAGTATACCTTAAAGGAGGAACATTACCATACAACCCAGACGAAAAAGGTTTAATTCCGGTATTTGATGCTAAAATTAAAGGGTATAGAATGGTAAATATTAATACTATAAATAAATTAGTAGTAGATAAAGTAGAATACGACGTAAAATAAAGACTAGATTCACAGCCTAGTCGCTTAATTTTTAAAAATGAATTTTCTAGAGTTGTGGCCTAATCTTTGGATTAGGCCTTCTTTTTTTATATATTTAAGAAAATAAAGGTCATGAATATATTTTACATTAATGAAGATCCGATTATAGCAGCTCGTGAGTTGGCTGATGATCATATTAGAAAAATGCAGATAGAAAGCGCACAAATGTGTAGTACTGCTCATTGGGTAAATGGATCAACTGCTCCATATAAACAATCCCATACTAATCACCCATCGGCAAAATGGGTAAGAGAATCTATACAACATTATAGATGGTTAATTCAACATGGATTAGAAATTTGTGATGAATTTGAAAAACGATATGGTAAAAAACATAAAACAAAAGATGTACTTGAATGGTTACAAGTTAACGAACCTAATATTCCCGATAATGGATTTGTTGACCCTCCTAGATGTATGCCTGACGAATTTAAATTAGAAGATACTATAAAATCATATAAAAATTTTTATATTAACGATAAAATAAAAGTTAAAAAATTAGGTTGGAGAAAATTAAATAATAAACCAGAATGGATAAACGAGTAGTAATAGTAGGAGCTGGAGTAGCAGGCGTAAATGCTGCAACAAAATTAGTTGATAATGGTTATCCTGGAGAACTTATCACAATAGTTGATATGGGTAAAGATCCATACCAACGTTTACCTGAAGAGGTAATGACAGGATTTTTAGGTGCTGGAGGTTGGTCTGATGGTAAATTAACATACCATACAGCAATTGGAGGTCAATTATCTAAATATTGTGGTGAGGAAAAAGCAATGGAATTGATGGATCAAGTAATTACCAATTTTAAACGTTTCCACCCTAAACCTGAAGAAGTACAATGTTCAAATCCTGTTGAGGAACCTGATTTTATTAAACCATATTTTGGTTTACGTTTATTTCCTGTATGGCACGTAGGAACAGATTATTTATCTGAAATTGCTAAAAATTGGTACGATTATTTAGTTGAAAAAGGCGTTAAATTTTTATGGGAATGTAAAGTAACAAGCATTGAATTTGATAAAAAACATTTAACCATAAATAACTTAAATTATCCTGAATTAGGACCTGGAGGAACTATATATGATGAACTCATATTTGCAGTAGGTAAATCAGGAATTGATTTTGCCCAACAATTAGCAAACGAATATGAACTACCGGATGAACCCAAATCAGTACAAATTGGAGTTCGATTTGAAGCACCCCAAGAACATTTTCAAAAACTAATCGATATTTCATATGACTTTAAGTTATATAGAAAATTTGATGATGAAGGAGTATCGTTACGTTCATTCTGTACAAACAATAATGCTGCTTATGTTGCTGTAGAGGAAACATATGGAGATCATTCATATAATGGTCACGCTAAAAAAGATGAAGCATATAGAAATAATATGACTAACTTTGGTATATTAATGGAAATCAATGGTATTGAAGATCCATTTACTTGGTCACGTGAAGTAGTTTCTAAAATACAATATTCATCCCCTTTTCCAATAGACTTAGATTCCCCTAACGGTATTAGAACTGGATTATATTATAGCCCATCTCGTCAACCATCAACTACATCTGAAGGTAATAGGGTAAGCACACAACAAATTAGTTTAGATACTTTAACTCATGTTGTAGAACCTGCAATGGGTGGTTATTTCAAATATGTTATGGATTTTATCATGGATATGAAAAAAGTATTCCCAACATTAGGAGATGATTGGGGTATGTATATTCCTGAAGTAAAATATCTATCACCTGAGGTTAAAGTAGATTATAAAAATCTAGCATTAACTGATTACCCAAATGTACATTTTGTAGGTGATGCTTTAAGCGCACGCGGCATTACAGTGTCAGGTGCGCAAGCAATTTATGTAGCAGAAAGTTTATTGTAAAAATTGGCCTCGTAAGAGGCCTTTTTTATATTTAAAGAAAAATAAAAGTTATGACAAATGTATTAGAAGATGTTGGCCGTATAGGTAAACAGTTAATGTTAAGTGAACCATTTTATGGTATTTTTCTTTCAACATTAAATAAAGTAGTAAGAAAAGATGTTCCTACAGCTGGTGTTTGTAAAAATAATATAAACTACCAATTAGCAGTTAATGAAGAGTTTTGGGGTTCTTTAGATACAGATAAAAAGAAAATAGGACTCCTTAAACATGAATTACTTCATATTTGTTTTAAACATTTAGAAGATAGAGAATGGTTCCCTGACCATGAATTGCATAATATAGCTGCAGATTTAGAAATCAATCAATACCTAACCCCAGAACAATACCCATCAAAGGACATTTTATTATTATCTACATTCCCTGAATTAAAACTACCAGAAAAAGCAGGTACAAAAGTATATTATGAATTGCTATCACAAGCTAAAAAGAATGGAACAAGTCCTACTTTAAATGCTATGTTAGATAGTGATCCAAGTTTTGGAGGTACTCACGGTTGTGAAGCAGGTAGTTTACATCCAACATGGAAAGAATTTGATGAATTGTCTGAAGCTGATAAAAAATTAATTGCGTCTCAAATTAGACACCAAATAAAAAGTATTGTTGAAGGCCAAAAAGATAATGGTCGAGGATTTGTTCCTAGTGAGTTAAAAGATTATATAGACAATATGTTTGAAATAACTCCTCCTTCATATGATTGGAAGTCTTATTTTAGAAGATTCTTTGGCTCTTCATCTAAAATCTACACTAAAAAGACAAGACGCAAACTAAACAAACGCTACGAAGAAAACCCAGCATTAAAAATCAAACCTAAAAAACATGTATTAGTAGGTGTAGATACTTCAGGATCAGTAAGGGAAAGTGACCTGATAGAATTTTTCAATGAAATATATCATATGTACAAAACCGGTGTTACTATAACTATAGCTGAAGGTGATGCTGATATTAAAAATGTTTATGAATATAAAGGTAAAATGCCTGAGTTTGTTACGGGTCGAGGCGGCACAGATATGAATCCATTTATTGAGTACATAAATAAACATAGACAGTATAGTAGTTTAATTGTATTAACTGATGGATTCATAGGAGAAAAAACATTTAATACATTTAAACCCATGTTAACCGTAATATGTTCTAATGGGGAGCAAATAGATATTGTTAAAGAAAATGGATGGGGTAACGTGATCAAAATTCAAGATTAAGTTTGGCCCTCCAAAATTAGATTAGTATATTTAGGTAAATTAAAAATAAGAGTTATGTCAAACAGTAAACAAATTTCACTGAACATCAGTGAGGCAAAAGAATTCCTAACCCACATCATTTCAAACAATCGTTACTTACAAGCAAATGGTAAATTGCCTGTAGCAACTGAGGTTATTGGTGATTCTGGGATTGGAAAAACATCAACAATCATTCAATTAGCTAATGAGTTAAATTTAAACTTTGTAAAGTTGAATTTAGCCCAAATCGAAGAATTAGGAGATTTAGTAGGGTTTCCAATTAGACAATTTGAAGTTTGCAAAACAGATAATGATTGTCTTTGGATTGATGAACATGCTGTAGAAGAATATACCAAATTAGGTTATAAATTCACAGGCCAAAATCGAATGAGTTATTGTCCACCTGAGTGGATTAGTGGAAAATCAAATGGTGGAATCTTATTATTAGATGACTGGAATAGAGCAGACATCAGGTTCATACAAGCTGTTATGGAACTAATAGATAGACAACAGTATATCAGTTGGTCTCTACCTAAAGATTGGCACATCATATTAACCGCCAATCCGGATAATGGAGAATATTTAGTTAACAGTATTGATAACGCCCAAAAAACACGATTTATTTCGGTTAATTTAAAATTTGATATTAAATGTTGGAGTGAGTGGGCTGAAAATGCTCAAATTGATAACAGATGTATTAACTTCTTATTAAAACATCCCGAATTAGTTTCAACAGACACTAATTCAAGAAGCATCACAACATTCTTTAATTCAATTTCATCTATTTCTTCATTTGATGATAATCTATATCTAATTCAAATGATTGGAGAAGGATCAGTTGGACCTGAATTTACAACATTATTCACAATGTTCATTAATAATAAGTTAGATAAGATTATTTCACCTGAAACTATACTAACTCATGAAAGTGAAGAGTATGTACTTAATACTTTAAAAGGAGTTATAGGGAAAGATAAAGACTATAGAGCCGATTTAGCATCTATTTTATCAACTCGACTTATTAACTATAGTTTATATTATAGTAAAGATAATAAAATTGAAAAACCAATTATTAACAGGTTATCATTCTTAATGAATGAAGAATTATTTGCAGTGGATTTAAAATATAATATTGTAAAATCAATATATAATGGAAATTCATCTGCGTTTAAATTGTTAATGTTAGATAAAGTTTTAATTAAATTTTTAAGTAAATAGTCATGGTAGGAACTTTTTTAAAATTAGGTCATAATAAAACCCACTTAAACATTGGTTATACTACAATAAAGGGATATGTAGAAAAAAGTAAAGTAAAAAAATATCAAGAACTGTATGAACTAAATAAAAATAATAAGCTAGAAGATAACACAACAGTTTATTTAACCCCCTTATCAGAATTTCCTCCATATAAATTAAAAAATTATATAGAAGAAAATAAACTAAATATAAAAACAGCAAGGAAATTAGATAAGATAGATACATTAATTATAAATCATGATTTTGTAGCTTCTTCTTACACTAAAAAACTAATCAATTATTATATAGTACCACCAGAAGTCATTTTAAAAGATTCATATTTTAAAAAATATATAAATAACTCTTCAAATTATTATAAAATAGATGAGGTAGCAGGTGAAAAAATAACTCATTATTTTGTATCTAATGAAGATTATAATGATTTAGTTAATCTAGATTCTAAATTATCTATAATAAGCACATACCCTTTAATAGAATGTACTCTTGTAACTAACGATTGGGGAAATAAAAAAGCAGCAGATAATACGAATTTTTTCCTAAACATGTTTGATATAGTAGAAAATTATAATCTTAAAATTATATTCGACCATAATATAAGTGATGTTGTAAATGAAGGATTAACTATAGATGAGGATGTTTTTGAAAATATCCTTAATATGGTGACTAGTCAAGATGAGTCTAATCTTAATTTAGCTAAAGAAATTTTAGCTAATATGGAGTTTGAATCTTCAAGATCGTATTTAATCTACTTATTTAATTATTTTTACAAACTGAACCAGAATCGTTCAAATAATAAAAATTACAATTATTTAAAGAAACAAATGAAGAAACATGTTCATATACATTCTACACAAAATCACTCAACAACATTTAATCATTTCTTACCAACGTTAATAGGAAAATATCCTGAGTTATCTCAAGATTTTATGAATTGTTTTAGAATCCATATGAACTTAATGTTAAAGAGAAACGTTATTAAAGAGATACAAACTTATTAATATTTATCATAAAATATTTAATGGCAACAGTAGTACTATTAAGTTGTACCAAATCTAAAACTCCGTACGAAGCACCAGCTCAAGAGTTATATTCAGCATCTCCTATGTTTCAAAAAACATTAGAGTATGGTAAAACACTTAAGCCTGACAAGATGTATATTTTATCGGCTAAACATCATTTAGTTAATTTAGACCAAAAATTAAAACCATATGATTTAACTCTAAAAGATTTTAATAAAGAGGAAAAAGAAAAATGGGGTGAAGAAGTTTATAGGGAAATGAAACAACGTGGTATTGATCCTAATAAAAACAAATTTATATTTTTAGCAGGAAATGAGTATATTAAACCGCTATTAAAATATATCCCGGAGTCTAATATTGAGACTCCAATGGGAGGTAAAAGATTTGGTCAACGATTGAAATGGTTAAATAGCCAATTAAGTAAATTACAAGAAGTATTTAAAAAGATTAAAACATACATTTATGAAACTATCAAAAGATAAATTAACAGAATATATTAATCTTTATTTAAATGATGTTTGTGATTATGGTGATGATGGAGAATACGAAGTTGTAGAGTCTGTTTTAAAACCTATCACATCTACTTTAGAAGAAGGAGAACATGATTTACATAATATGCTAAAAGAAACAGCTAAAAATTCTTCTCAACATAAAAATATTATTCTTGAGTTTATTTCTTATGTTAATGAGATCCAATAAATTTTGGCTTTTTAATATATTTTTCATATATTTAGGTAAACCAAAAAATAAAAAGTTATGTCAAATACTCAAACCAAAAAATTAGTTTCCGCTGACGGAACAGTTGTTTATTACCTAGATGGTAAAATGCATAATTTAGAAGGACCTGCTTATATTCCTGAAGGTGATATGAAGAAAAAAGAATATTACATTAATGGAATGAAATATACTGAATCTGAATGGAAAGCAGCTAAGAAAGGTGGCGATGGATTGCCATGGTATAAATCAGGAGGTGCTAAAGCTAGATTTTAATTATGAAAATAGGATTTTGTGGAACAATGTCTGTAGGTAAAACTACATTAGTTAATGCGTTAAAAGAATTACCTGAATTTAAAGATTATACTTTTGTAACTGAACGTTCAAAATACTTAAGAGATTTAGGAATCCCATTAAATACAGATTCAACTATTAAGGGTCAAATTGTATTTTTAGCTGAACGTGCTAGTGAATTAATGTGTGAAAAAATTGTAACAGATCGTACTGTAGTTGATGTTATGGCTTTTACTAGAGCAGCTAAATCAATCCCATATTTTGTATCTGATCATTTTGAGGATTTAGCACTTAACTTAATTATGGAATATAATTACATATTTTATATTTCACCTGAAGGTGTAGAAATAGAAGATAATGGAGTTAGAACAATTGATCCTGAATATAGAATGGAAATTGATCAAAACATTAAACGCTTACTAGATAAATACCCTCATAAATTTAAAAAATTACATTACATTTCAGGCACTACTGAAGAAAGAATACAACAAATTAAACAGGTAATAAGTTTCCAATATTTATAAATAAATTTAAATAATGAAAAAATCTAGATTACTTGAAATTATACGTGAAGAGATAGCTTCCCTCCTTAATGAATCAACTATAGATGTACAAAACCCAGGAATGCTAAATGATCCTAAAAAACAGGAGCTAATAAAAAAAGCAAGACAAACTACTAAAAACCCAAAATTAGGAACAGCTGATGACCCAGTAGATTTTGTTGAAGAGGATTTATTAAATGAAACTCCAATCTATGATATTAATGATATGGAGGGTTTTAAATCAACTCTAGATCAATTTAGAGAAGAAGGAGTTTCTAAAAGTAAAGCACTTAACTTATTACTTAAAAAATTAGAAGATGAAGGTACAGTTGATACTAATGCTCTAAGTAAAGAATATGGTGTAGATACAGCTACTTTCAACAACCAAGAAATTCGCAAATTCTTAAACCGACCTGAAGATCAAATGTTTACAGATAAATCCGGTAATGAATTAATTGACTTTAGCCCATTCCTAGATAAATCAAATAAACCTAAAGGCCCTAGAACAAAACCTGAAGGAGAAGAAACAACACCTAGCGAACCTAAAGAAAAAACAGCATTACCAGACTCAGGAGTAACTAAGAAAGAGCCTGCAAAAGCTGAACCTAAAGCTAAAGAAGAACCTAAAAAAGAAGAACCTAAAGCTAAAGAAGAACCTAAAAAACCTGAACCTAAAGCTAAAGAAAGCAGTGAAGATAAAGCTAATAAAGCTGCTTCTGGTGGTGGAGGTAAGCTAGAAAAAATGTCAAATGATAAAGATGCTCTTTTAAAAGCTCTTAAAAAAGCTGGAGAAGAAAGATTAAAAATAGCCCAAAAACGTAAAGACACTGAAGATGAAGGCGAAAAAGCAAAGTTATTTGATGAGCTTAAAAGAATCAATAAGTTAGAGGGTGAACTTCAGAAAAAAATTGATAAATTAGGATACTAATTCATGAGAACTAAAACTATAAAACTTAATGTATCGCACCTAATTATGGGTGCGATCATTTTGTTATTATTAATTTTTCTATTCTTTCGTCCTTCTATCGTTGATACTTCAAAATACGATATACAAAAACAAGAAATTAAAAAATTAAAAAATAATATTGATTCATTAAAAAATGAACAAAATATTTTAAATGTTACTCTTAAAAAACAAGAAAATTTTATAGATTCTATAAATACGGAAATTAAATTAACCGAACAAGAGTTACAACAAACACGCACATACTATGGAAACAAAATTAAAGATCTTACTAGTGCTTCTAACTCTGAGCTTGAACAGTTTTTCACAGATCGTTACAGATAAAATCTGTTTTTCTCATGATAAAGTAAAAGCTATTGCTATTGATCTTACACGAGGTGATTCTGCTGTTGCTGAATTAAAGCTTGTAAATAAAATGATATGGCAATTAAATGAAAAAATAGATGCTAAAGATAGTGTAATTACTATTTATGTTGAAAAAGAAACAAATTATCTTAAACAGACTGCTTCATATGAAAAATTAACAGCTGTTCAAGATACTATAATTAAAGGTCTTGAAACTGATGTTGTTGATTTGACTAATAAAAACAACAATTTGAAAAAAGGAATTAAGTGGGTTAGTGGAGGATTTTTAGGATCTTTAATAGCTTTAATTACCTTATTTTCAATTAAATAATATATGAGTCAAGACATAAAACAAATAATACGCCAAGAATATATTAAGTGCGCCCAAGATCCAGCACACTTTATGCGTAAATATTGTTTTATTCAGCACCCACAACGTGGGCGAATTCAATTTAATCTTTACCAATTCCAAGAAAAAGTACTTCATTTATGGAGAGATAACCCATATTCGATAATACTTAAATCTAGACAGCTAGGTATTTCAACATTAGGAGCAGGGTATGCTTTATGGTTGATGACTTTTCACCAAGATAAAAACGTACTATGTATAGCTACTAAACAAGACACAGCTAAGAACATGGTTACAAAGGTAAAATTCATGTATGAAAATTTACCATCTTGGCTTAAAATACCATCAGAAGAAAATAACAAACTAACCCTCAGATTAAATAACGGTTCACAGATAAAAGCAACATCAGCATCAAGTGATGCAGGACGATCAGAAGCAGTATCATTACTACTAATTGATGAGGCAGCATTTATTGAGAACATCGGTGAAATATGGGCATCAGCACAACAAACCTTAGCAACAGGTGGTGGATGTATTGCATTATCTACTCCATATGGTACCGGTAACTGGTTTCATCAAACATGGGTTAGAGCAGAAAATCAAGAAAATGATTTTTTACCTATTAGATTACCATGGATGGTACACCCTGAACGTGACCAATCATGGAGAGATAGACAAAATGAGTTATTAGGTGATCCTAGATTAGCAGCTCAAGAATGTGATTGTGATTTTAGTACATCTGGTGATGTTGTTTTTTATCCTGAATTCTTAGAATTCTATGAGAAGACGTATATTAGAGATCCACTTGAAAGACGAGGAGCAGACAAAAATTTATGGATATGGGAACCAGCAGATTATACTAGATCATACATGATTATAGCAGACGTTGCTAGAGGTGATGGTAAAGACCATTCTGCTTTTCATATTTTAGATATTGAAACTAACACACAGATAGGTGAATATAAAGGACAAATTGGTACTAAAGAATTTGGCTATTTACTTGTTGGTATAGCAACTGAATATAATAATGCTATGCTAGTTGTTGAAAATGCAAATATTGGATGGGCTACTATCCAAACTATAATTGAAAGGGGATATCAAAATTTGTATTATTCTCCAAAAAGTGGTGAATTAACAGCTGATACTTATTTTTCTGAGTATATGGATACTAGTAAAATGGTACCTGGTTTTACAATGAATACAAGAACTAGACCTCTATGTATAGGTAAATTTCAAGAAGCATTATCTGATAGAGGTGTAACAATACAATCTAAACGATTAATTGAAGAAATGAAGGTATTTGTTTGGAAAAATGGTAAAGCTGAAGCTCAAACAGGTTACAATGATGATTTAGTAATGTCTTTTGCTATAGGTCAATTCATGAGAGATACTTCACTTAAATTTAAACAACATGGGATAGATTTAACTAAAAGTATGCTTCAAAGTATGTCAACTACAAAACAAAACTTTGCTGGAGGATATTCAACTCAAGGGGTACAAGCTAACCCTTGGAAGATAGATAATCCGTATGGAGGAGAGGAAGATATTCGTTGGCTTCTTTAATATTTATTATTATATTATAAAATATGGCAAATAAAGACTTATTCTCTAGATTAAAACGATTATTCTCAACTGATGTTGTGATTCGTAATCAAGGAGGTACACAACTTAAGGTTATGGATGTTAATCAAATCCAACAATCGGGTGAACTCCAAACTAACTCATTAGTGGACAGGTTTAACAGGATCTACACTAACTCAGCAACCTCATTATACGGGTATCAAAACTCGTTTAATTACCAGACATTACGTCCTACTTTATACTCAGAATATGATGCTATGGATACAGATGCTATTATTGCTTCTGCTTTAGATATTATAGCTGATGAAAGTACTTTAAAAAATGATATGGGAGAAGTACTTCAAATTCGCAGTTCGGATGAAGATGTACAAAAAATTCTATATAACTTATTTTATGATGTATTAAATATTGAATTCAACTTATGGCCTTGGATTCGTAATATGTGTAAATACGGTGATTTCTTCCTTAAATTAGAAATCGCTGAAAAATATGGTGTATATAATGTTATTCCTTATACTGCATACCATATTGAAAGACAAGAAGGATACGACCGAAACAACCCAGCATCAGTAAGATTTAGATTTGACCCAGATGGTATATCTGCTTCAAGTTATGGATACTTTGATGTACCTAACTCAGCACAGCAAGGAACATCTATTATTTTTGATAATTATGAAATGGCTCACTTCCGTTTGTTAACGGATACTAACTTTTTACCTTATGGTAGATCGTATTTAGAACCTGCTCGTAAGTTGTTTAAACAATACACACTAATGGAAGACGCAATGTTGATCCATCGTATTGTTCGTGCGCCTGAAAAACGCATATTTTATATTAATGTTGGAAATATTGCGCCTGCTGAAGTAGAAAACTTCATGCAAAAAACAATCTCTAAAATGAAACGTACTCCTTATATTGACCAACAAACAGGTGAATATAACTTGAAGTACAACATGCAAAATTTACTTGAAGATTTTTATATTCCTATTCGTGGTAATGATCAAGCAACTAAAATTGATACACTTCAAGGTTTACAATATGATGGTATTACGGATGTAGTTTATTTAAGAGATAAATTATTTGCTGCTCTTAAAGTACCTAAAGCGTTTTTAGGATATGAAAAAGACTTAACAGGTAAAGCAACATTAGCTGCAGAGGATATTAGATTCGCTCGCACTATAGACAGAATACAACGTATTATCTTATCAGAACTAAATAAAATAGCATTAGTTCACTTATACACTCAAGGTTATACAGCTGAAAGTTTAACTAATTTTGAATTATCATTAACTACTCCTTCAATCATTTATGATCAAGAAAGAATTGCATTAATGAAAGAAAAAGTTGACTTAGCTAACCAGATGTTAGAAAATAAACTTTTACCTTCAGATTGGATATATGAAAATATATTCCACTTGAGTGAAGATCAATATGATGAATATAGAGATTTAATTAGAGAAGACGCTAAACGTAAATTTAGATTAACTCAGATAGAGTCAGAAGGAAACGACCCAGTAGAAACAGGTCAATCATATGGTACACCACATGATCTAGCATCTTTATATGGTAGAGATAGATTTGGAAACAAAGATGATGTTCCTTTTGGATATGATGAAGCTAATCCTTTAGGAAGACCTAAAGAAAAAAACACAGATAGAAACACTCAAGATAGCGCTTTTGGAAAAGATAGAATAGGATCATTAGGTATGAAAAAAGATAATGATGCCTCTGATTCAATAAAACCCAACTATAAGGGCGGGTCTCCATTAGCACTTGAAACAAAAGGTTTGTCTTTAGCACAATCCAAAATGCTTGAAAAAATTCCTATTACAAAAAAACAATTAGTATTTGAATCTGATAAACAGAAAGAATCATTATTAGATGAAAACCAAATACGCGAGTAATAAATCTTAATATATTTATAAATAAAAACACTTATCTAGAATGAAAATTAAACATTCGAAGTATAAAAACCCGGGTATTCTTTTTGAATTGCTTGTTAGGCAAATTACAGCTGATACTTTAGAAGGGAAAGATTCTCCTATCAAAGAATTACTTAAAAAATACTTTGTCAAAACAGAACTCGGAAAAGAATTCAGATTATATGAAACTCTTTTAAAAAAAACTAGTTTAACTGAAGCTAAAGCTAATGTTATTATTGATACTCTTCTTGAGTCTTCTAAAACACTTAATAGAAAAACAATAAAAAAACAAAAGTATAACTTAATTAGTGAGATTCAAAAATCTTATGATTTAAATGAATTTTTTAATCATAAACTTCCTAATTATAAAATATATGCTGCTTTCTATACTTTAGTAGAAACATATAATGTTCAAATTAATAATGACCCAGAAAACATCATCAATAATAAAATCACTATTTTAGAGCACTTAACAGCTGCCCCTATCTCAGAGAAAAAAATTAAAGATGAAGTATTAGAGGAATTTAGAAAATCTGATAAAGATACTCGAATTTTAACTTATCGTATTATATTAGAAAATTTTAATACTAAATATGATGATTTAAATTCTCATCAAAAATTAATTTTAAAAGAATTAATTAATTCTATAGATAATACCCCTCGTTTAAAAGAATTTTATACTTCTAAATTAAACGAAATTAAAAATCAATTAGAAAAATTAAATAATAAAACTAAAGATCCTGTAACTAAAATTAAACTTAATGAAGTTATATCTCTTATTAAACCTGTAGATAAAACTCATAAAGTTACAGATGATGATTTAGTTAATTTGTTACAATACTGCGATTTATTAACTGAACTAGAAGTAGTAAATGTCTGATAGAATAAAAAATATTGTAAGAGAAACTATTAAAAAGTTAAAAGAAGAATCATCAACAGGAGCTGGTGGTGGTGAAGGTGCCTTTACCCCTGGTGAAGGTGCTCAAGATGCTACTAAATATTCTTTTAAAAAAGGTACTAATGAAAAAGGAGTAAAAAAACCATACTATTATAAATTAGGATGGAAAGCAGTACCTAACAAAATTAAAGGATCTGGTTTAGAAGTAAAAAAATTATTTGAAGAAGATACAACAGATGCATTTCAACAAGAACGTTTAAAAGCTTTTGAAGATATAGAAAATGAATTAAACTCACTTTCACCTATGATTTCAAACGCTAAAAACCAGACCGTAGAATTCTACCAAGAAAACCCAGGGTCGAATGAAATAATTATATCAACTGATTTAATTTTAGAATACATACAAGACATAAAAAAATTATTAAAAGGAGAAGAGAATGAAAACCCTTAATGAACAATACAAATTAATTAAAGAAGGAAAAGGACATAAAGGTATGTTCTTAAATGATGCTAAACGTCAATTCCCTAACTATGTTCGTAATGCTGCTACATTTGATGAAGCAACAAATATCCTTAAGCAAAAAGGAGTTATTAATGAGAATATAGTAGGTATTACTCCTATTAATAAAATTGAATCTAAAAAAGAGTCATACGAACTTGCTTTCGAAAAATTCTTAGAAGAAGCAAAAGATCCTCAAATTAAAGCTAAAGAAGTTAAAGAGAAAAAAGTTAAATCTCAAGAGGAAACTGAAAAAGCTGAGTTAAAAAAACCTTCTAAACAAGTTAAAGATGACTTAGATAAAGGATATGAATCGATGGTAAAAACTAATCCTGATAACTTGATTTTTGATCAAATCATGATGGGTTATTACACCGAATTAAAAGACCCTAAGAATGCTGATAAAACAATGCAGCAATTAAAAGATATAGTACTTAAAAATTTAACTAAAGACCCAATTTACTATACAAAAGAAGGTCAATTTGGTGTTAAAGGTTTAGGATATACAACTGAACATCCTGGTTTAGGTACTCCAAAAGAAGCTAAAGGTAAATATAAAGCATCTGGATATGGTGATTTAAATGAATCAGTTCAACCGTTAAATGAAGAGGATAAATTACGAAAAATAATCCGTGAAATTATTTCTGAAGAAATAGAAGAAATGATTAACATCAGACCTCCTAAATCTGGAGGCGGCGGAAGAAGATTTATTAAAGAAACTATTACATTAAATGCTTTAGATGTTAATCGTATTAATACTGAAGGTGAAAATTCTTTAAGTTGGGGTAAACCTCACATCATATTAGGAGATGACGGAAACATCAAAATTTCAGCTTTATTATACAAAGACTTAGAAAGTCAAGAGCGTGGTCGATCCTCTAGAGAAAAAGAATCAATGAAATCTTCTTTAAGTAGAGTTATAGGAGGGATAAGCCAAGAAAGTAAAGATGCTTTAAGAGAAATTAGAAAAGCTGTAGTTAAGTCTATTGGTGCTGATAAATATTATACTAGTTTAACCCCAATAAGTACTACTACACTTACAAAAACTGATAGAGACACAGGAGAAAAAAGAGAAGTATTAGGCAGCATTACTATTAAAAACTCAGCATCAGCACTTACTGAAGGTATTGAAAAAGATCTTGCTCAAATCAATAAAGAAGCAGAACATGAAGCGCTTCAAAATAAATTAGATAAAGTACAAGCATTAATTGATAAAAAACAATCTCAAATTAATCGTTTAGATGAAGATGAAGATATGAAAGATCTTACTGATGCTAAAAAAGTTAAAGAAATATCTAAAGATATCAAAGCCTTAGAAAAAGCAAAATCTAAAATTGAAAAGATGATGCATAAAGGTAAAGGTAAGAAAAAAGAAGTAATTGATGAAGTAGGTGAAGAAGGTATTGATATGGGGCTTGAAGACGCTGTAAATCAAGCTCAAGAAATGTATAATGGAGGTTTAGATATAGATGATATTTTAGTTAAGTTTAATCCTCGTATGCGTAGCGATATAGAAAGCCGTTTAAGATAATGAGTAAACAAGTATTAATAGAGACCCAATTATTCAAACCATCTGTTGTATCTTTAACAGAGGGCAAAACATCCCCTAAAGGTAATCCTTTAGTTGAGGGTATTTTAGCAACCGCGGAAATTAAAAACGGTAATGGTAGATATTACAAAAAAGATCTTTGGGAACGAGAGATTGAAAAGTACATGGTTTCTGTTAAAGAAAACAGAGCATGTGGTGAACTAGATCACCCTGAATCTTCTATAATTAACCTAAAAAATGTATCACATAATATCACTGATATATGGTGGGATGGAGATAACGTTATGGGTAAAATAGAAATCTTACCAACACCATCAGGAAATATTCTAAAAGCATTACTTGATAGTGGCATTATGGTTGGTGTTTCTTCTCGTGGGATGGGATCATTACAAGAAGAAAAAGGATTATTAGTAGTACAACCTGACTTTGATTTACTATGTTGGGACTTTGTATCAACACCTTCAAACCCAGATTCATGGATGACTCCAATATCTAAAGGAAACTCAATGGGTATAGGGTTACATGAAGGTTTAAATCATACTAATTCTAACCCATATGTCAAAGTTAATTCTATTATAACTGAAATACTTTGTTCACAAGGATCTTGTCCTATTTGGTAATAAAGATTTGCAAACCGGTGAAAATTGCCCTCTTTTTTGAGGGCTTTTTTTGTCTCTGCGACTTTAAATATTTTTTTATATACCTATAACGCGAATATGCTATCCCCTCAATAATATATAGCATTTAATTAAAGAATATCTATTACGTTTCTTAATAAACGTACTTTCCCAACAAAAAAATAAATTTAGGAAAAATGTCAACAAACAGAAATTTGCTTAAAGAAGCAATTGCTGATGCTAAGACCGTTAAGGAAACTGCAATCGCAAATGCTAAAGCAGTTCTAGAAGAGTCATTTGCTCCACAATTGAAATCTATGATTTCTCTTAAACTCCAAGAAATGGCTGATGAGGATGAAAAAGAAGACTTAGAAGAAGTCGGATTTGGAAAATCAAGAGCTGAAGGAGACGTAGGATTTTCAGATATGTCAAAAGCATTAGATGAAGACGAATACGGAGATGAGGGATCTATGGAAGAAGATTTGGATTTAAATGAATTATTCGGAGAACTAAACGAAGACGAAAACGAAGACGAAGAAGTTGAAGTTGAAAAGTTTGAAGAGGATGAAGAAGAAGGTGAACCTATTGACCTTGAAGATTTCACTGATGAAGATCTAAAGAAAATGATCGAAGATGTACTTATGGATCTAATGAAAAATGGAGAAGTAGAAGTAGATGCTGAAGAAGATGAAACAGGAGACAGAGAAGAAATAGAAATGTCCGATGATGAAGAAATCAATTTAGAAGAACTTTTACGAGAAATCGATGCGATGGAAACCGAAGGTATGAACTACGAAGAAGATTTAGAAGAAGATCTAGAAGAAGGAACAAAAGCAGGAGATTTTGTTAAAAATTTAATGAACAAAGTTGTAGCTGCTGTTAATAGATTAGGTTCATCTGGAGCTGTAGAAGATCTTATGAAAGAACTTCCAAACAAAATTATTGCTTTTAAACGATTAGGAAAATTAGATGATTCTTACTCTCCTAGTGATGCTGAAATCGCAGACTTAACCAAACAAGCTAAAGAAGACGCTGGTTTAGGAGGATTCTCAGCTAAAGATGGTAAAGTAACATACATTACTTCAGATAATATAAAAGGACCAAACATGCCTTCTACATTTGAAAGTCTTAAGTCTGAGTTAGATGAAGCTTATGCTACTATTGAAACTCTTCGTCAAGATTTAAATGAAATCAATTTGTTAAATGCTAAATTGCTTTACACAAACAAAATTTTTAAATCTAAAAACTTAAATGAAAATCAAAAGGTTAAAGTACTTAGTTCTTTTGATAAAGCTACCACAGTTGGAGAAGTTAAATTAGTATTTGAAACTTTAAACGAGGGATTGAAAGTTAAAGCTACTAAATTAAACGAAAACTTAGGAAGTGCATCAAAAGTATTAAATGCGCCTAAAAAACAGCCAATCGTAGAATCAAATGACATGGTCGCTAGATTCCAAAAATTGGCAGGAATTATTTAATTTTAAACTAAAAACAAAAACAAAAACAATGTCAAACATTAATTCACTTTTAGAAAGCTCTGCTAGCGGTTGGAAAAACATGCAGAGTGATGCAGCTCGAATTGCTGCTAAATGGGCTAAAACAGGCCTACTAGAAGGATTAGGTGGCGAAGTTGAGAAAAACAACATGGCTTTAATCCTTGAAAACCAAGCTAAACAATTGGTTGTTGAATCTTCTACTAACACTGCTGGTACAGGTGGTACTTTTACAGTAGGTACAGGTGCACAATGGGCTGGAGTTGCTCTTCCATTGGTACGTAAGGTGTTCGGTTCGATTTCTACTAAAGAATTCGTTTCTGTACAACCTATGAACTTGCCTTCTGGACTTGTATTCTTCTTAGATTTCCAATACGATCAAGGAAAAACTGCTCCTGTTGGACCTTTCGGACCTGGTGGTGATGTATATGGTGCTACTTCATCTTTGTATGGTAACACTAACCCAGGAGTTGCTGCTAACGCATCTAACGGTTTGTATGGTGCTGGTCGATTCGCATACTCTATCAACCAATTCTCAGCTTCTGTTCAAGTATCTCGTTCAAAAGCGTCTTGGGCTGATGTTAAATACGCTGCTGAATTGTCTGCATCTGTTGCTGCAAATGAGTACTCAAAAGTTACTTATTTTGTAGGTGCTGGTACTAACATTACTAATCCTGACTTTAAAGGTGTTCGTGCATTCGTAGCAGCTTCAGGTTCAGCTGGTTCTGGTGTCCCAGGAACTCAAATTTATGCTCGTTTGTTACCTGAGTTTACTACTACAAACGGTACAAGCACAATCACATTTATTTTCTCTGGTTCTGCTTCAGGATCTACAGCTAGTGATGGTATCCCAGGAACTGGTTCAGATGCAACTGCTAACTTCTTGTACTATAACGTTCAACCTACTGACAATTACCGTGGTGATTTCGAAGATCAGTCTGGTGCTCGTGGTGGTTATCCAAATGCTGAGTCTTCTGCTGCAGACCAATTAGCTATTCCACAAATCAACGTTCAGTTGAAATCAGAAGCTATTGTTGCTAAAACTCGTAAGTTGAATGCTCAATGGACACCTGAATTCGCTCAAGATTTGAATGCATATCAAGCTCTTGATGCTGAAGCTGAATTAACATCAATCATGTCTGAGTATATCGCGTTGGAAATCGACCTTGAAATACTTGATATGTTGATCCAAGATGCTTCTGCATGGGATGAATATTGGAATGTTGAAAACAACCAACAATTGAATTCTACAGGAACTGGTTATACAGATCTTGCATTCTACAATACACAAGGTCAATGGTTCCAAACTTTAGGAACGAAATTCCAAAAAGTAAGTAACAAAATCCACCAGAAAACTCTACGTGGAGGTGCTAACTTTATGGTTGTTTCTCCTACAGTTGCAACTATCCTTGAATCAATCCCAGGATTTGCTTCAACTTCAGATGGTGAAGCTACTAAAATGTCTTATGCATTCGGTATCCAAAAAGCAGGTCAATTAAACAACCGCTTTACAGTTTACAAGAATCCATACATGACTGAAGGTACTATCTTGATGGGTTATAGAGGTTCACAATTCTTGGAAACAGGTGCTACATTTAGCCCATACATTCCATTAATTATGACTCCACTTGTGTACGATCCAGACACATTTACACCAAGAAAAGGTTTATTGACTCGCTACGCGAAGAAAATGATCCGTCCTGAATTCTATGGTCGTGTGTTTGTAAGTAACACTAACTTGATCTAATCAATAGAATCATAGTTTGAAAGAGCCTGGCGAAAGCCAGGCTTTTTTTGTATATGTATAACAAAAACATGAAAAAATCTCATTTAAAAACATTAATAAAAGAAGAAATTCTCAATATATTAAATGAATTTACCCAGTCTGAATTTGATAAAGCAGAAACGTGGGATGATTTTATTAAATTGTTTAACCAATATAAAAGAGATTTAACTCCTATAACCAAATATGATGAAGAACACTCTTTTTTAGGAAGTGGAGCAAATGGAAAAGTTTTTAAAATAGGAAATTCTAATAAAGTTATTAAAATTACTAAAAACATTTATGACGTATACACTGCTGAAGATTTATTAGGAACAAATTATAAACATCTTCCTAAAATATATAATATAATTCATTTTGAAGAAGAATCTGAACAAAGTGAGTATGTTGGAGTAATTGTGTTAGAATATTTAAATGAATTACCTAAAGACTTATTTAATTTATTTTTAATGTTATTCCCTAACTACAATAAAAAAGCACCTTATTTAGATAATTTCTTAGAAAATTTAATAGAAATTAATGAAATAGAAAAAGTATTATTAGAGTTAGACCCATCAGTAGAACCTACAATTAAAAAATATGATTTTTTAAATCAATTAGTAGGTATAAAAAATGATTTAAATTCTGCTTTAGATATGGAAGATATCATTGATGCTGGAGTTTTAGACCCTACTCCTGGTAATTTCTTAATGAGAGGGAATACTATTGTATTTACTGATATAGTAAATAGTTGATTTTTAATATTTATTAATAAAACAAAGTTTATGTCTGATTTTAATAGAAGTCCTGAAGCCCAAGAAGTTTTTAAATCAAAAAGAAAACCTAAAGGTCCCATTAAGTTTAATATCCAATTAAACGAAGAGCAAAAACAAGCTAAAGAAAAAATCCTTTACAATACAGTCACGATACTAAAAGGAAAAGCAGGTTCAGGTAAATCTTTGCTAGCAGCAAATGTTGCCCTTGATTTATTGTTTAGTAGAGAAATTGAAAAAGTAATCATTACCCGACCAACAGTAGTAGCTGGAGAAGACATAGGTTATCTTCCAGGAGATGTAAACGAAAAACTTGCTCCATTTACAGCGCCAGTATATGAAAACATGCATCGTTTATATACTAAAGAAAAAATCGAAAAATGTATAATAGATGGTGAAATCGAAATTGTCCCTGTATCTTTTATGCGAGGTAGAAACTTTACAAATTGTTTAGTTGTAGTTGATGAAGCTCAAAATTTAACAGATAATCAAACTGAATTATTATTAACTCGTATTTGTAATGGAGCTAAAATGATATTTTGTGGTGATGGGGCTCAAATTGATTTAAAAGATCGCAAACAATCAGGGTTTGATGTTGTATGTAAACACATGAAAGATGTTCCTGGATTTGAAGTAGTTACATTGATGAAAAATCATAGGCATGCAATAGTTGACTATATCTTAGAGGTATACAAAGATATTAGGGGATAGACCGCAAGTAAAAGCCTTTTATAATATTTATAACAAAAACATAGAATGGCTAACTTATATGTAACCATCACGGAAGAAATACTTCTCCCTAATAACAACAGAGAAAAAACTAATAACTTCAAAACCATTAGTGGTATTAACCAAGTGGTTAGAAGAATTGATACTATAGTTTCTACTTTTAGTGGAAGTGGAATTGAAATCCTTAAATTTGTTGATAGTGAAGAAGAACAAACAGCAGGTTCATTTGTAAAATCTGATGTAAGGTACATTAGGATTACTCATGTTTCTGGATCATCTGATGTCTCTTTATATCTTATAGCAGACGACCAAGAAAGCACCCTTCTAAACTTATCAGCTGGAAAAACCATCATGTTAAATGATGCTGATATTAACGCTACAAACGCATCCGATTATGTAGTTGAAGGGTATGTAGATGAAGAATATTATAGTTATTTTAACTCATTAAACACCATTAAAGCTAAAGCACTTTCAGGAAGTATACAATTAGAATATTTCGTTGCTTCTATATAATATGTATAATAAATTAAAACAATAAACCATGCCAAACTTATCAGGATCATTAAATTTAGTATCTGGATCTTTAACTCTTTTTACAGGTTCATTAGATATATTAGGAGGAGATATTACAATATCAGGATCATCAGTAATAACAAGTAACAACACTGGATCTTTTATTACTATCAATGAAACCGGATCTTTTGTAACTACTGGATCAAATTCATTTACAGGAAGTCAAAATATAAGTGGAAACACTACTATTACTGGTTCTCTTACAGTATCAGGTTCAAATACTATAATTAATATTGGATCTTTAACTACAGGAGATGCTAATAATATAGCTAAAAATGATTCTACAGCTCAGGGTGAAGGTACATTAGCATCCGGTTCTTTTTCTCACGCTGAAGGCGCTTATTCCACAGCTTTAGGATATGCTTCCCATGCTGAAGGAACTAGCAATACAGGATTATATGCTTGGGATACTAATTCAACAGTTAATGGATTAATTCAACTCCCTACAAGTACTGGGAATATAACATCATCTTTTATTAATGGAGAATCTCTTCTTGTAGATAGTGCTGGTACAATAATCCAATATACTATTTCTAATTCATTTTTTGCTGCTTCTAGAACCCAGATCCAATTAACCGATACAGTTATAGATTATGGTGCTGGTGTGCCAATTGCACTTTACTCACAACTTTCTAATCCAAGCACTCAACTTGTAAACCAAACTTTAACATTAGGAGGAAATACAGCTCATAGTGAAGGAGTTGGTAATGTATCTCTTGGAAGTTATTCACATGCTGAAGGTACTCTTACTTTAACATTAGGTGCTTCTTCTCACACTGAAGGAGTAGGAACAATAGCTCGAGGAGATAGTCAACATGTTCAAGGTTTATATAATATCTCTAGTTCAACAGCAGGTGCTTTTATACTTGGAAATGGGACAGATGATTCAAACCGTAAAAATTTAATATTTGCAGCAGGAAATGATGTTCAAATATCAGGCTCACTTTTAGTAAGTGGATCTATTATTCCAAACGTCCCACCAGGATCATCTACATCATCTTTTGATTTAGGTTCTCCAACAGCGGCTTGGAAAGATATTTATGTATCTGATGGTACTATTAATTTCTTAAATAATACCGGCCAAGTTCAAGGTACTTTAGGAGCTGGAACTAATGCTACAGTAATAACAGGTTCTTTAACAACATTACCTCTTAATCCACTTACTGATTTTGCACTCTCTAGTACTTTACTCCATAAAAGCTACACTAACTCAGATTGTGTTTTTAGTTTAGCTAACTCATCTAACTCTTACACTAGAAACCCAGAATTATATACTAATGGAACATATATAGTATTACCTTGGGATAGAAAAATCACAGCTTATTCTTTAGTTAATAATAGCCTTGCATCAGCTCCATTCTCCCCATCACCAGTAGTATCTCTTCCTCCAGTATATAATGCCGGATATACATCAGGAGATATTGTTACAATATATAACATGGGAGAAGCAGAAGCATTTTATAGAGCTACAGGAAGTATTTATGTAACAGCCACAGTATCTGGAGTAACAGCAGTAGACTCAGGAAGTAAACTTATTACTGGAACTTTCAACACATCATATATTATTTCTGGATCGTGGGGTAATTATACTAATATTAGTAATGTTATCCCTGCTACATCCCATTCTATTAAAATAGACCCAGGACAAAAAGCAACATTTGAAGTAGTATATTGGGGAAGTTCCACGCCTGGACCATCAGCATCAGTTGCTGAATTTCCAGAAATTGGATATAAAACCAACATGACAAATGTTAGTCCATCATTTACTTATTTAGTATATCTGTTCAAAGGAATAGAAAATTTATAAACCAAAATAAACTAAAAATAACAAACCATGCCAGTAATATCAGGATCATTAACATTAATCTCAGGGTCTTTAAATACAGATAACGGATCTATTACCCTTTCTTCAAGTGCTATCCAATCAATACCATCTAGCTCAGGTGATGGATTAGGAGCGGCAACCTTAGAATTAACACCAGATGTTAATTTAGGAACAGATCAATACATAGTATTAGATCCAACGGGCCCAAATCATATCCATATTAGAGCAGGAGGTGCGATAGATGAATCAAATGCTAATTTATACTTAGGTGGTGAAAAAGCAAATGTACTTGTAGATGATTCTACTCATCAAGTTCAAGTTACTACAACCGCAGCAAATTCAAGCTCTTTTACTTGGGAATTTGATAATAAAGGAAACACTTTATTCCCAACATTAACTACACCTAGAGGTGATATCAACTCAGGAGACTTAACTACAAATACTTTAAAATTAGGTAACGGCACTGACCAAGCAGTAATAAGCACCCCAGATGGAATTTTACCAAATTATTCTAGTGAAAGATTAGTCATCAACCCAGGCCAAGGAAGTGGCTCAGGAGAAGGTGGTGATATATATCTTTGGGCAGGACGCGGTGGTGTAGATAGTGGGACTGGTGGTGATATTAAAGTTCGAGGTGGATATGGACCTGTATCAGGAAGTGGTGGATATGTTCGTATAGAAGGTGGTGACACTACTAATGGAACTGCAGGATTTGTAGAAATAAAAGGTGGTAACAGTACTACAGAAAATGGTGGTGATGTGTATATCTATGGTGGACAAGGTAATGCAAATACTCAAAATGGTGACGTCACAATAACTACTTATGATACTGTAGGAGCAACACAAAACTGGAATTTTACTACAGATGGAACTTTAAGTATAGCTGATGTCCTTCAACTACCAGTTAGAACTACAGACCCAGGATCACCTGTTGAAGGTATGATTATGGCTTCAGGATCAGTAGGTGCTAGTAAATTATATTATTATGATGGAACTGCTTGGGTTGATTTAACAGCTTAAAATTTAAATATCTTTTTAAAATGGGCCTCTAAATGAGGCCCTTTTTTTTCATATTTATAATAAACTAGAAAAATATGAATATTCCAATTTGGCCTGGCTCTAGTTCATTTCAACCTGGAGAAACTCCGTTTGGTTTTTATGATTACGACCCGGATTTTCAATCAGATGCTGATAAATTTGCTGTATTTGCTTCTCGCAGATTAGGATACCCTATTGTGGACATTGAGTTACAAGACTTAAATTTTTACGCGGCTCTTGAGGATGCTATTACAACTTACGGTAATGAACTTTACGCTTATCAAGCTCAAGAAAATTTCCTTTCATTTCAAGGAGCATCAACTAATATTGCCCCTGGTAATAACGCATTGCCTCAACCTAACATGGCGACGGAAATGCGTCTAGCTGACCAGTACGGTACAGAAGCCGGAGTAGGAGGAAGAATAACATGGTACTCAGCATCAATAGATCTAAAAGAAGGACATCAAAATTATGATTTAAAAGAATGGGCTGTGTCTCAATCTGTTAGTCCTGGAGATTTAGAAATCAAACGTGTATTTTATGAAGCACCTCCTGCTATTGTAAGATACTTTGACCCATATGCAGGCACAGGTACTGGGATGATGCAATTATTAGATAGTTTTGGTTTTGGTGGTTATTCACCCGCTATTAACTTCTTAATGATGCCTGTTAATTTTGACTTACAAAAATTACAAGCTATAGAATTTAACGACCAAATTAGACGTTCACAATACTCTTTTGAGCTTATAAATAATAACCTTAAAATATTCCCTATCCCAGGACCCGCAATGAAAAAATTATGGGTGCAATATATCAAAAGATCAGATAGAAATAACCCATATGCTGATTCAGACCCAGGTCAAAGTATTATTACAAATATATCTCAAGTACCATACGAAAATCCAACATACGCCCAAATAAATTCAATTGGTCGTTCATGGGTATTTGAATATGCTTTAGCAATAGTTAAAGAAATCTTAGGATATGTTAGAGGAAAATATTCTACTGTTCCTATTCCTAACGCGGAAGTAACGCTTAATCAAAGTGATTTAATAGCTGCTGCGACTGCTGAAAAACTTGCGTTAATTGAGCGTTTAAGAGCTTATCTTAACGATTCATCTCGTCAAAGCTTACTCGAAAGAAAAGCTGCTGAAGCTGCTTCTTTACAACAACAATTAAATTATGTACCATTTACTATTTTTGTAGGATAATATGGCATTATTCGGCGGAGCAAGAGACATATCATTATTTAGGCATGTAAACAGAGAACTGTTAGGAGATATTATCACCCAACAATGTGTTTACTATAAATTTAAATTAGCAGAAACTAAAGTTAATTTATATGGTGAAGCATCTGGTGCTAAATTTTATCATGAACCTGTAATATTTAATGCTTTAATTTCAAGAGGAGAACAAACACAACCAACAGACGACTTTGGAGTTGATTTTTCTTGGGATTTAGAATTCCGTTTCTTTAGAGATGATTTAGTTGATGCTAAATTAGTCCCTGAAGTTGGGGATATTATCATGTACAATGAAGCGTATTGGGAGGTAGACAATACAAATGCTAACCAGTATTTCGTAGGAAAAGACCCAGATTACCCTTACAATCCAAACCCATTAAATCCTGGATTAGAAGATTTTGGTTCAAGTATATCCATCATCTGCCAAGCACACTACACACCAGCAGATAAAGTACAAATTACAAGAGAAAGAATATAAGATATGCCACAACAAAGAAAACCCAATCCTAAATCTCAAAGAGAGATTTCTAACAATCAGGTGGATCCTTATATCTTTCCTGAGACTGGGGAAAGTTATGGTAATCCTAACGAACCCTCTAATTTTCAACAGTTTACTCCTAATGAACAAAACGGAGTAGGTTTTAATAGGTCAGAAAAATTATCTTTTAAAGGAGATTCTACTAAACCATTTACTATAGGGATACAAGATATAGACGAATCTATATTTTACTACTTTGAAAATATTATTAAACCTACAGTTTATCAAAATGGAAATAAATTACCTGTGCCTTTAATATATGGTTCACCTGAAAAATGGAAATCTGTACAAAAGGATGGGTATTATAAAGATAAAAATGGTAAAATCATGTCTCCTATTATTATGTTTAAACGTGATAGTATGGATAATGATAAGTCTACTTATAATAAGTTAGATGCTAACCATCCCCATCTATATACTTCTTGGCAAAAAGCATATAACCCAAAAAATGCTTACTCAAACTTTAATACTTTAAATAATAGAGTTCCTACAAAACAATTTATAGTTAATGTAGTACCTAATTATGTTATTTTAAATTATAGCTTTATAGTACAAACATATTATATAGAGCAATTAAATAAAATTATTGAAAACATTAATTATGCCTCTAATTCGTATTGGGGTGATCCTGAACGTTTTAAGTTTAAAGCTAAAATAGATAGCTTTGCAACTATTACTGAATTAAACCAAAGTAGTGATAGAGTAGTTAGGAGCACATTTACCCTCACTTTATATGGATATATTATACCAGATAATGTTCAAAAAGAAACAACTGCTATTAAAAAATATAATAGTAGATCTCAAATTATAATAGGGTTAGAAGTAGAAGATACAGGTACTGAATTATTTACAGCTACTAAACCTAGAAAAACTCCTGTATTTACACCATCATCTGGCGGTGGTGGTGGAGGTGGAATAGACTCAATGACATTAGTATATTTAAATACAAATGTACAAAAACTTGGAACATACATCGACGCAATAACAGTTACTTTTGCTAGTGGGTGGTTAATAGCCCCTGCTGGATTGCCTGCTACATCTGTAAACAATTTTACTATATTTTGTAATGGCAATTTAATTGAATTAGCAGCTATAGTTTCATTCACAGAACTAGCTGGAGTAACAACATTAGTAATAAACCCATCTGCTTTAGGATATAGTTTTAACCCATCAGATGAAATAATAGCAATAGGAAAATTCAGTAATTAATCATGGCAATAATAAAACCAGAACAATTATCATCAGGTTCATATAATATAAGTGGATCATTTTCTGGATCATTCCAAGGGGATGGAAGTGGCTTAAACAACTTACCAGTCTCATCAATTGATACTGGCTCGTTAGTAACTACATCATCATTTGATGCTTTTACTGGGTCTTACAATACTGGATCATTTACAGGAAGCTTTACAGGGGATGGTAGTGGATTAATTAATATTCCTACTCAATCGTTTGAAACCGGTTCATTTGTTACAACATCATCATTTGATGCCTTTACAGGGTCATATAATACAGGAAGTTTTACAGGAAGCTTTACAGGATCTTTATTAGGTACTGCCTCAACAGCATCTTACGCCTTAAACGCAATAAGTGCCTCACACGCTAATACAGCAAGTTCAGTAAATGATTTAAATCAAAATGTACTTATCTCGGGCTCATTAACAGTAGTTGGAGACTCTACATTTTATGGATCTTCTTCTTTTACATACGTAACAGCATCTCAATTAGCAGTCTCAGCATCTTTTATTTCAGTAAATGTATTCGAACCGGCACAACGTTTTGGTGGTTTAAAAGTATATGATTCTGGTTCTTCATTAGCAACAGCATCGTTAGCTTGGGATTCTTTACATAATCATTGGGTTTACCAAAATGTAGATGGAGCAACATACACAGGAGGAATGTTATTATCCGGCCCTAGGAACACCGGATCACTAGGTGACGAACCAAATTTAACAAAATGGTTTATTCCACGTGGTGATGGAGGAGATCATTTAGATGATTCACAAATATATTCAAGTGGATCAATTACAATCGTAACAGGTTCATTAACTGTAACTGAAGATATTACAGGAAGTTTATTTGGTACCGCATCATTTGCTACAAATGCTTTAAGTGCATCTTTTGCACCTAGTGCACCTGCATTCCCATTTACCGGTTCAGCTTTAATTACTGGTAGTTTAGGTGTAACAGGATCTTTTTCATTACGAGGATACACAGGTAGTGCAGATACTATTACTAATATAATATCAACAACCGGAACCCAATTAGTTAAAATTGGTGGAGATGGTGCTGTTAGTTTAGGTACTTATACTAACCCTAATACAAAATTTACAGCAAATGGTACTGAAAACTTTATATCATATTTTGGGGGAGGAAACTCAACATCACGTGTAATATACGCTGAATATGGAGCCAGTACTCTGAATGGTGCCTCTGCAGGAGAATTTTTTACTAGAATAGGAGTTGGTTCAACTGCTGGAAATATACATTACGGATTAAAAGTAGGTGCTGATACCGGAAATTCTAATATTACTGCAAGAGGTTTATACTCACTAGTTAATAGTGCTGGTACAAATGTAGCAGGATATTTTGATGCTGTTAATGGTGTTAATAACTATGCAATAATAACACAACGAGGTTTTTCTGGATTTGGCCAAACAGCCCCTGCAGCGGTGGTTGATATCAAAGCATCAGGTTCTACGGCATCTGATCTAACTTTTAGAATTAGAAATGATCTAGATAATACAAATGTTATGTCTGTATTAGGCACAAGAGATGTTTTTCTTGGGTCCTCAATAACGCCTGCTGGAGGGGGCCATTTATTTAACATTAGAAATGGGCTTGGCACCAGTATTCCGTTTGCTTATTTTGATAATGCTTCATTTAATTTAGATATAGATAGATTTTGTAATATTAAATTTGGTTTTGGATTAGTTGGTGTAACTAGTGCAACCCACACTTTATTATTAGGCACAGGATCTGTCCCAACCGGAAGAAATTTCGGACAAACGATGGCAGCATGGACTGCTATTTCTCAAGGAACGAATGATAGTGGTTTTGCTCAAACCGGTGGTGATACATCTGGTAACAATGCTGTTTATTACAATTATATCGGTAAAAACTGGACTTTAGGAGGAATAACTCAAGGAAACGGAAAAAATGTTTTAGCCCTAATCACAGGCTCTACCCCAACTAATAATATTTCAAGTGCCTTTCAGTTATATGCTTCTACAGGTTCCGTTACATCTAATACAAGACCACATTTTAGAACAGAAAATGGTACTGTAGTATGGCTTGGAGATGAATCACGCTTATTTAACGTAACAGCATCTCGCACAATTATATCAAGTTCGCAAAACACTGTATCTGGCTCTTCTTTAACAGTATATGGATCTGGATCTACTCAACCTGTACTTACAGTACAAGGCTCACAAGGTGAATTATTCTCTATAACTGATGTTTTAAGCGGATCCTTATTCAGTGTAAATGATATCTCTGGTTTACCAATATTAGAAGTATTCTCTGATAATACAACACTTATTGGGAACTACTTGGACCCAATGTTAATTACAACAGCAAAAATAACCCAAACTAACTCAGGTTCATTTGTAGTTTATAGTTTACCCACATCATCATATGATACAGCATTCTTTGAATATTCAGTTCGATTAGGTTTAAATGCTAGAGCGGGCACCATTATGGCTATTCAATCAGGATCATCAGTTAATTTTACAGAAACTACAACAACTTCATTTGGCTCGACTAGTGATATTTCGTTTACTGTAATAGTAACAGGTTCAAATATAGCTTTAACAGGCTCATCGGCTACTGGTTTATGGACTATAAAAACAATTGTAAGAGGAATATAATGAGTTTTAATTTTTCACCTAAAGTAGTTACAGATGAATTAGTATTATATTTAGATGCTGCTAATCCTAATAGTTATATATCTGGGTCTACATCATGGAATGATATTTCTCGTAGTAGAATAAATGGAACTCTTACAAATGGACCTCTATTTAACGCAGCAAATAACGGAAACATATCATTTAATGGTGTTAATCAATGGGTAGATTTTCAAAATAATCCAAATTTATATTTTTTAAATTTAAGTCCTTATACTTTAAGTGTATGGGCTAATATAACTTCTGCAACAACTGGCATATTTCATGGATTGATAAATCGAGAATATGGATCACCTAGAAACGGTTATAACTTATGGTTTTATAGAGACCCAACAACAATCGCAATTGCATCTGAAAGATGGGCGGGTACTGGTCAAAAAGTAACTTTTGTTTCAATACCTTTTAGTCAATGTTTTAATGTTTGGAATCAATTTACTGTAACATTTGATGGTACAACTTTAAGATTTTATTTAAATGGATCATTTGCACATAGTGCCTCCGCAAACGGAAATATTACAAACACATCAGGAACTCTTCAAATAGCAAGAAGACAAACAGATTTTGCTAATTGTAAAATATCAAACGTTTCAATATATAATAAAACATTAACCCCAACAGAAATATTACAAAACTACAACGCAACAAAAACTAGATTCGGACTATAATGGCAGGAAATATAGCACCAAATATAATAACAGACAATCTAGTACTATATCTAGATGCAGCAAACCCAAATTCATATGTTTCGGGCTCAACATCGTGGAGAGATATTTCTCGTAACGGAGTTACTGGTTCTTTAATTGGTGGGTCTTCTTATAATGCGTTAAATGGAGGAGCAATTACTTTTAATGGAACTAATAGTTATGTTTTATTACCTCAATCAACTCCTAACCAAACATATGGGAATTATTCTTTTTCATTATGGTTAAATTTTACAACTACAAGAACCCCTGCTAGTACTTCAAATTTTATGATTATGGAAGCTCAAAACCTTTTATTAGGTGGAGTTGATAATTACCTTTATACCTTAAGTAATACTACAGTCCCTGGGCTAAACGGTAGGATGGGGTTTCAAACATTTAACCCCTTAAGCACAGCATATACTACAACTAACACTTGGATTGGAGGGCAGTGGTATAATATTGTTTGTACTTATGATATTTCAATATCTAGACAATCAATTTATGTTAATGGTATTTTAGAAGGTTCGGCTACTATAGCAAATTGTTATTTTAATACAAATACTTTTTTTGGTTTAGGTGCTTATAGTGACACTGTTAATCCTAGACAATGGTATTTTAATGGTAAAATAAGTAATTTTATAGTATATGCTAGAACATTATCTACAACAGAAATACTACAAAATTATAATACAACTAAAACTCGTTTTAGTCTTTAATCATATTTATAATAAAAGTTAATGGCAGACTTTACCCAGGATAAAAAGTATAACTATAACTGGCAATATGGTAAATTTAAAGATTTAGCAACATCCGGAAGTAATATATCACAGTTTATAAATGATGCTGGTTACATTACCTCAACAGGAGCTACAGGCTCATTTTTAATCACAGCATCAGTTAGTTCTAATACAATTACATTTACTAAAGGAGATGGAAGTACATTCCCAATTACTGTAAATACTGGATCAAGTGGTGGAAGTTTACCTGGAAATCCTAATACATCTATCCAATTTAACGGGAATGGAGTGTTTAGCGGTTCAAGTAATTTTACATTTAATAGTTCCTCAAATGCTTTAACTTTAAGTGGGTCATTAAATGTTAGTGGTTCTACATTATTTGTAGGAACTCATACATTAAGTGGCTCTAATACAATTACTGGTAATACTGTATTAAGTGGTAGTATTGAAGTAAGTGGTTCCTCTAATTTTAAAAACAGTATATTTATTGTAACTGGATCTGCATTTTTTAAAGGAGTGCATAGTGTTAGTGGAAGCACATCGGTCACTGGTTCATTTGATGTTATTGATGGTAATATCAATATAGTAAGTGGATCCTCATTTACAAGATGGGGAAATAAACTATTTAACTACGGCCAATTCTCAGACACAACTACCCAATCAGGCTCAGCAAATACTGCGTATTCTATGAAATTTAATACAACAGATTTTACATTAAATACAAGAATAGTAAGCCAAAGTAGAATAACAGTAGACAACACAGGTTTATATGACTTACAATTTTCAGCCCAATTAGGAAACACAGCAAATACAACAATTGAATTTGATATATGGTTTGCATATACCGGAAGTAATATTGCACACTCAAACACAAACGTAACACTTAATAAAGTAGCAGGTAGTAATGGTAGATTAGTAGCAGCATGGAATTTTGCAACTCCAATACAAGCAAATGACTATATAGAAATAAAATGGAGTTGTAATGCAGCAACAGGACAAATACAAGCAGCACCATCATCAAGCACACCAACAAGACCAGCAATCCCTTCAGTTATTGCTACTTTAACTCAAATTGCATAAAATTAAAAATTTTTGTAATATTTATAACAAAATAATAAATGGCACTTACATTATCCCAAATAGGAATTGAAACAACAAATACTGTTGAGGCATGGCATGTCACCCAATCTATTGATGCTTTTACCGGAACAGAAGCATACGACATTACATTATCAGGTTCTCTAACTTTACAAAATGGTACTGAAGGAGCAGATAGAGTAGCAGTTTCTAATGGGTTTGGAGAAATTAATTTTACAGATAGCATAACAGCTTCATTACAAGGAACGGCTTCATATGCAGACAGTGCGTCATATGCAAACAGTGCATCATATGCTTTGACAGCATCTTATGCTTTAAGTTCTTCATACGCAGTAACGGCTTCATACGCTAATACTACTACTAGTGCTTCATACGCTTTAACAGCATCATACCTAGAAGGAAACACTTCAGATCTAGGAACAACCCCTTTAACTGTAGTAGTAGCTACAACAGCAGTATTACCATTTTCTCCAGTATATGATAATGGACCATTAAATGATGGAATAGGATCATTCATATCAGGATCTTCTAATGGCGCTTTAGGTACAATTGATGGTACACCAACAGTTCTTAATGACAGAATTTTAGTAAAAAACCAAGCAGCTCAATTGCAAAATGGGGTTTATGAACTTACTCAAACAGGATCATCATCTACTAAATATATTTTAACTAGAACAACAGATGCTAATGATTCAAATGACTTTGATCCTCAAGTAGTTATTCCATCTACGGGTTCAACTCAAGCAGGTTTAATATATGCTCAAACAACAAACTCCCCTATTATAGGAGTTGATAACATAGTTTATTCTCTTATAACAACAAATACTTACGTTACTCAAACAACTGCAGGTACACAAAACCAATTCCAAATTCCTTGGTGGAATACTACAGCTAGACAACTTTCTAAAGGAGTTTCTAATTTTAGATTTAGTGGATCTGCATTAATAACAAGTGGGAGCCTTATAGCAACAGGAAGTGCTACATTTATAAAAAATGACGCTGGAGCCCAGACAGTACTAACAGCTATTAATACTCACGCTGGAGCAAGCAGATTCATAAGTCATTATGCTAGAACATCAGGATCTGTATCAACACTTTATACACAGCGTAAAATAACAAATGGTGGTATCGACCAAGATAGTAATGCTAATTTTGGCCAGTGGGTAAGTGATGTTATACTCGAATCTACAGGAATTGGAACAAGCGCCGCAGCCAACATTACTTATACAAAAGGATGGAAATGGGGTAATTTTAATGGTGGTACTTATGGGACTCTTATGGTATTAATGGCTTCTGGATCTATGCAAGGAGGATTAGGCCTAGGAGTAGAACCTTCATACCAGCTAGAGTTATCAACAGATTTAGCTGCAAAATTTGCTAGTACTACTTGGACTGTAACTTCGGATGAAAGATTAAAAACAAATATAGAGGAGGCAAATTATGATACTTGTTATAATATTGTAAAAAATCTTCCCTTAAAACGATATACTTGGAAAGATGAAGCTTGTACTATAGAACAAGTAAAAGATAGAAGTAAATTAGGTTGGATTGCTCAAGAAGTTGAAACTGTTTTTCCTAAAGCTGTTGACACTAGAATATTTAGTGGAAGTGGAGAATTATACTTAGAAGATTGTAAATCATTAAACGCTGATCAAATATATGCCGCTATGTATGGTACAATTAAAAAGCTCATTATAGAAAACGAGGAATTAAAGTCTGAAATACAAACTATTAAGACTCATTTAGGAATATAATAAAATCAAATAATATAAAATGGCTCTTACATTAGATAAATCTACTATCGTATCCTTAGGAACAATCAGACCTTGGCATGTCTCTCAATCTGTAGACGCGTTCACAGGACTGGAAGCATACGATATAACAATATCAGGATCTTTAACAATAACAGGATCAGTATATTTAGACCAACTATCAGATACACCTCAAAATAATGTTTTATCTTTTGATAGTGTTACTAAACAAGTATTCTATACTTCTTCTCAAGGGTTAACTGCTGGGTTATCTAGTACTCTTAATGACTTAACAGCATCATACAACGCATTTACAGGATCCCACAATACAGGATCATTTACTGGATCATTTACCGGCTCAGTAGCAGGAACAGCAGCAACAGCATCATATGTTAACCTTGTAGCAGGTCCTAATATTACAATTAACCAAGTAGGAACAGCATTTCAAATTAGCGGTTCTGGAGGTGGAAGTGGGTATACAACTGTTGAAAACGAAGGTAGTCCATTAACTCAAAGAACAACCATTGATTTTGTTGGTGCTGGAGTAGACGTAACAGACGCTGGAGGTAAAACAGTAGTAACTATTACTGGAGCGTCTGGTAGTTTAGCTGCTGCTGGAAATAATTATGAAATACAATATAATAGTGGTAGTGAATTAGCTGCTGCAGAAAGCTTTAGATTTAATTATTTATCCCAAAGTCTAGAACAAGGAGCTTATGTTACTGCTTCTGGACTTATTTCACACGCAGAAGGAGCAGCTACATTAGCATCAGGACAGTATTCACACGCAGAAGGAGCATTCACATTAGCTCAAGGTACAGTTGACCATGCTGAAGGATACTTTACTACAGCTTCAAGTGTAGGATGGGGAGGCAACCCAGCGGCAGCACACGCTGAAGGATCTTTTACCAAAGCTTTTGGAGCAGGATCACATGCTGAGGGATCTTTCACAATAACCTCAGCATCAGCCGCACACGCTGAAGGAGTAAGTACATTAGTTATAGGTCCTGGTTCTCATGCTGAAGGATATTTTACAACAGCATCTGGGCAAGAATCAGTTGGTGGAGATTTTGGAGGTTCTCATTCTGAAGGATTACTTACTTTTGCGTCCGCTTCTTTTTCTCATGCTGAAGGATTTAAAACTATTTCAAAAGGAGTATTCTCTCATGCTGAAGGGTCAGGATCTATAGCTGAAGGTGCAGCATCTCATGCTGAAGGGAGACAAACATTAGCATCTGGCTTATTCTCTCATACTGAAGGATATCTAACAACAGCTAGTGGAATTTATTCTCATGCGGAAGGTCTTGGAACTGTATCCTCTAATACAGGCTCACATGCTTATGGATTTGTTTCTCTTGCATCTGGAGAATTTTCATTTGCAGGAGGGATATACTCAACAGCATCAGGAGATTATAGTGTAGCTTTAGGCATGTCATCATCAGCTGCCACTATAGGAACTTTTGCTGCTGGAGTAGGTGTAAAAGCTGAATCATCTGTTTTAACTGCTTTTGGAACTTACAACCAAACCAGCAGTATTTCTAATACAAGCTATGGTACATTTGTTGTAGGAGGAGGAGTTTCAGACTCAGCTAGAGCAAATTTATTTAGAGTGTCAGGCTCAGGTCAATGTTTAGCAGCAGGTACGTTTACGAATGGTGGTGCCGACTATGCTGAATATTTTGAATCTTATGATGGCCAATCTATACCTTTAGGTACTGTAGTTGAATTAACAGGAAGCTATATAAAAATATGTGAGATTGCTGAAAACGCTATCGGTGTTATTTCAAATAAACCTAGTGTATTAGGTAATAGTGATGAAGGAACTGGTGATGAATGGATTGGAAAATATGAAAAAGATATTTGGGGTAATTATGTAATGGAAGAATATGATTACCAAATAGTTAGTCATGTAGATGAAGACATGAATATAACTTACAAAACATTAACAGGCACTCGTAAAAAATTAAACTTAGATTTTAACCCAGCATTACAATATACCCCTAGGGAACAACGTCCTGAGTGGAATATAGTAGGACTATTAGGCCAAATTAGAGTACTTAAAAACCAACAAATCCCACCCAGATGGATTAAAATGAAAGAGCTTAATGATGAAATTGCTATATATTTAATCAAATAAACATAAACAAATAAAAACAAAACAAATGGAAACAGTTACAGAAAACCAAGTTTTAACTCAAGAAGAATTACAAACTTTAAAAACAATTCAAGAGGAAACTCAAGCTATTATCCTTGAATTTGGAGAAATTGAATTATTCCAAATCCAATTAACTAGTAGAAAAGAAAATGCTAAATCATTTTTAGGAGAGTTATCTAAAAAAGAACAAGACTTCCACCAAGCTATATTTGAAAAATATGGGAAAACAAACATTAACCCTCAAACTGGTGAAATCACTCCTATTTCGTAATATGTATAAATAAAACTAATGGCATCAGAAGTATTATTATCCCCTGGGGTTCTAGCAATAGAAAATGACCAATCATTTATCACTCAACAACCAGTACAAGCTGGAGCTGCTATTGTAGGTCCTACTGTTAAAGGTCCTGTAGGAATTCCTACATTAGTAACATCATATAGTGATTATTTAAATAAATTTGGAGCTACTCTTATTAGTGGGAGTCAAACGTACACATACTTCACTTCTATTTCTACATATAATTACTTCCAAAATGGTGGTAATACTTTATTAGTTACACGAGTAGTAAGTGGTTCTTTCACACCAGCAACATCATCAACTATTCCTACATCAACTAAGGTTACTCAAGCATCTGCTTCTTTTAACCTTAACTTTATATCCGCTAGTGTAGCTAGTTCAGGAATTGGTTCTTTTTCAGTAAATGGAATATTATTCTATTTCACAGGATCAACAGTAACTAATACATCTACTACTATCTATGTTAACACCGCTTCCTTTGCTAATAGCCCTGTAACAATAGCAGATTATACAGCAACAGCATCAGCAGTGTTTAATGTAAGTGGAGCTGTAGCACCTTACAGTGCATCTTTACAATACATCTCAGCATCAAATAACAACCCTAATTTAAATTTATTTTATACGGGTTCTAACGGATTAACAGGTAACTCTCAATATTTTATATCAGGAAGTAATACTTACTATTTCGGTGGAGGTACTAACACTGAAGCATTTATCTTAGAAACTTTATCAGAAGGAAAGATAATGAACAGTACCAGTACTCTTTTTTCTGATGGTACTTTAGAATCAGGTTCAGGTGATAATTTTAGATGGCAAATTGTTTCTCCGAATGTCAATAACGGAACCTTTAGTTTAATTATTAGACAAGGTAATGACTCAACTAATTCACCTTCTGTTGTAGAAACTTGGGGCCCATTATCATTAGATCCTTTTTCACCTAACTATATTGAAAGAATAATTGGTAATCAATACCAAACAGTTGCTCAAGATAATGGTGAATATTACGTTCAATTGAATGGAAATTATAACAACCAATCAAGATATGTTAGAGTAAAACAAGTATTAACTCCTACACCAAACTACTTAGACAATTCAGGTAACCCAAAATCAGAATACACTGGTTCTATACCTACAGCTGCAAGTGGAACATTTGGAGGGACAACAGGAGATAATATCCCATCTTCAGGACCAGGAACATACTATGAGAATATAGGAAATATTGATCCTCAAGGTATTCCGGCGGCTAATTATCTTGAATCTATATCATTGTTAGCTAACAAAGATGAATACCGATATAATCTAATTACAGCACCAGGATTAATCTATAACTCAACATTCCCAGCTCATGCTCAAGCATTATCATTATTAGTATCTAATTGTCAAAATAATGGTAATTCAATGGCTGTAATAGACATAGCAGGTTACGGATCTAATATATTGCCCGTCACTACAGCAGCAACTGCGTTAGACACGTCATATGCAGCTGCTTACTGGCCTTGGGTTCAAACGATTGACCCTAGTACTTCACAACAAGTGTGGGTACCTGCTTCAACATTAATCCCGGGAGTTTATATATTCAATGATAATGCTGCTGAACCATGGTATGCACCCGCTGGTACAAATAGAGGTACAATGAATAATGTAATTAGAGCAGAAAGATATTTAACTCAAGGTAATAGAGATACTTTATATGAAGCTAATGTAAATCCAATTGCTACTTTCCCTAACAGCGGAGTAACAGTATTTGGACAAAAAACATTACAGAAAAAAGCAAGTGCTCTTGACCGTGTAAATGTTCGTCGATTGTTAATTGAACTTAAAAATTATATCTCTCAAGTAGCTGACGCATTAGTATTCGAACAAAATACTACGGCTACAAGAAATACTTTTTTACTCCAAGTAAATCCGTATTTATCTTCTGTACAGCAAAGACAAGGTTTGTATAGTTTTAGAGTTGTAATGGATGAATCAAACAATACACCGCAAGTAATAGATAATAACCAGTTAGTAGGAGCAATTTATTTACAACCAACAAAAACTGCAGAATTTATCTACCTTACATTTAATATATTACCGACTGGAGTTTCTTTCAGTTAAAAAATGTTTTTAAAAAAAGAAATAATATTTATAATAAAACAAATTAAAAACAAAAATGGCAAAATTCTCAGTATCCCCTGGAGTAACTACAAGTGAAATAGATAACACATTTTTATTTGCCCAACCAGTTCAAGCAGGCGCAGCAATAATAGGACCTACAGTTAAAGGACCTGTTGAAATCCCAACACGTGTTACTTCATATGCAGATTATGTAAATAGATTTGGAGATGTTTTAATCAGTGGAAGTAATGCTTATTCTTATTTAACTTCTATCTCTGCTTACAATTATTTCCAAAACGGAGGCCAATCATTAATTGTATCTCGTGTAGTATCAGGTGTATATTCTTCTGCTACTTCATCTTTAATTACTAACAATGCAAGTTACGTTGTAGCAGGATATGTTGATCCAGCATATTTTGGAACACCTGACGTATTTACATTAGAAACTATTTCTGAAGGAGAAATCATGAATAGTGAGTCTCCAGTAGTAAGTGGATCATTTACATCTGGAAGTAAAGATAACCTAAGATGGGAAATCACAGGAGTAAATACAGGTTCAGGAACATTTAACGTTATTGTACGCCAAGGAAATGATAGAGATTCAGATAAGATTATCTTAGAATCATGGAATAGTGTTAATTTAGATCCTAATTCTTCACGTTTTATTTCTAAAGTGATTGGAGATATTAAATTAGGATACGATGTTACTTCTAACCAAATTGATGTACTTTCTGGAACTTATTCTAACAAATCAAGATATGTTCGTATTAGCTACGTTAACCCAACTTTCTTAACACCTAACTATTTTGACAATAACGGAATACCTAAACCACAATACACAGGATCTTTACCAGCTAATTCTAATGGTGCTTTTGATGGTGGTGTAGGAACAATCATAGGAGGAGTTAATTTTTATGAAAACATCTCAACCCAAACTCAAGGAGTTATAGCATCAGATTATGTTAACATGGTTAACTTAATGGCTAATAGAGATGATTATCAATTCAATTTATTATCTACACCTGGATTATTCAATTCATTACATACTTCAACAGTATCTAGCCTTATTAATAACACTATTAATAGAGGAGATAATATTTACATAGCAGATATGGTTGAATATGCTGGAACACTTGCAGACGCTGTTGAAAACGCTCAATCTCGTAATACATCATATGCTGCTACTTACTGGCCTTGGGTGTTCATTCAAGACCCAGCTACAGGAAAACAAGTATTCGTACCTGCTTCTACATTAGTCCCTGGAGTATATGCTTACAATGATAAAGTAGCTGCTCCTTGGTTTGCACCTGCAGGTATTAACCGTGGTGGATTAGGTAATGTGTTAAAAGCAAAACTTAAATTATCTCAAGGTGATAGAGATGAATTATATGAAAACAATGTTAACCCAATTGCTACATTCCCTAAAACAGGAGTGTCAGTATTTGGTCAGAAAACATTACAAAAAGGTGCTTCAGCGCTTGATAGAGTAAATGTTCGTCGTTTGTTAATTGAATTAAAAGCATATATTTCTCAAATTGCAGATACTTTAGTATTCGAACAAAACACAATTACTACAAGAAATAATTTTGTAAGCCGTGTTAACCCATACTTAGAAGCAATCCAACAAAAACAAGGTTTATACGCGTTCAAAGTAATCATGGATGAAACAATCAATACACCAGATGTAATTGATAGAAACCAATTAGTAGGACAAATATATATCCAACCAGCTAGAACAGCAGAATTTATAGCCTTAGACTTCATCTTACAACCAACAGGAGCTACATTCCCAGGGTAAAAAGTTGAAAAATTAAATATGTATAATAAAACAAATAATAGATAAAACATGGCAATCCTAGATCCAAACGAAATATTTTTTACCGCGTTTGAACCAAAACAAACTAACCGCTTTATTCTTTATATTGATGGGATTCCATCATATATGATCAAAGGAATGGGTGCTGTAACATTGTCTCAAAACGCAGTTGCTCTTAACCACATTAACGTTCAACGTTTTGTGAAAGGAAAAACAACTTGGGGAACTATTCAGTTCACATTATTTGACCCAATTACACCATCTGGAGCACAAGCTGTAATGGAATGGGTACGCTTACACCACGAATCTGTAACAGGCCGAGATGGTTACTCTGATTTCTATAAGAAAGATTTAACAGTTAATGTTTTAGGACCTGTAGGTGATATCGTTTCTGAATGGATCATTAAAGGAGCAATCATTACTGAAGCAACATTTGGTGAATATAACTGGGATGATGATGGAGCAGCGGTGAACATCAACATGACAGTACAACCAGATTACTGCGTATTAAACTTCTAATACTATTTTAAAATATTTTTAAAGAAGCTTGCCTAGTTTAGGTAGGCTTCTTATTTTTTCATATATGTATATCCGAACAATTAAGTTATATTAAATAAGAATTATGAGTGAATTTAAAATCCCTACTGAAACAGTAGAATTACCTTCTAAAGGTTTACTTTACCCTGAAACTTCTGAATTAGCAAAAGGTACAATTGAGTTAAAATACATGACTGCTAGAGAAGAAGACATCCTAACTAACCAGGCGTATATTAAAAATGGAACTGTATTAGATAAATTAATGAAATCATTAATTGTGTCTAAAATAAACTATGATGAATTATTAATCGGGGATAAAAACGCGATTATGATTGCTTCTCGTGTTTTAGGTTATGGTAAAGATTATACATTCGAATATAACGGAGAATCTCAAACAGTAGATTTATCCCAAATAGAAAATAAACCACTACATCCAAATGTAGAATCTAATAAAACAAATGAGTTTGAATATACTTTACCTCATTCTGGTAACCACGTAGCGTTTCGTTTTTTAACACATAAAGATGAACAAGATATTACTCGTGAACTCGATGGGTTAAAGAAAATTAATAAAGACGCATCCCCAGACCTAACCACTAGGCTTAAATACATTATTACGTCAGTTGAAGGAAGTCGAGAGAAAAAAGATATTCGAGATTTTGTCGATAATTATCTCTTAGCTAAAGACTCACGCGCCCTAAGAGAATATATTAAAGAAGTTCAGCCAGATGTTGATCTTACTTTTTTTCCCGACGGGAGTAACGATAGAGTCAATATCCCAATTGGGCTTAGCTTTTTTTGGCCTGACCTATGATATAG